TTGGAACGAAAAGATAATCAAAACAATGATGATTGGATGATTTTTGCATTAGAAAATATTGCAAAACGTTCGGCCTTTGAAAAAGAAGGTAGAAACCCAACGTTGGATGAACTACTTTATAATCAAACAGAAGATGAGATGTTAACAATTAACGAACTTTTGGAAAATGAATAATGGCACTAAATTTACCGATAGCAATAAAGAAAGTTTTTCTTTCATTTGTTCAACAATGGTTTGCAACGCAAGATTCTCGTTTAGTTTGGAATGTAGATAAAAGGCTAACAAAAATTTTTATTGGGGATAAGTTTATTGCGGCCCCCGAAGTTGTGGAAAAAATGCCCTCAATAATTTTATCAAGAGGACAAATGGTATGGGCGCAAACCGCCATAGACCAAATGCAGCAAACCGATCTTCCAATGGGACCCTCGAACAAACGAAGAACGGACCTGGTCAGAGCCAGTGTAACTTTTCAATGCCTGTCACAGAACGGCATTGAAGCTGAAACGATAGCAAATACTTTATTTTTAAATTTTGTTGGGTACAAAGACCAGTTGAGGTCAAACGGTATCCATCAAATTATGGGTGTGTCGATGGGCGAAGAACAGCTCGTTCGAAGTGATGTAGTTCCAAGACTTGTAGCGGTCCCAGTGAACGTGGTATTTACTACGCAGGCAAGCATTGCGACTTCACAAGATTTATATGCTATACAAGTTGTTGTTATTAGTGGAGTATATACTCCCTATATGGAAGATGGTCCATACGGACATGTGTATCAAGACTGGTTCTCTTACTATATTTCAGGTAGTGCACTGTTATTTAGTACGCCACCTCCGTCTGGTGCCGTACTTAGCGTCGGCTATACCGGTAAATATACATTGCAACAATATACAAATCTCACCCCTGCAGGAATCGCAGACGGTGTTAATATGAAATTTAGTTTACCAGAAGACGTATATTCTATATATAATAATTATTCAGGACTTGTAATTGATCCCTATACAATATTATTATCCTCATGATACCAAAATCATTTTCTAATGAAATAGAAAAAATAGCGTTTCTTGCAACACTTGGAAAATTCTTTGCTAAAAATGTTCCGAGTATGTTAGAATCATTACGCGGTGCCGAAATGCTGAAAGGTGTCGTTGGCGCTCAAGCGGCTGGTATATCCAAAGCTAAGATGGTAGGCGGATTGCTTGGAACAGTAGGTGGAGCGTATGCAGGCTCTGATGTTGGTAATACGCCAGAAGCAAAACATAGAAATACTATAGCCGGAGGTATAATTGGCGGTGTTGCTGGTGCTATTGGGCTTGGAAAAATAGTGCCGAAAGTACAAGCTGCTGCAACTTCGACCGCAAAAGATGTTGCCACACTAGGAAAATTTATGCAGCAACCTGGTGCTAATATATCAAAGACCGTAGACTTTGCAGCAAAAAAGTTTGGACCACAATTTGCATCTGCTGGTAAAAATGCTCCAACTACAAAAACTTTTTTTGGACTTGGTAAAGAAACAAAAGCTATAGGCATGCAAACTGCAAAACCATCTGCTATAGGTGGTGCTATTGGTGAGTTGGCTGAAAGTATGAAAACTATAAAAGATGCCCCAAACTTTGCTTCAGGGGTGGGAAAAGTTTTAAAACAAAATTGGGAACAGGCTAAGTCTTTTACTAAAGATGTAGGTGGTAAAACTTATAAGTTCCAACGTTCGGGTATTGGAAAAGTAGTAAACCCAGCATTAACATCTGGGCTTGGCTTTGGCGCGCTTGAGGCTGCTACTATGAAAAATGAAGATGGTTCCAAACCAACAATGAGTAAACGTTTACTACATGGCGGTACAACCGCACTAACATGGGGAGCAGCGCCCAAATTAATGTTCGGAAAGACGCTGGCTTATGATATCCCCAAAACCTTAATTGGTATGAAGAAGCAAAAAGAAATACCAACACAATAATATAGGAGTACTCCAAATGGCATATGTAAAACCAGGCGTAGAAATTACCCAAGTACAACGAAGCTTTTCACCGAGCCTTATCGCTCCAGACCTAGGTGCTGTGATAGTGGCCCCGGCTTATTTCGTCGTACCCTTGGAAGGTGATGGAAGCTACGCTTATTCACCAACAAAAACATTCAGTAACGTAGCAAGTACCGTGGTTACACTTTCCGGATTAACTTCTGGTATGGTACTTGATAAAGACACTGTTTATGTGGACCTCGTCAAAAGTACTGGTCTAACAACAGGACGCATTCACCTCGATACCAACCAACTGAGCGGTATTACAGACGGTGGTACTACAGTAACAATACCTTCAGGTGTAGCAACATCTGCATGGAATGGTGCTGATATTAGAATTGGATATCGTGCACTCAGAAAAGATATAACCGGATTTTTTACATTTGAAGCCGTCGATAAATTAGATAGTGTATTTGGTGGGGGTCAAGTAGTTTATGACAATCCCTTACCATTTGCACTTATGCAGGCTTTAAATAATACTGCCTCACAGGTATATGGCTATGCAATTCGATACGATGAGTATGCGAGTTTAGCAGGATCAGGTACCGCGGATACAGAACACGCGGCAGCTAGAAGTTGGCTTGAAAATAATGAGGTGTATGCAATCGCCCCTTATACAACAAGCAACTCTATTATCGCAGCCTGGACAGTTCATGCTAATGCCATGTCCGTACCAACGGAAAAGCACGAGCGAATTATCGTAGCGTCTCCAGAAATTCAGTTTTACGACGTTAATGGAAATACAACTACAACTTCCGTCTCAGCCGATAAAGGATATACAGCACGATTCTTACGCGATGCAGCAGTGGCTGTTCTTGATAAGAGAACCTTTTATGTACGTCCAGATATCTGCTATTTTAATGTAGGTCAGGTTCAAGTACAAAAACTAAAGCCAGAACTACAGACTGCAACTTATGAATTAGGATACACGGCTGGAGATACAATCTACGCAAAGTTAGCGGGATCCACATCATTAGTACTTAGTACCGGTGCTACACAATTCTATTCAGCCGGAACAGATATCACGCCAACTGTTTATGCAAATCTAAAAGATGCGACAAACGCATATAAATTCGACGCCTTAGTGCCAACACCAGGCTATTTCTTGGCAGCAGCGGTTGTCGGACAAATATCTGGCCAACCTCCGGAACAAGGGCATACCAATCTTCCGATTGCGGGGCCAACAGCACTGAAGTTCTCCACCGATTTCTTCAGCGAATCAAATTTAAACATAGTTGCCGAAGGCGGTAATTATATAATGACAAATGTTGCTGGAACAGTTGCTTCACGGCATCAGCTTTCGACAAATATGAATTCCGTTGAACAGCGGGAACTTAGCATTACGAAGACAGTAGATTATACTGCCAAATATATTCGTAAAGCTTTGGTCGGGTTCATCGGTCGTTCATTAATTACACCTTCGTTCTTAACAATTGTTGGAGCGATAATTAATGGGCTTGGATTAACTCTTGTTAAGGAAGGCCATATCAACGCCTTTACACTTAATGGAGTTAAGCAGGATGAAGTACAGAAGGACGTTGTAAGAGTGTCCCTCGCAATTAAACCGATGTATCCTGTGAATTACATCAAAGTAGACCTGATATTCTAAGGAGAAAATAAAATATGTCAATTACATGGGATTTTAGAAACTCGCACGTAGACCCAGCCGCTTTAAATGAGGGCGGGAACCCATCAGGTCCTAGGGGGAACTATATATCATCCGAATCTATACTTCTTGCTGCTGGACCTGGTACGTTGTCAGAAGCAACTGCATCAGCTCTCGATTTAGTACCGATCGGGGTATGCGATTCAGTTCAGATTCTTCAAAATAAAGGGGTCATCCAGTTATACGAAATAGGCTCACGCTTACCGTATATTATACCTGGACGTCCTATTATACAATTCCAGATTTCGCGTATTCTTTTCAACGGCGATTCCTTACTTGGAGCGCTTACAAAAAGAAGCACTGCAGATCCGGATTCATTTGCACAAAATGTTATTGGAAAACCTGGAACAGATTTTACTCCTGCAGGTGGACAAACAAGTGGGGCATTCTATCTCAATCTTGCATCTCATTACTTTAATCAGCCAACTGGTTTGGCGATATTCTTTAAAGATTCTGAGGCGGAATGGGTGGGCGCATACTATGCAGAAAACTGTGTGGTACAAAATCATTCAATGGCTATACAGGGGCAAAATATGGTGGTTATGGAGAACGCGTCGATTCGTTGCACGGGCTTTGTACCATTAGAAAATCCTCCAGCTTAATCGTTAAGGTAAAAAAAATAAGGCCTGAGTTATTTCAACTCGGGCCTTTTTTCTTTTAGTTCGTCCCACCCTGAAACTAATTCATGCGGATGTGCTTGTTTGATTGCCCCTGGTATGGTACTCATCAATATTGTAATACACTGCGGTGCAAACCTACGTGCATCATTAATATAATATGGATTATCATCAATTAAATAGTCTATATGTAAATCGGCAATAATCATCCCTTTTGTAGAAGTGTGATCAGCAAAATAAAGCGGTATATCACCGTATCCTATACGTTTTAATGAGTATATAGTATCAGTTCGAAATTCCTTTGGACGTGCAGTAATAAATACAATGGAATGTTTATTGGACAGGCTAAGTAAACCATCTTTTGCACCTGGCATAAAGTCAAGAAATACAAAGCCTCCTTGATTTCCAAACTCTAATATGTTTTTTTCTCCGGTTCCTTGAGGTACTAATCCACACCCTTCGACAGACCAATCATCTATCAAATCTGTTCGGACTATTTTACGCCCATACTTTTTATTTAAAAATACAAAGTAGGGGTCAACAAAATTAAATACTACTTCATCTAAATCTATTCCCCAAGTCATAATTTCAACATCTCCATTAGTATAACACCAGCCTCTGCATCAGTTGTATCAGTTGTATCAATTAAAAAATCACACTTCCGATGACGTATAATTTCTTCTACTTCAATTTCTGAAGCATGGCGTAATACACTGGAGTCTATATTACCGTACAGCGAAGTAATACGTCGCCACTGAATATCCAAATCCGTTACAACCGCAACACTAGTCCAATTATGTGCTTTAAAATAATCAAATTCATTTAAAAAGCGTACGTCATCGATGCATACATTTTCATAAAGAGAGGCACGATGGGCCGCAACTTGTATCCAGATATCATCCGCTATACGTTTGCGTGCGCCATCCGTGCCTATAAACTGTAGTCTTTTTCTTGGCTTTGGATCTTCGCGCGGAATCTTCTTTGCCTCTTCGATGATTTTACAGAACATAGCTTTTTGCATAGGATCGAGAATCTCCAGGTGTTTATTTACTATTTCAGTTGGAGGTAATATTTCGATATCCGCCTCTATCTCTTTTATAGGATCGGCTAAACCGATTTTTTTAAAATGATGGTAGGTGACTAAATGTTTCGCTAATGCGGTTTTACCAGTAGCCATTTTACCAGTTATAATAATTTTCATCTACTTACTCCAACAGGTACTAATCTTACCCTCTACTTCTACAGGTACATTAAACATATATTCCTTAGCTGCTCCAAGCATATCGTTTGTTATGATTTTATAGACTTCGTCCGCGATGTCTTTATGTGTTCGTACGATGATTTCATCATGCACAGTCCCAACAATGGCAGCGTCTTTATTTGTAATATGCTCTCTAATTCTAATTAATGCCCGTTTTGTGATAGTAGCATTTCCAGCCTGCATAGGAAAATTCATACACATATTTCTAACGCGTGCGTGTTCTTTTGGATTATCTAGATCGAACCCATCTAACCAACGTAAACGATTATCGTATGGGCAACGCACACTTCCAGCAGTCATGCTTTTATCTACATGCATATCGAAAAATCTTTTGATATTGGGGAAATTTTTCCAAAAATTCGCTACCAAAATTCGAGCTTTGTCATAGGTTAATCCTGTTTCACGTGCTAATTTCTTCGGGCCCATTCCATATCCAATTCCGAAATTTAATGATTTGGCTGACTGTCGAAGAGAATAGTTTTCTCCGGGGTCGTCAGGTCCGTTAGTGCCAGGCTTTCTTATAGGCACCCCATATAAAATAGATCCGTTGATAGCGTGAAGATCACCCTTATCCTCAAACACTTTAATCCATTTTGGTTCTTGGGATAGGTCTGCTAAAATACGAAGTTCCATGCCTGAGTAATCCACCGTTATTAATCGATAGTTGGGATCTCCGGAAGTAAATGATTCTCTATAAACTTTTTCTCTTGGTAAGTTTTGCATGTTGGGATTAGCGCTAGAGAAGCGGCCAGTATCTGTATACATCTGACTAAAATCTGAATGGATACGGCCAGTAACAGGATTTACACAATCTAAGAATGCTGCGCCATAGGTACTTATACGCTTTTCTTTTTCTCTATAAGCTAATAAAGCTTTAATAGCAGGGTGGTCTATTTCTTTCAACGCAGCCTCTGCAGTGGACATCAAACTCGCCGCGGGTTTACCAACAACGGCTTTAAGTGCGGGTAATAATTGTTTAGGACTGTTATAATTAAGATTACAAACGCCAAACATGTCTACCCCATATATAGGAGTGAAAAATTTATTTAATTCTTCCATAGATACCGCACGTGCTGCTTTTGCTTCTTCTTCAGCTTTAAGCCACATAGTTTTATCTACGTACATCCCAGCTAGTTCCATATCTCCCACTGCTGGAATAACGTCCATCTCAACTGCGGAAACTTTTTCAAGTCCGTGTTTACGTATATATTTTAATTGTTCTTCTCGTAATTGGTGTAAATAGGCAACATCCATAGCAGAATAATAGAGCTGTTCTTCGCTAAAGGAATCTCCATAAGACATTTTTATAAATGTCTTTCGTATCTCTTTATTCATAACTATGCCAAGATACTTATCCGCCACATCATCCAAACCAAAGCCTTGAAGTTTACGTCCTTTTAATAAAAGCATTTCTGCGATCATAGTATCGAATAGTGGTTCAACAGTGATACCAAAGGATTTTTTAAAAAACTTGTAATCAAATTTAGCATTATGAAGTATCTTCGTAATGCTCTGATTAGATAGGATATCTAGGAGAGGTACTAAATGAGTATCTAAACGTGCTACATCAAAAACAAATTGATGCTCTGCATTACCGGCACTTATTAATAGAATTTTATTTGTTATGGGATCTGTACCGGTTGTTTCAGTATCTACGGCTATAGATTTAAAAGAGACAAGTATTTGTAAAGCTTTATTATATTCGTCTCCGGGTGCATCAATGAACTTCCATGTCGACATATATTATGTATTATTTTACGTCGCTTAGTGGCGCGACGAGATTTAATCCTTGATATTATCTAATCGTTTACGACGATCCAATCTTCTCAAAGTTTTCAAGGCGCGCATCTTTATTTGACGTACACGCTCTCGAGTTAGGTCGAGCTTTTCTCCAACCTCTTCCAAGGTGTATGACCGCTCGTGGTCTATTCCATATAACATTTTTAGTATGATTACTTCACGTTTTTCTAAATGATTTAACACCATTCCCAATTCTTGTTTAAATGCTTCTTGTAAAAGCAAATGGTCGGGAGCGGGGGTCTCTGAATTAACTAAAGTATCTATTAATAATAAGGATCGCTCACCATCTCCAGATGTTGGGGTGTGGTAGCTGATACTATATTGGTTATAGACTTCGTCAGAATTTAATTTCATTTCGTGAAAAATCTCTTGTTCCGAAGGTTCTCTCTGCAATGATTGAGATAATCCGGCCTTTGTTTTTTTAACTTGTTCTAAAATATTCACGCGATTGGCAGGTAAACGAATATGTCTATTGTGTTCGCCAAGACTCTGTAATATGGATTGTTTGATCCACCAACTGGCATAAGTTAAAAATTTGGTGCCAAGTTTTGGATCGAAACGTTCCATAGCCTTCAATAATCCTATAAACCCTTCTTGCATTAAATCGTCTAAGGGCATTCCCTGTTTTTGATATTGTCGGGCTATCCCAGCAACAAATCGTGTATTTATTTTTATTAAAATGGTTTTGGCAGCCTCACTCCCAGCATGGGCTCTGACTGCCAATTCCGTTTGATCAATTGGTATATCCATGTATTCTTAATTTACCTCGGCGGCGTTTTGTAGGACATCGACGACATAGTTTATATTTTGTGGAACTATGCCCTTATGATATTGTTTCATTGTGTTTGCTGGACCTTGTTGGTACGCTGAAATACCGTACCGAATATTTCCATTAAACATATCTGTGTAATCTCGAAGAATTTTGGCGCTGGCCATACCATTTTCAACTGGGTCCATGAGTCGTTTTTCAGTCATCTTTGGATCATAGTGTAGCTGTGCAGTTTTTAAATGTATTTGTCCGAGCCCAAATGCTTTGTATGTATTACGAATAATCTTACCGTGCTTATCTAGTTTTCCGTCTCCTCGAGCAGTTGGATTTACTTCGCTTTCTCGCATCCATAGCCCATAGAGTATATTCCATCTCACCTTATAAAGAGTTCCAGCTTCTTTAGCTATGGCACAATAAAAATGTTTTTTAGTCGACGCTCTAAGAGAATCTGTCATAACTACGGAAGTGCCTATGAACTGTGCATATATTAGTAAAGATTTGATATCAGGCTGCGCGTCATAGAAATTTTTTGCTTCTTCTAAAGTCGTCGGAACTATACTAACTGTCGGCACTACCACGATGACTGGCGGTAAAGGTGCTGTGGTACTTAGCATATAAATACACATAATGCCCATTACTAAAGCAACTACCAGGTATACTGTATTCGGTTGAACAGGATGTAAGACATAACTACGCATTTTTTTTATAAGTTTATTTAACATACGGCCTCCCTTTCTTATACCGTATTGTGAGCCATACCCCTACTCCTCCCCCAAATGCGTATGCTAACCCATTTCTCCAAAAGGACAATCCTTCAGAAGGAAGTAAATAGTGCCAAACAGTTGCGGCTGTAACGGTCATAATAACAGATAAAAATCCAGCCCATAGCGCACGTTTTTCAATAATGGCTATAGCTTGCCAAGTAATTAATAGGTCTTGTAGTAGACCAATTAAAAAATATAAAAGCACACTCTCTACAAGACCCATGAATTATTCCTCAATTGGTATATAGTTATGAAATACAATTCCTATTCCGGTGAATGCTATAGACCTTACTCTATAAATGGTTACATCTGTTTCCATCTTTTCTTTCATGTCGAGCAGGAAAAATAGATTGGGAACATTTGTATCAATCGGGATATCGATTTTATTATCGCCCATCGCTATTCCTGGAACAAACATTTTATTCATCCATACCATGTGTCTGGTATTTGGATCCGCTGTAAACTCATACGCGTACCCTCCAGTGATCATGGATCGTTTCAAATCCTCGAACTTTAGATTGATTACATTCATTTTTTATTTCATATTTCTTTGAAATTTTTGGAAAAAATTTGTTCACATACAGTATTGTACTAAATTCCCCTATCAATATCAATCTTCGGAGATACATTCTTGGGGAGTTTTATCCTCTCTAATTCTTTGTATAATGCCAAACTCAAGTTTTCCGGTTTCATCGTGTATAGATTGATATTCTATCTCTACCACAAAGGGAACTTTACGTCTGTTAGATTTCAGTTCTTCGGTAAGTGCTTTAAGCTGATCATGAGAAAGTGTGCCTGGTCCGACATAACCACGATCAATAATTTCTCCTTTAACTCCATATTCAACCAAATGAAATTTTGAGTAGAATTGCGAGTGCTTTCCGCTCTTTCCTTTAAGTACCTCGTTTACAACGAAATCACCGGTTTCGACAAATTTATATTTGTATGATCCCTGTCTATGTGCCTTACCATCCAGTGAGTAAGAGATTTGCGACTTGTTGGGATCTCGGAGAACGAAACCTTCCCAGCCAGTTTGCTTCGCTGTTGTAACAAGCATTGCTTCTGGACCTTCCCATGTAATCATCTCTACGAGATTTTTTAAACGTAACTTCTTAAGTATGGTATAACGTTCCATGTAAGTCTTACCCCCAACAAATTTATTGTTATGGAAAAGAATGTCAAATGGAATACACTTGAATGTACCTTCCTTAGAAAGCTCTTTGTATCTCTTTATAGCTTCTATTGGATCCTCGTTACGAATTACTTGAGCAACAAATCTTGGAACCTCTTTGTTAAGTTTGTTATGGTGGTACACAACCTCGGATAGAACGAAGTCGCCGGCATCACAAAGTTCCAGCTGTTGGTTGATGAATGGCAGTGTAGCGCAGCTCTCTGTAAGGTTCTCCATTCTTCGAGAGTACACCATCTCGAGCCCGCCAGCCTTAACAAGGAACACACAATGGCCATTATGTTTTCTTTGAGCGATTGTGGACAAGGATTTAAAGACAGATGGTGGACATTTAGATATTGGCTTACAGGGGCAAAACGACTCGGGAATTTGGTCGAGTAAGATATGCGCGGACCATTTATTTTTATTATTGGCCGCAGGTTTTTCATCGGGAGGTGTATCGGCATATCCCTCTTTCTTTTTTAATGTGATCTTAGCCTGCATCTCTGCTTTAGCCTGTTCGGCACCAGTCAATGCATTTGCCTTTCCTATGTTCATAGGGGTACAAACCTTTGTGGTCTCTTGCATTTTACCGCCAAGTATCCCCCAGCGAGTGATTAGCAAAGAACCATCGGCCTTGATTTCTAAGAACTTGGTTTTGCCAGTTCGGGCTTTTTGATAGAGTTTCATAATGCCTAAAACATATGATTGAATACTGGTGGATTATCTTCTTCTCGAATAAAATTTAGGAAGTACTGAGCCAAAATAATGGCAGCAATTTGATTTCCTAATTGTATTATACCGGCGGACAGTTCATAGTCTCGTTGACAAGATGCACCCTTTGAACTTTTATCCGGAAGTGTTTTTAGCAGCTCTTCAAGAGTATTTTTTTTATTTTTGGTATAAATAACGATTCCTTGACCCTCCGCACGCACATCAACCCAATATTTTTCAACATGTTTATGTACGTGTCGAAACATCATATCACGAAAGTCTCTGTTATCTACACAACAAATTATAACATCAAACGGTTCCATATCCTTTGGATCTTTCACGTAACGAGACTTGGCTTGAAAATCATATCTATCAGCCATAACTTTCGCCTTGTTCTCCAGGATATCCTTGGTTTCGTAATCCTGATAAAGCGTATTTTTCTTCTCCACATCATCTCCATCAAATACGGTAAAGGTTATTCCCTCTGGTATTTGATTTTTTTGTATTAGACGGTGTATGTGCCGTAGAAACCAGGACCCGTTTCCACCGGCACCGACAACCATTACTTTCAAATTACTTTTCAAGGCAATAACTCCGTTTTAATAAATTCGTTTCCATTCCAGTAATAACAATGAAATTGTTCATAATGGATACTATAAATAATGTATATTCCATGATATAATCTGCCATCAACGGCTCCATACCAATCAGCTATAGATGGATATGGACGATCAAAATAATGAGAGTGTATAATACCAATGAACTGGGTTGTATGTTCAGCACTGAATAAATCAGTATCTAATATCGCATCAAGAAACTCTACGGGAGCCATCATAAATCCCGCAGCTTTATCTGGAGCTATATTTTTCGTAAGTCTAACTTCTTCTACAGTACCGGTTAAGTTACTTGAACATCCTACCAATACTGCACATACCTCATCCCCTCCGGTATCTACTGCTATACGCTTAAATTTATCACGCAATGTATTAGGAAAGGTCAGTATTTGAATCATCCGAACCCCCGATAATTACGTTTGTTATTGTGATGATGGAGGCAGCTTTCAAATTATCTACAGTAACATTTTCGATATTGGAAAGAACCTTATCAAGATAAAACCAACCACCCTTTTGTTGGATATACATTTTGATAGTATCTAATGCCTCTACTGCTGGCTTCTCGTGTACTGAAAAGCCAGATGCGTCGAGGATCTTAAATTTTATTAATGTGTCGTTCATAATGTACTAATCTCCTTAGCAAGCTTTGAATCGTTTGACAGTGCAAAGAATCTGTTGACGAGACGAGCTGTATTCGTATGTTCGTTCTGTCCTTTATCAACCATACAGATATATCTTCCACTAGGATATTCATATACTAATAGGCCTTTGGTTTCGACTATATAATTTCTTAACCCGCCCTTAATAAGATATCCATTCAATAACTTACCGTTTTGAGCTTTAAAATCAGGTATCTCTTCAATACCAAACATTGTCATGGTACTTTTGAGAAGGTCCTCTTCTTTTTGTCGTTGATCAATCAGAGCTTGTCGACCAGTAGTCATCAATTGTTTAATATCGTCGCCAGACATTCCTCCTGTTTCTTCGTCTAAGAGAAGATCAATAACACGTGACATTCCACGTGCATTAAGAATAGTTAAAAGTTTATTGGTGTTGCCGATTTTAAAACGCTTATCATTAAACACAATAAAGTTTTTATTTTTGGTTCGTGTCATGCTTATTTTGAACTCCATCTGCATATCAAAAATTTCATCGTGTACTTTTACCAAAATTCCACCATGTAAATATTTATGATATTTCAATGAACAAGAAGACACCGTATCGCAAAATATATTAAAGGCATCAGTATCGGGAAAACAAATAGCACGTCCTAGAACTTCTCGTACCTCATCTTTATTAATACGATAATTATTAACTTTATACACATGTGTTATTACACCATCTTTGGCTTTTCGGGCTGTGTGGTCAAGATGGAATCGGACATCGCCAATTTTACCAACTACAGGTGTAACTGATTTTGTCGCCGCTGTGTATAAGGATTGCATCCAGATATCTAGTACACGATCAAAATTAAGATGGTCTTCTGAATACTGCCCAGAAAATTTTGTAAGTATATCCTTCATTTCAACACCATTACAGGATATAACCTGATTCTCATATTCAAACTCATGCTTTCGAAATGTCACATCGTTATACGAGAATTCTCCACCTGTAGACAGGTCACCAATTTTATCCTTGATCTTCTTTTCAAGCTGTTTTACAGCGGCCTGTTCATCGGCCATATCTTGTTGCTTACGCATCCATCTTTTAACTAAAGTATCGAGCGTAGCATTATCGATAGCAAGTACGGGTTGTCCTCGACGATAGTTATCTATGACGTTCTTATCTTTTGGCAGTATAGGGTTGTTATCAGTATAAAATATATGCGGCGTATCCGTAAGCGTATCTATATGTGAGAAGTATCTATTTTCATCTGTCCAATTGTATGCTGGATCCCCTACTTTCACAATATAAAAATAGAGGCCCATTTCAAATCCAGAGTTAGCTGCATAACCATGTTGTTGTCGTTTCGATGTATAGATAGCAATACGTGTATCATCGGGTAATTGTAGAACACCTAGTATATGGTGTATATATGCGGGGACCTCCGAGTAATCTTTTTTCTTTACATTTAAATCGGGAGCTATTTTCTCCACACATTTATATAGCATAGATACTGTAGCGTCAGTAAACGGATGATAGTAATCAGGCTTATAACTCGGCAGTTCTTTTGTAAGGAGTTGTTGCTTAATTTCTTCCATACTATTAAAAACTAAGTTACCATCATGTCGTTGTGGAATAAATCGTGCGGCAGTTTCGAGGAACGGTAGATCCTGGACCTGAGGTAAAAATTTTAGATATATATTCTCCATTTTTACTGCTGGATATTTTATGGTGTCTAAGATACCATCATGTCGAGTTAGATTTAGATAGGATTCAGTTTCATGCCTATTTAAATTTAGACATAAATCATATCCAGAAGTGGCAGCCCTATAAATATATGAGAAACTAGTTAATTTTTTATAGGCATCAAACACTGTTTCAAGATGTTTTACATCTATGTCCGTAAGGCCTAATCCGTAGATATCACTATAGATTAAAAGGCGTTCAAGTTTAAGAGCTCTGTACATTTTTAAGTTTTTTGGTTAATTTTAATCTTACGATGTTCATCAAGTCGGTAAATATCTCTCTCCGCATACGTTGGCGATGACCATCTATTCTTATAATATTTTCTTGAAAATCTATAATCACTAAAGAATCGAAAAACTGTGTTGTACCTTTTCTTAATAATACACCATTCTCAGTGATTACACCAGCAGGATACCAAGGCTGGCGCTTATATAGGGTAGCTTCGATTAAAGCAAGCCCTCTTTTTGTTTGACTCATTTTCATTTGGCGCTCCAAATATAAAAAAAGAAGCTCAGGATTATCCCGAGCTTCTTGGTGGACCTGCGGGCTTCGAAGCCCGGTCCGATCGTTAATCTAGTTCATCGAATTAGTATGCTTAGATTGCAGATGTTAACTTCGCCATAAAGACTTCTAGCTTAAACATGTATGTCTTTATAGTATATCCAGTCTCTCCTGGTTGTCGGCTCCAATAACATGGACATTATGAGCGTGTTCATGTCCATGTTCAGACGGTTGTCAGTTTAAGCTAAAGCAAAAACTGGTGCAACGCTCTTCATACCAACGGGCTTGCCGAAGGTGAAGATGTCTGCGAAAGTGCTGTTGTTTTTGGCACTTAATGTTTTAACAGTTTTTACGTGGACCATCGCCACGGCATACCGACTCCCCTCGTTATACAACCGTCGAATCCATTTCAGGCCCATACTTATACTAGATTTCGTGAGAAATCCAAGTGTGACTTAAAGCTGATGCCGGCACCAATGTAGCTAAATTCGCTGCTACAAAAGAGTCGTGTGGACTATCAGCTTTCTTTGCACCTGTTTGATCCACAGTCGTTACCCACCATTCAATGGCGGCATCTGTAGGAAATATGTATTCTACAAAACTAACTAACATCAACTGGTTTGTTACAATTACTGTTGGAGCTCCTGCTATTAAAGCGTGGACCTCTTGTTCGTTTGCAAAATCAGAAGGTGATTGTAGCCAACTGAGCCTATATTTTTCTGCCATATTTTTACCCTTTATTTTCTAAAAATGTATGTGTAAGATGACTTGCCGGCCTTATCTTCCGCCATTTACGATACAGATAAACACCCATCGCGACAAATCCCCCACCTGATAATATATACACTATAATCATAAAATATTATACCAAAAATTATAGTTAGTATCAAGTACCATATACATTAGTTGTATAGAAGGATTGGCCTAATATAGTAACTTATTCTTAAAACTACCTGCAAATTGCCAGTTTGTTGATCGCCCAGCATTTTTATTGGCTCAACCATCATCGAGTACTTTGGAAGCCATATATCTAAAGCGCTACCCATAGTAATTTGTCCTAAGGATGTCCACGCACTAAATGAACTAGAATAGGCACTACGTACTCTAAAGGCGTAGGTCTTATTGACATTTAGATTATAGAGTACTATCGAAGTATCTGTAAGTAAAGTATCGATAGCAAGCTTAGAAAAAATCGAGTCTCCGGCTTGAAAATTATATCTTAGTGCTGCATTATCTTTTGGCCACGATTTGGCCATGTCCCCAGATAAATAATACTGTGTATTATAGACACTGTTGTATCCTAAATAGGTTTGTACTCGTCGGGTTGATTTTGGTCCTATCCACGTCGCAGTATAAAAACTGGTTCTATTATTTCCAGCCCCCTTTGTGCTGTCAAGTCGAAAGCTAAAATTCACCGTATCACATTGTATAGAAAAATAGTTCCCGGGCCTTAATTTTATAGTATCCGCTTTTACTGATTTAGCCCATTGGTCATAATAGGCTGACTCATATTTTTGCATTGTTGGTGTATAGACATTAGTAGCCTTCATCGTTGAGTCGATCACAGATTGTGATTTCAAGAGGGATGTTAGCAGTAACGTCAACACTATAATTTTTTTAATCATATTATCCTTGGTTTAGTTTATGAATTTATGGGGTCGGCAGGTATAGTTAATCCTGCCCACCGCGTCTCCACCAGCTTATGGTGTACCATTGTCATAAGCAACAATAGCCATAAAACCATTTGGTTTAGGCTCTAAGGTTACTTCTTTACCTATCATATCAGAAACATTTTCTGCTTTCAGATATTGTAGAAATTTTGCTAGAAGACTAGTAGCTAATAGTTGTTCTCCCGTAGAATCAAAATTCAACCATAAGCCTTTAACAGTTAAACTTCCAGTATGGTCTTTTACCCAAACCTCATTCACTTTGTATTCGGCGCCATCATCTGATTGCGTGTATACATAAAAACGTTTGTTCGGATTACCGATGACAGAAGGCTTAACGTCGATGTTTATGATCTTAACTTTTTTCTTATTGCTACCGATCTTTAAATTAAATAACTCGTTGTTCATTCATTTTGTTTTGGTTCAATCTTGGCATATCCAATGCTTAATCTGTCCTGTATTTTTTTATTCACTATATCCAGAGCATCGGGATATGAACCTGCAAATGCAGGTGTGGCGGGTTGAAAAATGGAATCATCGCCGTTGGGGCCTACTATTCCGTAGGTAACTATCACTGCAAAATTGTCCCCGGAAAGTGGCATTAAATTAATATCATACCACTTAGTTGCCGCATCAGCTCGTTTACATTCGTATCTCATATTATTTTCCTAATTACTTAGTATTGGAAGTTCACATTGTCCCCCAGCACATACCAACTCTTGTTGAAGTGACGTATGATCTTCTTCTTCAATAAGTTGCGTATAATCAACTGGGCGAAAATCCTTTATAAGTCTATTCCATAATTCTTCATCTTGTGGAGTAGTAATAGCCTCTAGAGGTGCTTGTTTGAAATCTTTATCACCGCTTCTCGACAAGAAGGAAACGGCCGAAAAGAAATTTCTATTAGCGTAAAGGTACTCACTAATTTCTTTCCATTCGCCCGCATCCACAATGACCGTACAAGATACATTATGCGAGACGTCTTTTTTATTGTTGTCACTGGTGCCATTCAATACCCAATTTGTTTGCGTACTTTTAATAATATCAAGATGCATAAGTGCAGGTAAGTCCGCTTTAACCATAGCTGTCGCAGAGACTTCCACAGGAAAGGTTATTACATCATCGGTATGATTAGCACTCCAAACACTTTCTTCACACATATGCGGGTTAGTTTTTTTAAAATGCTTATAAACAGGGTCCATTTTATTTACTTGAACCCTTCTAAAATAACGTTTCGCATGGTGTGGGTGAATACCTGAAGCTGCTTTTAAAACCAGGCTCGATGTCCCTTCGGGCTTAATACAAGTTGTACGTGCTGCTTGATTGGTACCTAAAATTTTAGCCCAACGTTTATTTGTTTCAACAACATGTTTGGCAGCCTTTTGTTGGAATTCAGGATTTAAAAGAATTTCTGGACTATCCATCATACCTGTTATGGATACTCCTAGCAACGCTTCTTCCTCCGTTAACCATTTAGATGAATTTGAAAGGTATGGAAAATGCGTATATGCAGCTTGTATCGTACCTATTATGGTCGCAGCGGTAGCGGCTCGATAAAAATCCTCTGCACTTCCAATTTGTGCACCATTAATAGACGTAAGATTACAAAACTGAACCCCCGTAACTCCATCGGCAGCGACGGGTATGAAACCAATTTCAAAACACGGGTTATAAAGAGTGTCAGGATTATTAGCAAATACAAACCCGGGCTCACCAAACTGTTTAGTTCTATCGAATATGGTGACGAATGTTTTAAAATCAATCTGATTACGCAAGAGCAGGACGCTATTATTACTCCGCGCGCGATGGGGATACACAGCATACCAACTAATGGTCTTTTCATTTTTTAATTTTTCATATTCCCATTCTTCTATTTCAACTTTAATATACTCCTGCTTTGGATATGCTGGATCCTCTATTATTACAAACCCCTCATATTTACCTGTTTCTTTATCCTGTTCAAATTGTTTTTTCTTTTTAACTGGTAGCATGATTTTTGCATTAAGCATATCTTGATCATCAAAATCAAATATTATCGATGTAGCAGAACGCCGAATGCCCCCAGACAACACAGCATCAGCGCAATGCATAATCACATCATATACATTGATCGGATGAAATTGTGCTTGGTGACCCTCTTCTATAATGTTATCAAGCAAAGCTTTTATCTTTGCATGGGCATTTTTAAGGCCTTTGTAACCAGGTGCTTTTCCACCGCCTATTTTAAGTGGTGACCCTTTTTTCCTGATTTTCGAATAGTCAAAAACAATCTTTCTACCAGTGTACGGAGTGTTTCGGAAATAACAACTAAGAAGCGCTTCGACAGAATCCGCCCATCCTTCGATCGTATCTTCTACTGTATACGCAAGAACAATTCCCGTCTTATCATTTGCATCAACAAGGTTTGGAAGTCGTCTAAGGTATTTTTTTGATAGACCAATGCCTACTCCGTTTCCGCATAATAGCATGTAAAAAATTTCTGAAAATGAACGAAGAGAATCTACATGTTTAACTGAACAATTATACACACGCGCTTCGTGTGCTTCAATGGCTTTCCCTCCGAATTGAAGAGATCTCATTGAAGGCACTATTTTACGTTGTCGAATAAAATCAAAGGCCTCGGATAATTCTTTTTTTTCTGATTCTTTAAGCCAAGCAAACCTTTTTAAATGCATAGACTCAAGTCGGGAAACGGCTTCTAACCAAGTCTCCCGACGCTTATGTCTTTCATCATAACGAGCATATTTACTTGTAAAAATAAACTGCGATAGCTCTTCTTTGAAATCAATCACTTTCCACTACTCCCAAAACCTTTTATTCCACGATCACTGGATGACAACTCAACTACTTCTTGAAATGTAACATCCGGTATCTTGCCAAATAACATCTGTGCAATTTTATCTCCCGTAACGATTTCATAAGGGTATTCGCTATGATTAACTAATACCACCTTTATTTCGCCACGGTACCCAGGATCCACAATACCCGCATCAACCATAAGAGGTGTGCGAAGTGCATTTCCACTTCGGTTACGTATGTTGCCATACCAACCCATCGGAATGGCCAGGGCAATACCCGTTTTAACGGCTATCTTTCCTAGACCCGGAATTCGTACAGTTTCATTTGAATATAAATCCCATGCAGCATCTGGTATATCCCTTTGTGCTCTCTCAGGAAGTTTGGCTTCCGGGGAAAGTTTTTTAATTTGAATAGTTAGGGCGTTCAGTGTTACCAAATCCGCCATAACTTTGTCCGTATTCTTTAATTGCTTTTTCATTAATTGTATCGATGTCCACTATACCACGTATATCCTCGGTGTGGATATGGAACTCTCCTTGAACAGGTACCCACGGTAAGTGGTTCTGTTGATAGGCCTCGTCCCATGGTATTAATTTTATAAAATTATCGCCAGCATCCGATAACTGAAGTATACCACAAAAAAAGTTAGTGGTCGATGTCCAGTTTGTTATCAGCTGTACGTGTCTGTTTATTAGTTTTTGCATTGAAATATTCTAAGTAATCATCTATTGAGGTTAACCACTCAGCTTTAAAATCGGTGTAGGGTATACTTTTCCTGCCGGTGGGATTGTCCCAATATTTATTGATCAATTCCACTGGAGTTATATATGCCTTATCTGGGTGAATTTCTTTGAAGTGTATAAAGAAAAATCCTTCCCCTCCCAATTCAATCCATAGTTTTAAATATTCCAACTGATGTTGGTGGATATTTTTTAGGGGGAAGGATGTAGTGCTTTCACATTCTTTGGTATCGAAAGCAATAGCTTTTCCGAATTTTTTTCTACCTTTATAGTAGGAAAATACTCCATAAAAGTCAATGGTGCTGAGTGTAGCAACCATTCCTTTTGCAGTTAATCGTATAGGAACTTCAAGTTTTTGTATTAAAGCTTTGTATTCTTTACGATAACGTAGATTCGCTTTTCGTACTCTCGTCTCTAGTTGGTTCGACATCTATAGTGTGTGGAAGATCATAGGCTAGGAGCACTGCTCGTATCGCCCTGATTATCTCCTCGTCCTTTCGATTCATCGGATTTTCTAGGATCTTGATGTATATTTCTTTCATATTCATCCGTGTTAAATATCTGCTCTAATGAATTATTGTACCTTGTTACTATATCTCCATTCATTAGTGCAGTCAATGACTGGGTAAAAACTTCCATACCGTCAATTTTCTTTTGCGTATCTTCGTCTGGAACTAAATTCATTCTGTTTTTTTGAGTTCACATCGCTGCTGGAAATCTTCCACGTTATGCAGTTCCTGTGTGTGACCTATTTTTTTTAGGTGGTAAGTAAGCTTAACGTGCTTTCTACCATTGCAATAGGAACACTTTGTATTAATAGATTTAATTTTTCCTCGTCCCATACATGCTGGGCATCCGATCTTAATTTGATTCATATCGTTCCGTGTATAATTTTATGTCCTGCCCTAATTAATTTTACAATACGTTGAATATTGTAACGCTTTAAAATTAGCCTAGTCTCTTCATTTTCAATTTTATCAAGCCTATTATTTTCCAAAAGACGCATAAGACGTCGTGGATCATATTTAGAAAATGCTGCACACTGTTTAATCGATCTATGTACAAAGCTATTTTTATCGCTATGAGTTGTAAACGTCTTCATCCATTGGATAGCACGAAAAAAATCGTGTTCATTAATTTCCATAGCTAAACTCATTGCATAAACAGCCTCTTCTTTATAGTCTATTGACGGATCATCAGCTAACATACAAGATAATATATCGTTTGTTCCTTCATACATAATCTTATATGAGCCAAATGTTCCGGTAGCGTATTGAAAGAAATGTATAAATTCATGCACTATGGTGGACATGGGTATTACAAAAGTATCAATCTCTGTGCCATCTCTGTATGAAAATCCTTGGAACACTACATTGTCTTTGAGATGATCGAAGAAGGCAGCGGTTTTAGAATTGATTTCAGCAATTTTTTCTTGGTTCAATTCTTTACTTCGGGTTTCATAGTTCTCAAAAAGATTTGCATATTTCTTTGCCGATGATGCAAAAATTACTGTAGGAACTTTAATGGGTACGTATCCTATATGATGTGATACATATTGGATTATGCCTTTTATTTCCTGTTTTGTAAGAGGTGATGTAATTGCTGGTTTTAGCATAATAAAAAAAGGGCGAGTATTACTACCCGCCCAATTATTTGTATTGATTACTTTAAACGAGTAAAGTCTAGACCGTCATCTTCGACGATGTCAACTACAACATTTTTATTTTTATAGTCGGACACGTTTGTACGTGGCTTACCATTGTCCCCGTTTGTTGTGGAAAGGTATCCTGATACCTCTAATCCTGTTAGGGCTGCACACAGGGTTTCTGGAGTTGCCGATTCGTTATTCATTTCGGTGCTTTCTCCAGCCTCAAGAAGGGCATACATTTTCCAGGTTACCCAAGGCATGTAGATATTATCCCATACCTTTCGTCCCTTAAAATCACCGTCTGTAATAGTGAAAGTAATCTCAAAACGGTGGCCATCCTTTCCGTCTTTTTGATGGGGATCGACTTTGACGGCGTCGACTTTTAATAAGTAACGGCCGTCAGAAATGGGTTCAAAACTGGACTTACCCTGCTTTAGATTGTACATCAGATTCTGTATTGGTTAAATCTTTGAGAAGCATTTGCGCTTCATCCTCACGAAGATCGAGCAGGCTTTGGACCGAGTAGTCATCGTTCAATTTATCTCTAAGTTGAGTTTCGGCCATGCCATTTGTTGCCTTCATAAGTTTAGTTAGTGTATCTCCTACAATGCCCGCGGTTAAAAAATCCTTGCCGCCAATCTTAACACTGATGCTTCTATTCGAAACCTGATTAAGTACTTGTTCAGCACGGAGCTTTACTGGGGGTCGTTCAAGATCCTTGATCCCAAAATACTTCACAAGCTCTTGATAAGAGAATTCAAGACTTGCTGGAAGTGTGTTGGTACGATCTTTCTTTACTGTTGCAATTCGGGTTTCATTTGGACCAAAGTTTAATTCTAAGACGACATCAAAAAGATACGGTGCGTCTTTAGGTCCATCGGGTTCAGTGCCTGCCAGCTTCATGAACTCTCCAGAATCCTGGGAATACATGTTTTTTACTTGCGCTGTAGCAATGATGTTCATATCAAGTGCGAGGAGCTTATTAATGAATGCTCTCAGGTCACTTTTTATTGTTTTGTAATCTGCCTGTTACCCCTATTTTTATTATATAGGGAGTGGACTGTGTCATTATCCTTTCGGATACCCTTGTCAGTCTCTCGAGCGTTTCTATGATTGACGCTTCGATAGTTGCCCATTAGGTTTATGGGGATTCTTCGATATTCGGGTTTTCATGGGAGATTTCTCTAACCATGCCGCCAGTTTTAATAGTGTGCGATTTTTTCTCTTCATGCCAAAAGGACTGGTTGATAGTAAGTTTATAGCATTGATAAGATCGTTTTGTTTACTTATCTCTAGTCTACTTATATTGCCTTTTGGATAAAGTTTGTGTTGGATATGTAATTGTTTTCGTACCCATTCCAATAAATCTTTGGTACCATTGAAATACATTCCACACCGCGTATCAGTCCTATTCACAGAATAAATTCCTACAGAACCATCCCCATCTAATAAACCACGTAAAAAACTTCCAATAAATTTCTTTGGTAACTTCTTCGGTGCTTTAAGAATCAGTGATTTGTTAGGAACTACGCCATACTGCTCTAAGCTTTTCGCAAGATATTTACTACATATCTGTAATCTATCTCGTGTATAGTTAGCTGTTTTTTGATCGTATAGTATGGGACCTGTGTATCCTAATTGTTTTCGGATATATTCTAATACATCGCGCCCATTTGCATGCTGTGTAAAATCTAAACGATACGAAACACTCTTTGTTCTAGCAATACCACCATCAGCAAAAATGAATCCCAAAATATAGGCTTTTGCCGATGTATCAATATTGTCGAAGTAGTGTGCGTTTAGTTTATACATACGCAAGTTAACGGTTGAAATACATATTGGGGATTACCCTTTTTTACTCTTAAACGTTTAAGGTGTTTTTCTTGTAGAAGGTCCCAGAACTTTGTGAATGAATCGATCACAAGAGTTTTATAATCTTGCGGATCTTTTATTAACGCATCCACTGCTTGGAAAACCTTATCTACATCCGTTGTTCTCAGCTTTGAGAATTTGAAAGCCTCGGCATACCAATCGGTACCGCCATCAAGATCTACTACGGCAGCATTTGGGAAAGATAAACTTGTTACAGTTTTCCCAGTTCCATGTGTACCGTAGATGTACATCTTTAGCCTTCGTTGTTCTGGCAAAGCAGGTGAAAATAGATTAGTACTCAATTATTAAGTTTTGGTTATTTTTTGTATATGAATGGCATAATCTTTTCAGCTAACAGATATGTGCTTTGAAGATCTCGTAAACAATACTCTGCAATTTCTTTTATACGCCCTTCATAGTAAGCCTTACCTACCTCAGCGGCAACTATACCGCCTTCTTTAGGAGAAGGAACATTAAAAAATTCGCAAGCCTCGTGTAGGCTATAAAACTGTTCGCGCCCGCCGCTTATCTGTAGAAATACATCAAGATGTTGCGGCATCGGATCATATTTGGTGTATTGAAGAAACTGTATATTTGTGGGTTTAATTCCGTGATGTAACGTTCTTCTTATTATAAACGGAATGTCAAAGCGTATTCCATTATAGGAAATAAAAGTACCGCTGTATCCGGCGATACCATTCCAGAAAGCTTCTAGGATAAGTTTCTCATCGTCGTTCGTTAAAGCAGTGCTTTTACCTGTTTGGGAATGATAGAGTCCGATACAAACTATACGAGATAAATAAGGATCGGTTCCTTTCAATTCCCCTTCTTTTGCTTTTGGGTCAACGGTGGGATCTCTTCGAATTGCAGAGTCCAGCTTCTTTTTTATATATCCTTTTTGTGTTTCTGAATACTCTTCTTCTTTAAATGGAGCGGTTTCAATGTCAAATACTAGCATGTTATGTATTGGGTTAATGGTTTAATCCTCGTAATTTTCAGAGTCGTCAAGTGAGATTTCATCTAAACGAGGTTGAGAATTGTGTATAAACTCGTTGCACAAGACGACCATACGATCTACTGCTCGTAGGTTGTCTAATTTTTCACAGCTTCGAACCTCTAAAAATTTGTTTTGTTTCATCGCATAACCCATGACATTTTGTATGGTTTCGTCAGAGATTGCACGTCCTGCTACTATTTCTATTTTTTGTTTCTTCTCAAGTAACAATACGCTTGTAGATGGAGCAGCGTATCGTACCATGGGTTTTTTACCAGGCATATTATTTGGAACTATGGTTGTTTCTGCATGCCTAAATAACCCTGGGCCGATCTCCCAAATCTCTTCAACTCCAGGATCGAATACAGGGGAAGTGATCACAAACCTACTGCACCATCAAATGGAGCCACGAAAAATTTTGCCTGATGTTTAGCATTTGGAAAGTATTCTTTTATTCTTTCCTGCAATTTAGCGGGGCTATTTGTACGTTCACTAAGATGTCCGATGACCACTGTTTTGAGCCTATCAATGCCTAACGACTGGATAAACTCTAAGGCTTGCTGATTAGATAAATGTCCAAAATTACTGGCAATTCGATCTTTCAGATCCGTGGTGTAGTCTTCGTACGCTTTCAATAAATCATCATCATAATCACATTCCAGTAATAATGAGGTGCATGGTTTAAGAGCTTCTACCATACTTTTTGAGAAGCTTCCTGTATCGGTGACATATCCGAATACAGTATCTTTGTCCGTTAATATAAATCCAAACGCTTGTACTGCATCGTGTTTAGTTGAGAAAGGCTTTACCTTTATAGACCCGATTTGGATCTCTTGGGTATCACTTAGATCTTTAACTAAACAACGATTAAATATAGCTGGTTTTTTATTACGGACAAGAGGGCTTACGTATACTGGTACTTTTGTTTTGCGGTGTAATGCTCCGGCACTTTTAATGTGGTCTGAATGTTCATGCGTTATTAAAAGTGCGTCAAATGATAGGCGCTTGGTTTTTGTCAAGACCTGTTTAACGGGGATACCTGCATCAATTAAAATAAAAGTGTCGTCGTTGAAGATCAGTGTTGAATTACCGCTAGACGATGAACCTATAGATATTATTTGCACGTCGTATGTGTGTATTTCCTTGCGCTCTCCAACGGGGATTATGGTGTCTCCGGATGGCGCCTATTTGTCGCGCGGTCATTGCCAAGAATCGAATTAATATGTTTGAGGGCGTACAGCCCCATCCCGAGATTTCTTGGATAGATGTGGACCTGCTTGTATCATCATAATCCTTAAACGATGCTATAGCTGGATTCGTTTTCAAACTTCTCCAATTATTATCGGCTGTACGAAGTCCTACACTACTGGTCATAGGAAGGAAGTTTTGCATTCGTAACACATCTTTGATCTTTGTTGTTCTTGGATTCAATGGATCTTTACGCGCTTCTTGCACGAAGGCGGAGGAAAGTGCTGTACCGAGGACTGTAGCTTTGTGTCGTTGTCCTCTTTTAAACGACTGTTCTTTTTGAAGTTTTTTCTTCATACTCTTTTTTATATTTTAGGAATACTTTAATGTTTAATTCATCATGTCGCCATATGGAGTTTAGCCATTGGACGAAATCCTCATCTTTTAAATCATCTTTAGTTACAGCTCGGGCCGCAACATACTGGCCTTTAAATCTAAAGATCTTAGCGAACTCACTTCTTATACCAAAAAGCTGGTCTGGTGTAGCGAAGTCATTAGTAACAAGAACCACGAATTTACCTATATATGGAGAAAAATCTATCATGGTTCTATTATACTAATTTTTTAGCTCAAAGTCAAATTTGGATCTTTGGTGCGGTATATACCGCTAATAGAGGGTGTTTGTTAAGTAGATATTGCCCAAGTGTGTCCAAGGGTATCTCGATGGCTATATCTGGTGCTATACCGCTTGGTTGGGGTGAAGGAGTTTGTCCTTCTATTCTATACTCAACCCAAGTAACCTTGCCTTTTTGTATGTGTTCTTTTATTTGCTGTTGTTTTTTACTCAGGCTTGATTGTCCAGACTTGACTTCTAAAAATACAACCTCATCGTCTGTAAACACTACATAATCTATTGGCATTCCGATGAAATGGGCCTGTTTTGGATTATATGGAAAGTTCGCTAGGAACGGTGCCATTTGTTCGGCTATTTGTCCCGTTCGCACTTCCGAGGATTTTTTCTGCCCCAGAATTTTTATATTCTGGTCTTCGAGTTGTTGGATTTTGTTCGCTTGACGACGGGCTAGAAACGCTTGAACTATCAGTACTGCGAACAAAAGTAATATCAGGAATACCATTACTTAGAGCCCTTTCAATTTTTTTCTTTAGTAGTTTAATTTTTCGCATGGAGATTTTTTGTGGTGTTCCACTACGATCGGCTTCTCGTATACGAAGTAAATCAAAAATATATTCTTTGCCTACTTTACGTATGAGACGTCTAACCGATTTGTCGGTCATTCTAGGATCCGCATCAAACATGTGGTGTAAGATTAGATGGGATACCTTGTGAACTGTTTCCTTTGAAAAGTTCCAATATTTAAGATATGTTTTGGCGATCTTCGCTCCGTATATCTCGTGCTTAAAAAAGTGTATATCTCCGTTTGCATTACATTGTAGCGTTTGAGGCTTAGCAATGTCATGAAAAAGTATAGTCAATCGAAGATCCATTTCCGTAGGGCACGCATCTAACGCATACATAATATGGTCAAACACATTATTTACACCAGAACGTTTGCTCTGTATAACCGTTTTACACGCAGCTAATTCTGGAAGAATATACTCGAGAAGTCTTGTTTCTTGAAGATGTTTAAATACTGGACTGGGAGATGGAAGTGATAGGATTTGTTCTATTTCATGCCGTATAAGATCTGGCCCCATATGCTTTATAATTTGGGCTGTATCATATATATTGAACCAGGTTTCAACATTCAAATTAAAACCTAATTCACCGGCCAATCGGCACGCTTCAATCATTTTTATAGGGTTCCCTAAAAAGAGTTTATTAGGGGCTGTAATTATTTTATTTTTAATATCTACAACCCCATGAAATGGATCATAATAGGTATCAGTTAAAGGATTCAAATATATATTGTTAATCGTGAAATCGATAGGTTCGTTGAGTTCCTGGATATTAGTTATTAATCGTATTAGCAGGCTCTCAGTTTCTATCTCTGTGGAACTAGAATGTTTAATAGGTATTTCAAGTTTCTCAATTATATGAACCAGTTGTTGTTCTGATAATCTATTAATGACTATATGTTCTTTTTGATAAGGAATCCCCAAGAAGTGATTACGCAACGAAGGGCCTGTTCGAAATGTAACGCCTCCTGCTGCAGCAACCTCTAAATATAATTGTTTCATTGAGTTAGGACTATACCTTTTTGATAAAATTCGGGGGTTTGTTCGAAGGGAATAAACGTATATTCAGGAAATAAATCTCCATGTAAATTTTCACGATACTCCTCAACATACATTTCATAATCTATTTCTGCATTGTGTTTATAACGCCCGCGTACTTCGGCAATTAAATGTGATATACCTTGATCCAGTTTTCCTATATTAGTTTCCAGCTGTACATTGAATACTAATAGGCTACCTCCACCCCATGCTTTATTTGCATGTGCAGTGAAATAACTTATAAGATTTATATCTAATTCGCCGGCCGAAACTAATGTAACCTCTAAATTTGTTACTACCGCCTCTACATAGGGGCTTACATGAGTAAGTGTTTTATTGGTCGCAATTAATAGCATTCTGTGGAAGTTTGTATCAAAGGGTTTCTTTAGCCGTGCGTACACACTAGGCTCGGGCCTAAAAGAAAGGATATTCATATAGCATCGTCGGGCAATTTAGCTTTATGTGTAAGGGCTGGTTTTTGTACCAGGGCCCTGCTCTTTATCCAGGTATGTGCGTCACAGACTAGCATTATATGTGAGCTCAAGGGCTTGGCTTTTGGATCTGTTATAGTAGGTAATTTACAAAGCCCATTAGCACTGGTTGGAACACTCCGTTTAAAAAAATAGCAATTCCTACAACAACGGACTAATGTGAAATTTGTTCTTGGGTCATTCATAATCGGTTATTAACTTTCCTTGTAAGTGATCAAACTCATGTAACCAGATTCTGGCAAGTACATATTGAACATGTTGGGCCTCCATTTTGTTTGCTTCTTTATCCATGAAATTAATTACGATATGTTTAGGCCGTCTAATCTCACAAAACTTGCCCGGAACAGACATACAACCTTCACGTATAATGACTTGTTTATTAAAACTCTTTATAAGTGTAGGATTTATAAAGGGCATAATACCGACTTCCATTCTAATAACAAATATTGCTGGGGGAGGTTCGATACGATCAGTCCATATCTGATTTGAACTTAGGCCAACACAATGCTCATTAGATACACAGGTTTCTGCTAAATCGTTTACAAGACTTATTATGTCGTCTGTAATACTTAAAACGGGCACACATTTAGTTCGCAGCATCTTTAAATCATCTGGGTTTGTAACTACATTTATTTTTTTTACCATTATAAGTTCCTTATAATTTTGTGTCTAAAATACCACTGGTGTTTTAACAACTCAACGCGTTTATCGACGAAGTCAACTATGATCGGTTTCTTAGCGATTGTTCCGGATACGCGCATAAGTCGTCCAGCACTTTGTCTAACTTTTACTACACTTTTTATTGGTGCACATATAAATAAAACCTCAAGATTTGGTAAGTCTATACCAGTAGAGAACAGGGAGAAGGTAGATACCACCACTCTATGAGTTCCGTTTAACAGGCCCTTCATAACAGCTATACGATCCTTCTTCTTCATCGTACCAGTTAACATAACAGCGCCCGATATATTATTTTTTAGATACTCTACTTGCTCTTTCCTTTGACATAGAAGTACACACTGCTGTGTAGGGTAATTTTTCAACTCAGTAAGTATTAATGTGTTTCGTTCTACATCCTTTGACAAATCAGTTATCATCTCTCCATATTCAGAAGAGCTGAATAACGGAAAAAAATAATTCGTATCGATTACCTTGTTGGTTGGTTTTATAATAACTTTTCCAAGCGCAGAAACTGGTACTGAATGTCGTAAAGGGCCAGTAACCCAAAAAATAACTTTATCTAATCCATCCGATCTTTGAGGTGTGGCAGAAGCCCCGTATTTATACATAGCATTAATTGATGAAAGTGCTTTGTAATAAGTTTCTGCTGGCGATATGTGTACCTCATCACAAACAACTCCGGACCATTTATTGGCTAAATTCTTTGGGTCCATTGAGGTGATTGTTTGTAAAAGGGCAACCGTGATGTCTTTATATGTACGTACACCTTCTCCAATAAATCCAATATCGCTGCCTTGAAGATTTGTAAATTTTACTAGTGCCGCTCTAAACTGATGTGCTAATTCAATTGTGTTTACAAGAATTAGAAAAGGTTCTTGAAGATCGCAGATAAGTTTTATTAGCACCACTGTTTTACCCGATCCAGTCAGTGCCATTAATACACCGCTCTTATGTTTCTTCATTTCATTAACTGCGGTGTCTTGGTAGTCGTGCAGTGTCCCTGTGAAACAGGCTTTTATTTTTTTATTTTTTAAGAATCGTTTGTCTATAACGTTTGCTTGTGGGTAGGCTTGAATAAGAGAGTCTAAGATACCCGCTGGAACCATAAGTTTATCTGGGACTTCAGTATAATACTTTAACTTTTGTGGTACGCCCCACAAAGATTTATTCATTCGTGAGGCGATATCCCATTTAGGATTGATTAGGGTTAGCCCATTTTTTATACTTAGGGCCTCTCCATCCGTATACTCCTCAACTATAATTTCATTTGCTACTGTTAATTTCATCAATGACCTAAATAAAAAACTGTAACTTCTCTGGATATTTTATTGACCTCTGCACCCGCTAACTTCAAAAGAAGACGAACTTCATCAAATAACAGCGAGATTTTTTTATCCCGAACCTTATAACTTCCGGCTAATTGCAAATATACAAGCATCGAATCAGTAGCGATATGGCTGATTGAAATGCCTTGCTTAAGGCAAAATTTAAGACATGCTATGCATATCATATACTCAGCCTCGTTATTAGTTCTATTGCCAAATTGTATTGTTTCACGAGCTATCGTGGTGGTATCCTGCATCTCGAAAGGTGAGGGCCCTTCCACAATGAGGAACGTACCATAGGCCTGTCTTTTGTTCGGATCTTGATTATTTCGAGATCCTCCATCAACTAAAGCATATATCATGAATTCTTATACCATAAACCCTTGATATTATACTAAAAATTTCCTATAATACATTAAACCAAAACATAAACTATGACACTTACAAATGAACAAATGACCCTATTGGACCAAATTCTGGTACAGGGATACGCCGTTAAGATCATTCCGATCTTGGGCGGAAAAGCAGAAGTTACTTTCAATTCAATGACCGCGGGCGATCAACTAAATGTCGAATCCTATATGAAAAATATAGACGGAGCTCCTGCGTTTGTCGTACACACGTATTCGATTAAACTATTAGCGCAAGTATTAAAAGCATATCATTATATAGGTAAAGATGTAACATTGTTTAAAGATGCTAATGAAGCCGAAACTTTTATTAAAGGACGCCCATCAACTATTGTGGACGCCATGATATCGGCACAAGGAGCATTTGAAAAAGAATTAGGGCTGTTAGCACGTATGGAGAATTTAGAAGAAAATTTTACTCCGACCCCATCGCCCGTAGCCGAGCCAACTTAATACTTGATGGGGTTGATCTATCTGTTAAAACACCGCTACAAACGCGGCTCTTGCTATATGCAAAAATTAGAAATGAGAACATTGAATACTTACGCTATATTGTTCTTTTAAAAGCATTGTTATTAGATCGTACAAAAGCCAACAGCGTCACCGAGTTCAATGAAACGGTAGACCAATTAATGTCTTTGGAACAACTTAAACCAAAGAAGAAAAGACGTACGGCTGAAGAGGCGCAAGATCTAATTAAAGACTTTGAAAAACAGTTTCCAAAAATAAAAGAACAAAAGCTAAAGAACTTCAAGAGAGCTGACTAATGCCTGATGAAACTATAAATTATAAAGTTAATGTAGACACAAGTTCCTTAGCTGATCAACTACAGCAAATAAAAAATCAGGTTGATCAGGCTATGGCGACATATACTTTTAGTGCTACACGTCCCGACCCAGTCCCACTTGCATATGCTTTCCCTTCTGAACAACTTACTTCGCAGATAGCCGCTACTAGTTCAAATGCGGCTTCGGCGGCATTAGATACTGGCAGAGATTTGGGCCATGCTGTCGAAGCGCTAGACGCACATACCACAACGTTTGTGGATAGTGCACGGCTAGGATTTCAAAAATTTACTCATGACGTGCAAAATACAATGTTGATGACTCCGGTAGGGGCTAAACCACAATTTGCACAACAAATACCCGGCATGGCACCACCACAATTTCAAACTATGTCTGGAGCCCGTCTTGGATTTGAAGCGGTAACAGGATTTGGGTACGATACAAATTCTTCAATGACTCCTGGACGATATCAAAGAATGGCGAGAGAAGCATTCTCTGATCGCTCAATGGAAATGCTTTTAGGCGGGTTAGATTTTGCAGCGGGGGCAACAACTATCGGAGGATTCGCTGCGAGTATGTTGGGTATGACTGGAACCGCCGCAACGTTAGGAACTGCGGCAGCTTTACTTGCACCTCCGGCGCTTCTTGCGGGGGCTGGTATGGCGACTTTTGGTTATGATGTTAATGCAGCTCTTCGAGGACGAGCGTTTATGCGCGATGCGTCCCCAAGATTTTTAAGTGGTCCATTAACAGCACCCGAGTATTCGGCGCTTGGTACACAAATTGCTACAGCTGCCAGAGACCCTGAATTGATAGGTAAGGGTATTTCACAGGGCGAGGCAATGGCAGATATTCAAATGCTTACTCAAATGGGTGGCTACGATATGGTACGCAGCGCAGAAGACTTACGTAAAAGAATAAAAACAGATTTAAAAGATTTGACAGATGTGCAAAAAATTCTTGGAGTAACGAAAGAAGAGGCCGGACAAATTCTTATAGATACTAATCGTATGGGATTACGTCCTACTGAAAATTTTGCGGCGGGCATTCAAGCACAAGCGTATCAAGCTGGATATACGGGAGCCGAATTTAATCGGTTTGGTTTACAAGCTGCAGAGATGGCACGCGGCACAGGCATTATGATGGGCAGCGCATATCTGGGCGGACAGGATGCATTAGCTGATGTTCGCAATATGATGCGTACCGGGGCTATTCCACTTGAATTAATTAATCAGCTTGGTGGACAAGAAAATGCAGCGGCTACTATAAATCGTATGGGATCGAATTTTGGACTAAGTCCAACTGGGCTTACATACTTTGCTGCACGAGACTTACTTGGACCCAAGGCCGCTTCTATGGATCCGTTACAAACTATCACCGCGGCTACACAAAGAATTCAAAGCATTCCAGACTTTCTTAGTTTCCGTGGAGCACAGGCTCGAATGACTGGGCAAGTTGGGCCCGAAGCCTTATTCAATGCCGAGACTGCAATGTTCTTAAATGAATTTAAAATGCTACAACAGGCTACTCCCAACCTTAAACTTACTGAAGACACGTGGGCAGGTTTTATGCAGCAAAAAGGTGAGGCAGATCCAATCGCTAGGCTTCGTTTCTCCATGATTGGCGCAGCAGCGGGTGGAGCTGGAGCTAAACGAGCTGGCGGTGAAGATGCAGAACGTGCACGTTTATTAGACGAGAATCGTCCAGGACAGATTCAGCTATTAACCGATATAGCAAAAAATACATTGGCAAAAGCATTTCAAACAGAAGCCGTCGCAGAAGGTGCGACCGAAGTAGCAAACTGGTTTGATCGAACAATACGAACAGTTGAAAGGGCTGGGCAACGGGGTGATATACTCGGCGGCCTGCTAGATTCTGTTACTGGACAATCATCGGGACTAGGTGCATTTGCAAGAGCTATTGGATATGATTCTATAAACACACCAAAAGTTGCATATAATGAAAGGGCGGTTTTAGATGGGCTTCGTTCATTAGCCCCAGAAACACAAAAACGATTTTTTGGAAATACATTTGATCACATAACGGCTGCTTCCGGAATAATCGCACGTGATGTTCTTGATATAAAAACTACAGATATATGGGGAGTACAGGCCAAATTAGCTACAGTACCAGCTACGTCCACTGCAGGTGCGGGTGTATTACCTTATACAGACGGTAGCCCAGAAGAAAAATTTAAAGCAGCAATGAATGAATGGAAGGATTATGCTGAGACAGTAAAAATTGGAACCGCAAAAGGTGAGAATAGAATGGATGTCGAAGAAAAGAAAACTTTCGATAGAGCACGAGCTGTAATGGTGGCGACTGGCGATGATCCTGCCAAATTTGTAGCTGCAGTTCTGAATCCAGTTGGAGCAGCGGGACAAGAAACACGAAAATATTTGACCCCATTACGCGAGCTTACTCCAAAGGAATCTGTTGTTCAGGTAGCTGAGAAAGTTATAGCAGAATTTAATACTGCATTTGACAAAGCATTTCCATTAACAAAAGTTGCTCAAGAGAATCCTTGGTTATCCGCCAAAGTTAGTTCAACCAAAGAAGTTGATCTGTTAGAAGCAAGAAACCTGTTTAAAAAAATAGGGGCAGATGCAACTGAGGGGCAGTCGATGGCACAAGCAGTTCTCACTAAACGCGAAGCCCTTGGACCCACAGAGTTTAAAACACAGTTATTTAATGCCTCTGTTGGTATGGGCACAGTTTCCGAACGCGAAGATAGGGTTCAGCGTATAGTTGCCGATGTGGACAAATTTAGAGAAAGTAAAGAAGTAAAGCAACTTATGGCGACCGACGTATTGGCTAGATTATCGACAGAGGGGGCTAAGGACTATATTGTTGAAATGAGTAAAGCTATGGGTAAACCAATTTCAAAAGAAGAACTTTCCAATGCCGCCGGATTACAAAATGCGTTGTTAAAAGCGCCCGGCCAACTTCAAAAATTAGCAATTAATTATGCTGACGCCAGTACTTACATATCGACGAACAACACCACTAAAGATATAATGGATCAAAATCAAAAAACTTTACGAACAAATCTAGCCCAATCGGAAGTAGCTTTGTGGGAGACAGTTAAGGGAATAAATGCTGATCTTAGTACCGTAACAACTCAACAAATACAGGAAGCTAAAGATAAACTTATGGTTTCTAGTTTAGTAGCTATATCTAATACTATAAGAACTGGAACCCAAGGTACAGCAATGAACGTAAAAGTTATAAATAAAGACGATAAAGAATGATAACAAAGCGAATACATTGTACCGTATACTTGGAAGGTGTGAACGTAAATTTTAATTCGGTTCAGATTCAAGAGGGAATTGGAAATCCGCCAACAGCAACAGTTTCTTTTCCTGCTGATAGTGGGGCCCTAACTATATTGCCGAAAACCGTTATACATGTTTTCTATCGTGATGATGCTGGACAAGATGTTTTAATATTTATGGGCGAGCTTAGCGGTTCTGGAATTACATTCACACCAGATAAACGTGCGATCCAACTAACCTTTTCAGGATTTTCACAGAATTGGAACACTAACATTGTTATACCTATGGATCTTCAGGTACGTACCATGTTATCGAATGCATTATATGCTCAGATTACTCCCACACAAAGAGCTACATCTAATCCTATAGGAGTAGCTAAAAGTAATGTCTACGTTGGTACCCTAAAGAAAAAACCATTCGATGAAATTAAATCTTATATATCGTTTGCCGAATCATCGGGTAATCCATATAAAACACATCTAAATACAGATGGGACACTTGACACAGGATTATATCAGATTAATGACATACACTTGATCCCTGTTAATGAGCCTAAAGAAGCATTACGCGTAGAAATTGATACCATATTATTTGATGCAGGGGTTGCAGAAAATGCTCCTATAGAAGTAAAGCAAAGCGCACTTTTAAATCCCACTACAAATGAAAAAGTGGCCGCGGCTATATATAAGCATAAGGGTTTACAAGCATGGTCCACAAGGAATACCGTAGCCGCAAGATATTATAAAGACAATCCTGCTATATTGGAGAATACCACAACAGCACAAGAAGTAGAAGCTTCAATGATGGCACAGTCTTCGGATGCCGACAATAAAATTAATACAACAGTGATAAACTTTATGAATATTACTGGAGCGAGTTTTATTACCCCTATACTAAACGAATTGATTAAAGGTAAAAGCTTGGTCCAAGTATTTACTTCGTTAGTGGACACCTTCAGTACGAATTTTAAGGGGGTTTATTGGTCCATGTTGTCTAAGGCTTTTGATTTTAAAAACATGGTAAAAATCGTCGATCACCCAGGAAATACACAGATTGAGTCGCTTATTAAACATCAAGCCGTTATGCAATATATTAATTCCTTAGCTATGGGTGTTCTTCCTGATAATAGTATAAGTGTTATGCTTAATACTATATTAAATGCTGCTGGATTTGATTATTGTGAAATTGCGGCGCCAACAGATTTAGGTGGAGTACGTGCACATATCTTAATCAAACCAAAAACACACTTCTTTCCACCATTAAAGCACAATCTGGTAGTAGATGATAACATTGCGCAACTCTCTTTTACAAGGGCGTTTGATAATGAGCCTACAAGAATGTTGACGCAAACACTTCCATTTATGACAACAGATACGTCAGAGTTTGAAAAAAATATAATGGGTGTAATGATTCCGGGTGAGGTGAACGTACCCACAGGTATAAAAGCTACGATAGATGGGCCTGAAGATTACGCCAATCTAAAGATGTTTGGATTAAGCCAAGAGGAGCAGTGTCGGGGTGTTGTATTAATTTCTAAAGAAGATCATACAGCAATAGAAAATGCTTTTCTTACCGCCTCTTTAAATGATAATGGAAAGCCCGAGATTGCTACAATCGAACAATCAAACATTGGCGGGGCGTCCTCGACGAGAGTTAAGCGTACAGATTCCAAAGCGTTTCACGATACTATAGCCGGTCCTCCTGAGCCTAGTGCCTCTTTCGCTGTTCGAAAATACTGGATTAATATGGCATCCTCACAATTTTATGACCGTCGTCATGCTGCTCGTGCGATGCAGGTCAATTCTCCTTTTAGTCCTTATCGCATGGTGGGGTTTCCTGGAGTCATAATAAGCAAATATTTTCCTAAAGATACTCCTGCCATGTTAGGAATGCTGGCATCTATTACATCTAATATTTCAGCGGACGGGGATGCTTCACAAGCATTATCTTTCACTCATTGTAGATTTGTAGATGGCCAAACGGGAACCACAGCACGACTTGGATTCTTGGATGATGATACAACAAATCTTATATCATGGTATTCCGATTATGCCAATAGAAATAGTGTTAATAAGTTCTACGAGCAATTTACAGGAGATTCAAAATCCGCTGTGATTGATGAAGGGGCGGAAAATGAAGATGTGGCGATTTATCGCGGAGTGAAAAATATTATTTACGATCTAAATAAGAATTTATCTGGTAAAGATATGGGGTCTATTCAAGCATATATACTTAATAAAACAAAAAGAAAATTAGTATCCAGAGAAACAATTGATGCGTTATATCCAAGTGATCCAAAAAAATTACGTACTTTAGTAAATAGTCCAAAAATTGTATATCAAGATTCCGAAATCTTTCCGTATGTAAAAGAACGTAGAGAACGCGTATTAGCAGTTTTTGATGTAGTTAAGAAAGGGCAATAAAAATGGCAGATTTACCAGTAAAAGGATCTATAGCAGCCGCATCATCGAAGGAATTTTTTCGAGATATTAATAGTTCTACTCTCGGTGGACAATATGTTGCTTTTAATATGGGACTTCCCCAACTCAGATTCCCGAGTGCAACAGATTTAGGACTTGTAGCTCCAGGCGCTTTAAGTATAAATAATCAGTATGATTTATTTCCTTTTAAAGATAATAGCCTAGCCCTTACTGAAATTGAAGTTCCAACTACTATAATGATTCTTGATAAGAAGACCAGTAATATACAACTACAAACTAATAGGTTTATTTTGCAATCCATTTCAAAGCCCGAACAAGAAAGATTTCAAATCATCGAAACATTTGGTGAACCCTCCGTATATTTCTATGATCAGCGCACACGTGTATATACCCTACAGGGGATGCTATTAGATTCTGAAGATCCAAAACAAATAGAAAATCAAGGAGGATCTTTGAGTGCGGACAAGGCCAAAGGAAAATATTATTGGGCAACGGCGTTTCAAGCTTTCTACGATGATTATTTACGAGGAACTAAATTAAAAGATTCTAATAGTATCGCGGCCTTATTTGTAGACAATAATTTTATAAAAGGTTATCCTATACAGCTTGTACTGGGCAAATCTTCTGGAGATACTGCACATGTTGTGACGTTTCAAATGACTTGGGTTATTGAAAGTGAGACGTTGCTATCGCGCAGAAAAGCAGAGTGGTTATTTAAACAAGGCCGAGTTAATAAAGAAACAGTCGCCGCTATCAATGCTTATTTTGATGCACTTAACACATATAATCTTGCCTACGTTGATTGGAACCGGGAAGCCACACCGGTTGGAAGTGTCACCGCACTATCGACAAAAAAAGATGCTGCGGAGACAGCAGTTATACAGGCATTAAAAGCTGTTAAAGCGGCGCTTGATAAAGCTGCTGGACAGTCCAGCAAGTAATTGATTTTTGCCTATAAATTAACTATAATAACATCATGGATGAGAAATCACAAGAATTGGATTTGTGGAAAAAATGGAAAAAAACCGGCGATAAAAGTTATATGAACTCGCTAATCGTTTCCTTGGATCCTTATCTTCAATCACATGTAAATAAATTTTCCCATGCCCCGATACCAAGATCAGCTTTAGAAAGTCAAGCAAAGCTTTTGGCTCTAAAAGCATTGCAAACGTATGATCCAAAACGAGGTACACAGATTAATACACATCTCGGACATGAATTAAAACATTTAAATCGCTACGTCATTGATTTTCAGAACGTCGGAAAAATACCTGAGAACAGGGGTATTGCTATATCCAAATTTCAAAATATTAAATCTAATCTTACAGAAGATTTCAACCGAGAGCCAACAGTTATTGAATTGGCAGATACGCTTCAATGGTCCCCAGCTGAAGTGGAACGTATGCAGAATGAGCTGAGAAGTGATATTCTCATTGCCCAGGGAAAAGAAGAAGCGTTTTTTGATACTGCATATAATTTATCTGACCGTCCCAAAGATATAGTAGAATTTGTATACTATCAATCATCTCCAGATGAGAAAAAAGTATTGGAATATACCTTTGGTTTAGGTGGAAACCCTAAACTTTCAGTAGTTGATATTGCAGCAAAATTAAATAAGACACCCGCAGAAATACGTACAATGGCAAAACAACTGGCAAAAACTATAAACGACGCATCAGCCCAATATTAAAAATGGATCCTTGTACTATAACTAAAGCTGCTCGAGAACAACAAAAGTTGTTAGGTGCGGACGTCACAAGTCTGGATCAGAAGCTAGATTTATTGGCTAAACAAGCTAATAAAAATATGGGTATGCTAGGTATGCCTCCAGCTATACGCACCCTACTAAATGATTTTACAGACGTAGTAAACTCTACAATGACTGGAGCCCTGTCCTCTATAACCGAAGCAATTGCCGCAAAGATAGGACAGGCGGTCCAAGTAACTGGAGCTTTGGTCGCACTTATTGCCATGGTTGCTTCCGCCGGTAATCAGGTACAACTGCTTTTGATATCACAATTACGGCGAGAGTTGACAGTGCGTATTTTAATATATCAATTATTGTTATATCATTATAGGAACATACTCAAAACATTAAATTTATTAAAATCTCCTCAGAGTACAACCTATAAAAAACTTTTGGCGGCACTACCATATGTGCGTAGAGCAGAATCACGGCTATCTAGAATTGTGTTGGCGGAATCTGCTGGAGGAATACCGGCACAAATTAGTTATAGAACATTACAAGCAGCTTTTATCAATCTAGAACAAGCCTCTAAAATTTTAAGTTTTGATGGTAGTCAAGGGGGTAAAGCGTTAGGACGTGCACTTAGCGACCCGTTAAATATATCTAAACAAAAATGGGATTATATTGCACAAACTATAGCCAAGGATGTGTTCTTTAAATCAATAGCACAATCTTTGTCATATATAGAATATCTTACTTGGAACTATATGCGTATAGCAACGTTATTGCCTATACCTTTTGAAGCGGTAGATTCTATTTTTCAGCCTAACAATTATACCGAACAATGGTTAAAAAATAATGGGGTTACAGATGTAAAAGTTCAACGCTTTAGTAGGACTGAAGAAGATGCCCTATTAGCAACCTACAGAGAAGGTCTAATACAACGAGAAAACGAAACATTTTTAAATACTACTGCTCAAGTAATTCTGGGAGTGGATTTATTAAAAGGAATTATTCCCACCAATATTGTAATAAATAGTTTGCTTGAGACTATAACAAATTTTCCTGATTTTAAATTGAATTTGGAAAAAGCAACATCGACGTTAATTACTACACTGATTCCTTTATTAGATACAGTGACTGGTATACGTCAGGGTATGGAAGATTCTTTAAGTCAACAAGATAGTGACATAGTATTGGCTGGAAAAGAAGGTATTTGGTTAACCAAATTAAACACAATTATATTATTAAAAGATGGTATACTGCCGATTTTTGAGGGTCAATTTCGAATGTTACAAGATCAACAAACCATTGATGCTCTTATTACTTATATTGACGAACATGCCGGAGAATTTGTAATTGCAGATAGAATACCAAAAATAATTGTACAGAGCTTGCAGATATTGCGAGCGCCTTTTAGTGCACGTAGTTTAGAAGAATCTATAATATACACTACGGCTATAATCAAACAACTAGATCGTGGAATGCGTATTGATCGTTCGCTACTGCACAAGACGATGCTTATATCGGAACCTTTACAACAATTTTCACAGCTATTAAAAGTTGCCTCAAAATTACCTCCGCCGATATCAAGCATAGCTAATGCCTTATCTACTGGACAAGCGCAGGCTGTACTGGGATTTATTGCGGGAATAACTTTAGGTACAATAGATAGTATTAAAGAACTATTTGATCCATCATGTCCAGAAGTTACTACTACAGAAGATGTGTCCATCAATACCAATGACAAATTAAATGATACCCAAGATGAATATTTTGGCATCGGCGGGGGAGAGACTACGGCTATAAAATGAGAACTTTACAAGTATATGAACCTGATAGTATAACCGGTGTTTTGGTGATGCGCTTCCCAAAAAACAGACCTTCATCAGTAACTGGTGTCCAAACCTTGTTGCAAAACATTGTCCTTTATTTAAGGACAAAGCCTGGATCAGATGCCTTTTCTACTGATCGCGGATCTATTTTAGGAGATAGTCGTGCTTTATCCAAGGTTCTAAATAACCAAACACAGCTAAAGGTATTGATATCTGACTCAATCCAACGCTGTCAATCTTATATTATTGATCAACAAACAAAACAACGAGAACGTGGACAAATATTAGCTCCAGATGAAACACTTAATAAACTTGAGATAAATAATATTTATCAAGGGGCAGATATCACTTCCATATTTGTAGAAATTTTAGTATATACAGATGGTAACAAACAATATTTCCTAACGGTGTAAAATGAATATAAAAGAATATATTATTGATAGACTTAATTCCTACGATCCCACTTTAGATACCAGCGATAATTCGGCGCTTGTGGATTTATTAGTTAATCCAGGTTCTGCAATGCTGGATCCGGTTATTTCCCAACTAAACTATTTATTAGACAATCTAGGACTAACAAGTCCAGATAATATAAGTGATAGTGAATTAGATGCTATAGCTAAAAATTTTCTAAAGGCCAGGAAGTTGGGAGCTCAAGCTGTTGGTACTGTAGAATTATTTTATAATAATCCTATTGATTTAGATATACCGGCGGGAACAACCTTTACTAGTTCTACTGGAACTGTGTTCGTCACCAAACAAGCAATACATATACCGCTATCTGCTATGGCAGGAAATACATGGAACTTTCCAAGATACTCAACAGGAAATATTCCGGTTGTTGCTCAAGAATTTGGTCTTATAAGTTCTATTGCCCCAAACAATATAAAAACTACAAATTTAGTTCCTGCCCCAGCATTAGTTACCAATCCCTCAGCATTTACTGGTGGGGTAGACCAAGAAAATAATGTTAATTTTATTTCCAGAATCATTGAAGAGGTTCTTACCGCAGCATTAGGAAGTGCAGCAAGTATAAAAACTAATCTTAGTCCAGCTTATCCATCCATTAAAGAAATTAAAACACGTGGAATGAATGATTTGGAGATGCTTAGAGATCTGGTATACTCTGGAATACAGGTTTATTTAAATTATTATGTCGTCGATTTTTACGGTAAATTTTCAGGCATCGGCGATCTTCCATTTCCACAAAGTATAGCTTATTGGAATGTATTTTTTGATGATCCTACAACTACAGGATTAATTCCAGACTTACCACCCGTGGCCGAATTTTTTGATGAGTTTACTACAACTCAGTATGGTGGAATTTATAAGTTAAATGATGCCCTTAAAACTACGATACAAACCCTTACAATATTAAAAGACGATTTTCAAGCAACCACGCTTGATTCGGCATGGGATCTATCTGATGCGATGACTGGTAACGGGGGACTCAAGGATCCAGATGAAATTGCGTTAACAACAATTAGTGGTTCTCAGATGCTTCGTGTCGGTCACCAACTTTCTATTAGCGAAGCTGACCAATTTAACATTGTATCTATTACACAACAACAGTTATACAATGCTTTGAATAGGTTAATGAGTGTTGATGTGTTAGGACAAGATATTGTACAAAACTGGTTAGCAAAGTTTGGTATTACGGGTAAATGGCAGATCCTTTCCTATGTACATTTATTACAAGTCTTGGCTGCCAACCCAGTAAATGAAAGTACAGTTACTGCTCAAGAACGTATACTATGGGAGTTAATATTAGATTTAGCAAATGCTGGTCGTATTGAAGTCTCCCATAATTTTTATCCAGTTGTTAAACGTTGGCTCGCTAAACACCACGGTATCACAGTGACTGGACGATTTATGACCGATGATACGATTACCACCGACAGCACATTATCTTATGTTACAGTTTTACGTGATGAAACTTCTATAGATCCAACCAATGGGTATGGTTTTGCATGGATGATTAATGATGCTGCCAATAGTATCTTCAATGTTTACCTGGTCGATAATAGTCCTATGGCTAATGATTTATTTGTGAGCCCAACATTCATTGTTCAGCCTCAGGGCGAAAACCCATTTAAAGCCGCGGCACAAATAGATATAAAGGCGAATAAGCTATATAGATATAAATTGGTTATAGGTACCGATTACGCCATGTCATTGAAGATATGGCTGGACGGTGCGGCGGAACCAGGATCTCCACAACTTACAGCAGGAGCTCCTCTTAATGTTTCTGCCACTGGTACACACATAGGTTTCGGTGTGATGGGAACCCATAATGCGCGTTGGTTTTATGATGATCTGTTAGTAGAAAATAGTGCGGGCGTACATACTGCGGCACTATATAGGTTGAAAGCAGACCCCGCGTTATTTCCAAACGGAACTTATTCTAGAGTTAATCATTATGGGTATGGATATGATTCTGCGACCTACGGTTTAAGCGCATTTATTAAATCATTCAATGGAAGTGCTTGGATATGGACACTTATTGGTACTAATACAAGTACAAATGTAAGTGATAAAACTAGTACCAAAGTATTATATGAATTTACCATGGGTAGTACGTATAGAGATACTGACAATTTTATCGATGTTTTAGTAACGTCTACGACCGCACAACAAACTATTACAGAAGTAAGTTCGTACTATGTAAGTTTAGAAACAGGTATTCCATCAGGCGTTCATACGGGTGGATGTGCAGATATTTATATAAACGATCCTGCTTCGATATTAGTAGCTGAACAAACTGTGAATAATGTGACGGGCAATTTATCGCTCGATGTGTCCAATGGATTTGTGGGGCCATTACACAGCATAGTAGATGTACAAACAGCGTTGGTAGGTGATTCTTTAATACAGAATGAAGACTGGACATTGATCACAACTAATCCAGCTACAGCATTTTCTACTTTAGAATTTCCATATCTTGCATTTACCCCAAGCTTAATTAATACTAAGGTAAAGGTTATATACAGATATTATGCCTATGGCGCAGATGTCCAAACAAGAATAACTTCTGATGACTATCGTTATTCAGGAACAAGTAACCTGGCAAAAATAATGCCTCCAGTTATAGTACGTATAAACAGTTTAAATTATCGTGGACCTATTTCAGTGGCCCAAGTACAAACTGCTATATCAAACTATGTTAATAATAGTAGTACAAGAATTACGCGCGATGAGGTTGTAACCGCAGTATATTCGGCAGGGATAACTTTCGTGGATCTTGCCACATTGGATATTGAGACTATCACGACTAACTATAAACGGATAACCTCCGATCCTGCACAACTTGTTGGTGAATATATTAAACCAGATTTAGCTGGCTTTTTTACGGATACATATGATATGAATGGAGTTATTAAGTTATAATGATCCCGCAAATTACAAGACTTTGGGATTATGTTGGAACAGCCTGGGATAGTTTTGAGAACAAAGATGTAATAGAAACATTTTGGCTTGCTCTCCTAAGTGGTCATCAACATATAATGGAATACACTGGAAATGTACAATTCAGTCGTACAATAGACATGATGTATCCTACATATGACTATGGCCCAGAAAATTATATGATTGTGTATTCGGGAGCAATAGAGGATCTAACTGTGGGACCTATAAAAACTACTGTGGAGCAGGTGCTTAATGGTGGTTTTGAAATTAGTACTTCTGGTTGGTCTTATAACGCTGCTGCATCTCCGTTCTCAAGATCTAATACAGTAGTACATGGTGGATCGTGGGCTTTAAAGATACCAGGTACACAGAGAAGTAATGATGCAACTTATGTATTTGGTGGAACTCAGCGCGGATCTTCTACATTAACGGCGTGGGTATATATAGCATCTGGTTATCTGAGTACGGATTTTGGTTCAGTAGGCATGGCGGTTCAAGGACCTATTAAAAAATCTTTTCCAAAAGGAACAAAGGAAACTCCACTAGCTACAGATTTTTGGTATACCGCCACTATGGCGAGCGTACTTGCAAACCTGAGTATTCCTGGATGGCAAAAATTAACCATGCATATTCAAGCGGGTAATATTACACAAATACAAATAGTTAATACTACCAACAAAGATATTTATTTAGATGACGTATCATTTAAAACGTTGGCTTTATTTGAATACCCACTTCCTGATTTTACATATTCGGTGCCAACATTAACCTATAAATATACTTATAATGGAGTAGTTTATAGTGGGATTTATACACAAGACGTTGATTATGTTATGTCTGCCGAATTAAATTCTTTGGCATGGGTAGGTAGTGGAATAGTTCCAGACCAACGTTTTACTAATAAAGGTGTATTGATGTCCACGGCCGACCATGTGTATCGAATTAATCCGGTACTTGGGCATGTATGGGCTAAACAATGTGGGTTTAATATACCATCCATGTATTCACAATACCGGGCCTATGGACAAGATAAATATACGCATTTAAAACAATTTATTTGGTCACTTGATTATTATCAAAATCAAGCACCCAATATCACCACATTAAAAAATGCTTATGGCGTCGCTAGAGGATTGCCCTTTGCATATGAATCTGGGTTAATGAGCTATTCTCTTATTAGCGGTCTCTATACCACCTCAATCGGTGGATACTCACATATTTTTCCTTCTGGAGTAATGCCACTGGCTTCGGGATACTACAATAAATTTTCTGTACTTGTCAGTGGATTAGATTTATATGATTATACCACGAACCCAGCATTAATTGATAGCTATACAAATGTATATACACGTAGATCAACGCTAGTTTACAAAGTTAGCCCCACTTTATCGGGGATATCCTTTTCACAGGATTTTCTGGATTCTTATACGGCAAAGATAATGCCAGAACAAATACAATATTTAATAAAATAATGGATAAATCATGGAACGAGTAATAGTAAATGAAGGTACAAAAGTTGATCTGTTCAATCTGTTCGAAGATTTACAGAACTATACAGCAAGCAACTTTAATAGACTAGTCGGTCTTTTTATAGAGAGCTACGGTATTAATGCTAGTACGTTGGAGAATGGGCAAATATACCCATCTGATAACTCTCTACAAGTTACCGCATCAGCGGGCACATTTGTAAATGTGGCGGTTGGAGAGGCTATTACTTCGGGATTACATTATATAGGAATCACTACTCCTACAACAGTATCGCTTGTAGGCTTAGGTATTGGTATACATACATTGTATATGCGGCATCAATATACATATGGCAATCCTGTTAATGTAATGAGTGGTTTCGCAATCGGTCTTGTCGGAGGATCACAGAAAAATTCTCGTACACACGATTCTTATGCGTTTGTTTGGGATACAAGTCCCGCAGTTAGTGGAGTTATATTAGCACAAGTAAATGTTTTAGATGGTGCATATAACCACACCGTCACGGCAGATTATCGTTGGACTAATGTATTTAAACTTGCCGCTAACGCTATGCCAGGATGGGATATAGTTAGAAAAAATTATCCGGGTGTACAAACAATGGCGTCCGGTATTCAAGCTGCATCCTATATGGTCAAGAGTACCTTAACTCCTAGCAATTCTTTTTTTCTGACTACAGGTAGCGGAATTAATACTTTAACAGGGTCAGAGGCCACCTCATTAAAAGCTTTAAGTCATATCCAAAATACAGATACATATACTACAGCGTCTGGTTTTTGGGTAGGCGGCGGTCCAGGTGTAGGGGCACTTGTTCTAACTGTGGCTGATGATCCTATGATGCCATTAAATCTTCGTATAACAGATATATCTCCTGTTACGTTAAGTAACTATCGACAACCCGGATACGAAACAAAGCTTGCATTACCAGTTGCTCAAGGGATAATTTCCCATGACGCTGCATTCACGATCAGATGGAACTGGGATAATGTATTGATTAATAGTTTTGATGGTACTAATATTATGACAGTTGTATTAAATCCTGGTCCTATTCATAGTGTAGTTGTTAATGCATTAATAGGATATCATTTTTGGCACCCTGCAAACTTTGATTATGTAGTAACGGCTAATACGGCAAGTGTATTACAGGTTGCGGGATCCAATATATACACCACACAATTAACGGTACAACCATACAAGCATACTACTAATATAAACACATTAGGACTTTTATTTTCTGGATCCCCCACAGCGGGATGTATACATAGTAACGCTATTCATTATGAAATAAATACACAAGTTTTTGCAGTACATCAAATGACTGTGCGAGAAGAACGCTATGAAAGTACTATAGTTGGAATAGATATTCCAGATAGTTTAATAACTAAAGAAAATTACTACTTAGGAGAATCAATAGGAATAAATATACGTGCACGAACTATGAATAAAGTGTCTGGATGGCAAACTTTGCTTGGGGGCTCGTTCACAAAACCTTCGCCATGGAAATCTCCGGTGTACTATGAATTTCCAACGCTTGTACAAATCCCGGATATCTCTTCAGTTGGGGCCTCGGTCTCTGCTTCAGCAACTACGGCTGGATTCGTAGTGAATATAAATGGATGGACTTTAGCCACTGCGTTTGAATTGGTGTGGTCTACTGATGCTAATAGTACGGATTTTACTAATACAAGAGCTTTCCGCACGGTAAGTTCTTCTAGAACAATAGATATTAGTACCACTGATTCAGCAAAATATTATATAAAAGTTCGACCACTCATTTCTGGACAGGCGGTTGCTGATCCTTTATCGGTAAATGTCACATCAGGGGCTGGAGGAATGGGAGTTATAATATATTCATTTGGCCCAGTACGTTCACATTTAAGAAGCTATTCCGGAACCCTTGGAGGATTGGCTACCGGAAGTTATGGATATTCTTGGACCGTTTCTGGCCTGGCAAGTCCCGCTGGAACTTCCTATTCTGGAGTGCTTAGTGATTTTCCAACTATAGAGGGGGAAATTTTAACAGTAGGCAATAATGATTATACAATAGATTATATGATCCCAGACTGGCCGGGCAATGGACCTGCTGCTAATTCTCTTGTATTATTAGATTCCACAGGTGCCCAAGTATCGACTGGGCTGGCTGGACAAGCTTTTACAATAGGTGTATCAAAATTTGCACGAGAACTAATAACATGGACAGGCCCAGACTTTGACTTTACAATAACACAAATTGAGGTTTCTCAATATGGCAGACCCGGATATAGTTTATATCCTGTAGCTCCCGTTGTACGAGTATATCCTCTAGCAATGGAATCGGATGCGGATTCGGTTATATGTAGCACAAGTGGACAAATTAAATATACACAGCCTGCAGACATTTTTATAACTCAAATTAATGGAAATCGTATAGTACGTATTGATGCTTATGACCCTAGTGGAGTAGCGGGTGCAAATAAAATGGGCTTAGTCGCCGATATCACATTAACTTATATGAAAGCTGTAACACATACAAATATTACTAAAGATTTTGTAAGCTAATTTATGCTAGATAATTTATCCATAGCGCAACCTAATATAGATAGACTGACCATACTTAATTCAGGTACGATCACTCTTATAGAAGATTTATATAGAGATGAGTTTGTATTAGATCGAAGTCGAGTTAAAGTAACTGTTGCTTCAGTACAGGTATCTGGAGTTATTAGTAGACTATATTATGAAATATATGGTGGGGATTTAAAGGCTGATAATGTTATAACATTTATTACGGCTCCTTCTGGCACCGAACTAATTGAAATAGCCGGTACGAAATATAGATTTGCTAACAGTCTCTCTGGTATAAATGATGTGCCAAGAAAGAATACAGCTTTAGGAAATGCAGTAGCTTTATACCGCGTATTAAATATTGCTGGTTTATCTGGAGCTGATTATTATTCAGGACAAAATGCAAACATATATGTATCGGGGTTATTAGCTGATAATCCGTTGTATATTCAGGTGCGCGTATCCGGTATAATTGGAAACACTTATACTATACGTAGACAAGCTTCATCTAGTGCAATAAAAATATATAATTGGAAATTTACTAAGGGTATGGTACAGGACCTAACAGATGCGATACAATATGGATACGTTGCATATTCTGGGGTTAACGGAACTACCTATTTACCCGAAGTACCATCTTCCGATTATGGCAATATATACTATGTGCGCTTATATTTTGCTAATAATAGTGGATTACAAGCCTTAAATACTGCGCAACAATTATCGGACTATTGGTTATATACCCCGACATTTTATGGGCGTACCTCATTACCTTATTATGCCGAAGTATCTGGACTTATAGGATCAGACTTAGTAGGAGGAAAAATTCCATCTATAGGAGAACTATCATTAAATTGGCGTGATATGATAGCATTCTCTGGAATTACGGCTATGTTAGCTTCGCCAACTACTTCGGGAACACCCACCCAGTCTACTGACTATTATGATATGATAGAGTTGGGACAAAAATTTCATTACATAGTATTTGTATTCAAATCTGCTGCGGGCTCGTCCCCACAACGAAGCTGGCCAAGACCTCAGGATAATAATGGTACTTGGTATTATGCTGGCCGTACGGAAAAAATTTTTACTAAAGTAATCATGCCTTTTGGAACTACGTATTCTGTTTGGGTAGGTTTTGGAAATGCTGGTACACTACAAACATCAGGACTTCCTTTTGATGTTGTTCATCCACAGATATACCTGGAATAACTATGGCATATTTATTAAAACGAACCGCCGATAGTGTAGTATATGGAACAAAAATAAAAAACGGCTCGCTTGTTGTAGGTGCCTATGTTGTTCTATATAACTCTACTACCTCCGCACTTCTCGGACAAACTACAACCGATCAGTATGGTCGCTGGTCATTTATTTTAAATACTATTTCTCCCACACCAGGAACATACGAAGTACGTTTCTATGGTTCTGGATTAACCTCTTCTCTTCCTCCCGCAGGTGACTGGGAATTCGTCGAAGTCATTGATCTCTCGGCAGTTACAGCTTCTGCAATAACCTATCGTGGAATATGGAATGTTTCAAAACAATACTACGGTACATCTACATATCATGAAGCTGTAAAAGCTCCCGATGGTAAATATTACTATTCAATAGCTAACAGTTTAGGTGTATCCCCTCCCAATGCTACTTATTGGACATATTTTTCTGACCAATTTTCATCTGTAGCTACCGACCTTCTCCTCGCGCAAGATGTAGCTGTAGGACGAACTATAACTCTTGGTACAGCATTAGACGATGGTGGCGCTGGTGGGATATTGAAAACTGCTGGTGTGGGGACGTTGTATACAGGTACTGGAGGATTTTATGTTAAAGGTTCGGGACTTAGCGAACTTCGAATAGGGACGGTGAATGGTAGCTCAGCTTTGATCAGCGGTATTCTATGGGACGGCCCAAACGGTGTATTTGAAATTCGCTCGAAGAATTTTGTAGTAGATCGTTTTGGAAATGTAATATTGAGTGGTACTATAACGGCGGCGTCTGGCATAATTGGTGGTTGGAATATAGGCCCTACTTATTTATATAGTAATGTAGGAGCAGGTGCTGGACTAGCTCCAAAAGAGTATCCTTTTTTTGGCGGTGCTCTATATGCTTCACGTGCAACTGCTCCATTTAGAGTTGATACTTCAGGGAATATGTGGGCTACGGCCGGATATATTGGGGGAAATAGTACTAGTGATGGTTGGCAAATTACTACCGGATCATTAAGTACAGGGGATATACTTATAGTGGACGAGTACTTTCAAGTTAGTGCTGCCCTTAAACGTTTCGGAGTTGGGCCTTTCTATGCAGGCATGTTTACTCACTATAGTGGTAGTGGTCGAGATGCTAGATCGGGAGTTCTTGGAACCACTTCAGAAAACGTTCCAGCAATTTATGTATCTGCCAATGTTGAACCCCCAATTATAGATTTTGACACCATTGCTTTTTATGTAGATCAGTATGGTGGAATGAAGGCATCGCACATTGATCTACTGCAAACTGCCTACTCCACCACACTAATATCTAATAACTTATTAAATACAGTAATTAAAAAAGATATTATTGTAGGAGATATAATACCACGAAGCTTTAATACTTTAGGTAGTGGAACTGCTTTGGGTTTTGATACACTAACTGGATACTGGAAACCGTTCACATACACTAAGGCTATAAGACAAAAAATTGATGTGTTCCCAGATATATATCAGAGTACTTTAAGTGGCTGTCTTAGTACTTATGGAACTGTTAATCTTACTACATCCTTTCCTATATATGCTACTGATGCGGTGATGGTGTTTGATCGTAACGATTCGACTGGATATAAAGGACTATCGTTACGCGGACAAAACCGAATTAACAGTACAGGGTTTTTAACAGGCGGTAACTCTCTACTTAATTTATACCAACTAAGTAATGAAGATGCAGCAACACAAACCGTAGAAATTTTTCATAGCCTCTCAGGTATCACAAGTGAAGTACAAAAAACACTTTTTATTAGTTCCACTGGCTACGGAGATAATAGAACCATATACGTGATGGCGGACTCGCGCGTTGAAAAACCCAATGCTATACATGCAGCGCGCGGTGTATCGGCAGAAGCATATTCCAATGCCAGTGGTTTGGCTTATGGTGTACAAGGATATGCGTATGGCAACGGAGGCACAAGCCGTGCTGTTGGTATTGTTGGTTATGCATCTGGTGGGGGAACTGGTGGAACATACGCCGGTTTATTTGATAATGCCCCGGTACAATTTAGATCGTACGAAGAGCTATGGGAAATCGCAGCTCCGGGAACGCCTGCTACTGGAACAGGATTTCTTTACCCAAAAGCAAACCATCTTTTATATTGGAAGAGTCAAGCCGGTATTGAGTATGATTTGACTGGAGCAACTACAGGCTCTGGAATAACAAGTTTAAACGCACTCACTACCAGTACTCAAAATTTTGTACCCGGTACAGCGGGATCCACTTTTAATATATCCTCTGCAGCCAGTACGCACACATTTAATATTCCGAATGCGGCGCTTTCGGCTAGTGGGTTAGTTACTACAAGTGCCCAGACGTTTGCAGGAGACAAAACCCTTCGAAATTTTTTAATCTTCGATACCTCTAATATTGCTCCTCCAAGTGGAAGTACTCGGTCACTTGGTACTCGAGCTGTTCTATATTCACAAGTTGGTGGCGGTAATGCAGACTATGCGATAGGAATAGATAATGGATCATTTTGGCTTAGTCTTCCACTTCCTGACTCTGGATATTCATATCAATGGTATGGTGGTACAACAAAAGTAATGACTCTCGACGCGACTGGGGTATTAGCAATACTTGCTTCTGGAGTTAGTACGAATATTAGTAATTTTATTGAACTCAATGAAATTATCGCCCCCATTTCTCCTGGTGCTAGTAAAGGAAGATTATATGAAAAAACAGATAGACGACTTTACTTTAAAAACGCAACAGGAACAGAGTATGATTTAACTTCATCGGGCATAACCGCATTAAATGGTTTAACAGACCCTGGACAAACATTAGCTACTGGAACCGCCGGCTCAACATTCAACATCGTTTCGTCAGCAGGAACACATACGTTCAATATACCAGTAGCTGGAACAACTGCTAGTGGTTTGATGACTACGAGTGCTCAAACATTCGCTGGAAATAAATCCTTCAGTGATACAATAGATGTTGGTGGCGGTACTCTTTCCTCCGCTGGATTTAGCTTCTTACATCCTACACAAAACTGGATTGACTTTAAAACTCCAGGAATTAATCCTCCAACATATACTACGCGTTCTACGGGTACAAAGATAGCTCTATACAATGCACTCAACTCAACACAAGTTGACTACGCTCTTGGAATCGAAATTAATACTCTCTGGTATTCAGTACCACAGTTTGCTGCTACATATCATCACAAATGGTATGCTGGAACTTCAGGCATCATGGACCTCTCCGGCCAAGGAGATCTTACAGTTGCTAAGCACATCAACGCTGGTGGCTTACTACAGCTTCGTGGAGCTGACGTAAACGTAGCCGGCACTCTATCGAATGTTGCTTACCTCAATCAAGCAAATACTTTTACCGCTACGCAAAATATGTCTGTAGCCGGAACCTCTACAACTCCAGCTGTATTATTAGGTGGGACAACCCAACGTTGGATAGATTTTGGTGCGATTGGAGCAGCGGCTCCGGCATATACAACAAAGTCTATAGGTATAAAACTAAATTTATTTGAAGGTATATCTTCAACTCAAGTAGACTATGCAATAGGTATTGAAGCAAATACGCTATGGTATTCTACACGACAAGCAACCAATGCATTTTTTCACAAATGGTATGCTGGAACTTCTGGTATTATGGATATTAGTGGTGTTGGAGACTTGCGTGTATTTCATAATCTTCATGCTGGAGGAACCGGTATATTCATGGGGCCCGTAGGAGTTGGAGAGGCTTCTCCGCGATTTTCCCTTGAAGTGCTCGGAGACATTGGCCAATCGATGTCACGAAGAGAGATGCGGGTGTTGGTGAACGCAGGTGCTACAACTATAAGTACACTTGGTTTAGCTGCTGCTCCCGCCATCAATGCCACGCTTAGCAATGCAGATTCGACTGACGGTCCGTGGCTTAATCATGCCACAACTGGTTCTGGTGGACACACAGAAGTAATTAGTGCCTTTACTGTTATACGTAGAGATTGGGAAGTTGAATATGTAACCCGAGTAAAAACAGATGCCACAACTATTGCTGGGCTTAGATATTGGATTGGACTATTTGAGACTGATCCATCAGCTGTTACTCGTACAGGTAATTTTAATACGATATCATTCAGCTATGATTCAGCACTGGACAGCACAAATTTTTGGAGAACCTGTACTTCTATAAGCGCGGGAACGTGGACTACTAACACAACAACTGCAGCAATTGCGGCCAATACATCTTATCAACTAAGGATAATTTGTAATACAGCTAATGCAGATGTAAGGTTTTACGTGGATGGTGTATTAGTGACTACGCATACTACTAACTTACCTAATGCAGCGGTCTTAATGGGTTATGGTAATGTTGTTACCGCCCTCACTGCGGGTGTTCGCAATATAAAGTGGAGTAGAATTTTAATAAGACATAATTAAGGAGAAATAAATGCCGTTTAATAAAGAAAGTTCACAAATTCCTTCCACTATAGGTAGTTTTTCCGTTGTTATAAATACTCCAAACGGAGTGGCCCCAGCAACAATTAATGCCTTTGTGGATGTACTTGCAGGAGATGGAAGCATCATTCGTAGGGTTAGCTTAGATTTATTACCCCATTTAGCAGGTGCACAGATAACAACTATAGAGACTTTTATGGCTAATTTAAGAACTAAAGCTGTTGTTGAAATGATTTAATGCTTGATACTTTTATAATAATTTCGTATAATAATACATAAACCAATACCAATAACTATGAAATATTATCAAATCTTAGAAGTTAAAAATGCACTTACCGACTTAGGTCGCGAGCGTTTACCCATTGCATATGAAGTAGCGAAAAACATTCGCATATGCAATAAAATTATAGATGAGACTGCAGAGCTATCAAAAGATATGTTTGAGAAATTTGCAGATAAAGGTTCTGATAACAAACCTATCATGGTGCCTGATGAAAAAAATGGTAATCAGCCTACAATGAAAATTACCGATGCTGTTAATTTAGCAGCTTATCAAGAAGAAATAATGAAGATCTTAAATGCAGATCATAAAGTGGAATTTATCAAGATTTCAAAGATTCGTATTCAAAGTGAAAAATTAACGGCCTCTATGATTGTGCCGCTAATTGATGCGATTATAGAATAATGGATTATCGATGCCAAAGAAAGCTACCGCCAAAGAAAGACGCCATACTACGGGCAAATTGAATGACGGCGTTAAAGAATATATAGATGGGGTCACAATGAAAATACATGATGAGTTAATATCTAAATTAAATGTTATTGATAACCGTGATAAAGCTCAGTATGATGCTGCAAAAAAAATAATACTGGATACTAATGCAGTATTTGATCGACGGCAACAAACTATAGAAGATACCGTATCACGAATGGAGATCGCATTAAACACGGTGCAGAAGGAGCGTGAGACTACAGATATTAAACTAACTACTTCTATAGCAAACATCCACAGAGAGTTTAGAACCCATATACACGATGAAACAGATGAGTTTAAGCAAATAGCTTCTAACCAACTTAACATGGCAACTAATATTGCTGATATCCAAACCACATTAAATACTGTATCAGCTAATGGAAATAAAGGATTGCACGCCTCTTTACGTGATCTATATGAAAAAAATAGTGAGGTTCATACTGATTTAAAGGAAATAAAAATCCTGTTAGCTCCAGCACTTGATCGACATCAATGGTGGGAAAGTACAAAGAAAGTATTTAAAACTTCCGGTATATTTACTATAGTAAAAAGTAAGGTTGGCCGCCTGGTATTATTATTATGTATACTATTACTAGTGAATACCGTTTTGCATCCATTTTTTGGTGGTAACTTTGATCTACAGAGTATCCTGGAATTTTTTGGCATTGGAAAGGGTTAATATATGAATTGGATTGAGCGCCAGATAGAGTGGGGAAAAAGTTTTCTTAGCGAGTCTTATAAAATTGGAGTTGCCGGAAAAGCTTCCTCACGCAGAGTTATCGAGCTCGGCGTTGTATGGGCATTTATATTCTCCTATGTTAAGATCGCAATTGCTTCTGCAACTGTGATCGATATTCCAACGACTTGGGGGATGGTTATATTAGGAATCCTGGGAATCAAGGTTTGGGATAAAATTAAAAATAAAGATATATCAGAAACTAAGCCATAAAATATTGCTGTTGAGTTAAAAATGTTAAATACTCTACGCAAATAAAAGTAAAAGTATAGAATAACAAACTGTTTATAAGGAATAAATAATGAAAAAGTTTGCAGGGATATCGTATGATGTCACAGATTTAGTTTCCGATGGGAGAATTGAATACCTTGTTTCTCTTACAAAGGATGACGCTGATGACTTAATAAAGAATGCCCACATCCCCTCTAAAGATGAGGTAGAAGCTATGCCATCAGAAGACTTTGCCGTCATTCTGTATCATCCGCATACGGGCTTTCTAAAAAAATTCGCATGCCATGATAAGTATGTAACAAAGTTAAACATAAAGATTCTTCAGGATACAAATCAAAATTATCCCGATGAGATCTCCAAGACAGCGGCGTTTTACTTGACCAAAGCAGCGAAGCATTTTCGGCTTGAAGTGCCAGAGAATTTAAAGAAATTAGCAGAAGGAAAACATGTAACAAATATTGTAGACCTTGATGAGATTGATCGCACAGGGTGGTATAAAAAACATACGTCTCAAATAAAGGTAGCTGAATCTAAAGAATTTGCTTTACCAGAAGTAAAAAAGTATCCTATTGATACTGCCACATTAACGAAGACAGCTGTGCAGTACTTCGAAAAGAATGCAACTAAGTTATCGCCTAAAGATGCTATTACCTATGCTCTCAATGTAAAAAAAGCATCAAAAAAATTCTCTGTTGATACGACAGATACACGTATTGAAAAGTATGCGGCTCTTACTGCATCACATTTCAACGACGATTATAGAGAACACATTCGCTCAAGAAAGATTTTCACCACCGAAGATAATCGTGGCATCTACGAAGAGCTTCTTGATCATGCTGAAGATTTTGGAGTAATAAAAACAGCAGAAGTTCTCGAACATATAGATAAAACATTGGATGTATATCGTGAATGGGGACATGATATTGTAGATCCTTATATATCTGTTTTAGGCATGAAGAAAGAAGCAAATTGTAGCCATAAGGGTAAAAAGATACAGGTATCTATGCTAAAGAAAGCTGCAGAAGGTATCGTAGATTCTGGCACACTTAGAGATTTAGACGGCCCTGAAGCTGCGTTTGTATTTGATTCACTTCCGACACCCATAAAAGATAAGATAATTAACAACATATAATGCACCCAGCACTAAAGGCTCTTATAACGAGCCAAGAAAATATTCTCGAGCCGGAAACTATAAGACAGTTCGAACCAGGCATGAGCGAAGAGGACGTTAATAAAATATTAGCGTTAGCTACTCTTTATAAGTCTCGAGTCTTCTTCGAAGATTATAATTCATTTGAGGATATTACACAAGCATTGAACGGATTAGTTCCAACCCCCAATGTATTGCAAGGATGCTCACCCGAACAAATATGGTATGCACTTGATATGGCGCATAAATTATATCCTGATCGTGAATATAGTCTCGAAGTCCTAAAATATATAGAGTTTATATTCAATGAATCTGGTGTATTTATTTATCCGAGCTATCTTCCAATTGATAATCCATATTTTGATAAGGCTGTAGAGCTTGCAACCAATGGTCCCTTCCCTTTGGGAGAGACTACTGAAGAAATTCAGGCGGCAAAGTACCTCGCAATACAAGCGTACTTAACACAAAAAAAGGACTAATAAGCTATGCCAACACTTCCATTTGATGGGACAGCTCTTTCGGCTTCGGACGCAACTATAGCAACATACAGCCGGCTCCAGTATCCCAACCCATTCTTTGATTTATCCAGGCATTATTTTCCAAAAACAGTTAAGACACTGTTTAAATATTGCCGTATCTTTTTTTATCAAAATGAATTTATCAGTAATGTTATCACCAAGTTAGCCGAATACCCTGTCACTGATTTCCTCTACGAAAATATTCAGGACAAAGAAGTTAAGGCTAACTATAAGGAGTTAATAGATCACCACCTCAATTTAAAGTCATTCCTTATTGAATGTGGACTGGATTACTTTACTTACGGTAACTGTATCATCTCTGCAAACATGAAGTTCAAACGCTTCTTGCAGTGTCCTGCGTGTAAAGAAATGTTACCTGCAGAAAATGTAAAATTTAGATGGGTAAATTATGCCTTCATTGGTAAGTGTGAAAAATGTAGCGTCGAAGGAGTAACCTTCAAGATAGTCGATAAATATTTAAAGAGCCCGCGGTTCTTAAAATTTATACGCTGGGCCCCAGAAAATGTTAATTTAGATTACGATGATTTGACTGGCGAAACCGTGTACTATTACACGATGAACGATAAAACAAATAAAGCTATACGAGAAGGCAAGCCCGAAGTTCTGGTACGAGTCCCTAAAATTTTCATTGATGCTATCAAGAACAATAAAAAAATAGTACTTGACGCACACAACCTATTCCATCTGAAACGTCCTACTCTTGCCGAAGAAGATCAGGGCTGGGGCAAACCATTACTCCTTCCCACTATGAAAATGCTTTGGTATATGCAGACATTACGCAGAGGAAATGAAGCCATAGTAGCAGACCATCTTATCCCTAACCGTGCTGTATTCCCTTCGTCTCAGGGCAACCTCGATCCATTTACACAGCTTAATATGGGTCAATGGAGAAGTAACGTCGAAGATCAAATACTCAAGTGGAGACGCGATCCTAATGCGATTGGCATATTCCCTATACCTATTGGATATCAATCCCTTGGTGGAGATGCACGCGTACTTATGGTTACTCCCGAGTTAAAGTATCTTGAAGAGTCAATCATCAACGCGCTCGGTGTTCCGGTTGAATTTATTAAAGGCGGTTCTACATGGACCAGCTCTTCGGTATCTCTACGGATAGTAGAGAACCACTTCCTTACATACCGGGAAGAGCTCGACAAATTTATAAACTATTTTATTGTGCCTAAAATCCGGTATTTTTTAGGCTACCCTCCTGTAACAGTTCGTCTAAAGAAGTTTAAAATGATGGATGATTACCAAACTAAAGAAATTATGTTGCAGATGTCACAGCTTGGGAAGCTATCGGATACTACCTTCTATTCTGAGATGGGTATGGATCCACAGGAAGAGATAGAGAATCGGCGTCAGGAAGCAAAGGTACAAACAGATATACAGACGCAATCAATGCTTGCTCAAGCTGATGCTCAAGGTAAGTCACTGGTTCTGCAGGCACGGTACCAAGCGAAAGCACAGTATGATGCTATCGAAGAGACAGCCCGTATAAAAGAACGTAAGTTTTCTCCTGAGCTTATAAAAGAATTACAGCTCACAGACATTGATCCCTCGGACTTTCTGGAAAAGCAATCGATTATGATCGAAGGATTGGATCCAGCTAAACAACAACAGTTACTTGAAATATACCAACAAAAGGCTCCGGTAGCATTTGGTTTTTTAATGAAAAGATTACAAGGACTGTCCGGGCTAACTCCTGAAGCTATGGCGCAGCAACAAATGGAAGCAGAGAGTATGAAGCAGCAAGATAAGATGCAAGGTAAACAACACGAACGAGATATGGAAAAAGCAAAGGTTGAAGAGAAGCATTCAAAGACCGAGCACGAACGTCATATAGAACGTACATCAGTTGATATGGCAAAGAAAGAACATGCTGCACAAGTAGAAAAAGAAAATCCAAAGGAAGAAAAAAAGAAATGATGGAAAAGTACGGGGTAGTAAAAGAAGTAGTGATGGGCGAGGTACGTTTTCAAGTACCCCTTAATGCTACAGAGGAAGAAATAATAAGGGAAGGTGATGCTAGAGGAGTTGAATTTGAGAAAATGGCTTCTTGGAAGGAGGTAGACGATGGAGGAACGGAGAGTGTCCACATTCGATCTGAGCAATCTACAGGAGAAAATTGAGTACGAGAGGATCCTGAACAAGTACGGGATTATTAAAGAAGAGTTCGCGTATATGAGGGACAGTACTCCAAAAGTTACTGTCTGGTATGTAGTGGAGGATGAATAAAAAAGGCCCTTATTACAGGGCCTTTCTTTTTTGCTTTTATTTTTTTATTTTGTAAGGAAGATAATGAATTATAGTGGAGCTATATAATATCAAAGATACAATTGTTGCAAGTGTCATTGTTAATGGTGGTGGTGTAAATATAATGCCGAGTAACATTACTGCGTAGCAGACTATACGTGCACATATTAAATGTACTAACGCATAGATGCCTATTTCCGGTATTATAGTATATTGTAGAAGTAATTTACCGATGAAGGAGCCGTAATTAAATTCCTTTTGGCTCATTAATTTTGTAAATACCAAAGTAGCTATCAATGCCTCAACAACTATACCCATAGCATATGGTAGCCATATCAATGGTGGTGAAACAAAAATAAAGGTTAGCAATACTGCAAGTCCGCTATAGGGTACGCGTATTTTAAGCATATTCTTTCAACCAACCGAGCATCTGTGCCCGTTTTTCGTCCCACATAAAGTTCTTGTAGACACGATCAATGGCAGCTTCATTAAGAACTCTTTTCCGTCCATTGGCTACCCATTTTTGATATTCTTTTTCTAATGCTTCAACATATAGCCTTGTATTAACAATTGGGCGAAGATGCCCATTGTCCATTGCAATATTGATGTGTGCAACGTTCGGGATTATGTGGCCTGTTTCTCCAAGCATTTCTGGAATTGAAGAGTTGTTTGGAGCAATAGTTGTAGTGCCTACTGCAGAGGCTTCAATCAGCGACAGCCCTACGCCTTCACCAAGAGCAGTGCTAAGATTAACATCTGCCATGTTATAAAACCCATTCAATTCTTCGTCCGAAATAGGATTAGCATATACGTTACCAGCGAATGCGGTAATAGTGTTGTTGACATCGGTGTTCTCGAAGCCTGCATTAATCATGTGTGCCTGAAGAATATTCGCGCGTCCAGGACCCATCATACGCTCTTGTGTATTACAGTGTAAATAAAGAATTGCATCCTGATGCCCCCCATGCTGTTCAATAACATCAGTGGCCGCACATCCGTTGAGATCGCATGTTGGGCGAGTTGCAACGTAGGAATTACCGCACTTGCATACTTTATAGCCCTTTGTAAAATGTGCCCACGCACGAAGTGTTCCAGGTATAAATTTTCTTGGTTGAAATCTATTGTTTGAAATAGCCATAAATTTATCATCCCAGCCACGTGCTTTACGCAACTGTGTTATTGCTACCTGTGGTAATGGGTAGAATATTTCGGTATTGACTCCGTGATATAGATATTCAATATTGGTTGTCGCAAGTTCGGGTATAGCTTCTTTTATACTTTTAATGCCCCATTTTGTATAGGTAACGAGTTTATTCATGCCTAACATGGTATTTCCCCACGAACGAGAAACGGGACTACCATCTATAGGAAAATAACCCACGATAGGGATTTTGTCATTAAATTTCTTTACAGAAGGCAATACGAAATCAATGTTGAATATATCTTGGAAAAGAAGAATGATGTCGGGATTGAAATCCGGCAGAACTCTCTGCATGCGATCGAGGCCAAGCATGTCCTGTAGATCGACGGGGTATATAAAGTACTTCGTAGTATCATAACGATGGATACCATAATAATTGACTCCGAGAATAGCAACTTCAAATTCTTGATGTAGATCTCTGAAGAGATTTTCTGCTACTATTCCGAAACCTGTTTTAACTGTTGGAGCGTCACCTACATGTTATCCTAAGGGCTTTTTATCCCTTAGTTCTTACAATTTTATTCTTGTAAGTCCAGCATATATTTTCAACCATTTTAAGGTTGTCGGGCACTCGTGCGAGCATTATATTTATTCAGCTCGTATGCGTTACACTGTCAATAGACCTTTAGCAATTCCATTGATTAGCACGGTATTGGCATTTCAGCGTTCACCGTTTTTGTCCGATTCATCATACAAGTTTCCTTGTATGCGGGCATTGCTACCAAATAAGTAACTTCTTTTTATTCATTTTGTAGTGTTGGTTAATGTTTTAATGTACCCCTATTATACGAAAAATATATGACAAAATCAAGTTTTGGCCAGCAAAAAATGGTTTTGGCCACATTTAATTTGGGCAAAATTTGACTCTTATTAGTTTTATTTGTATAATAATTTAGGAGACTACTATATGACAAAAATCGAAAGAAAAGAATACCAACGAAAATGGAGAGAATCTCACAAGGGATACTATAAACTATACTGTGAAAAAAATAAGTATCAAATAAGTGCCAATCGTAAACGATGGTGGGCAACCCATAAGAAAAAACATATAGAGTATGAAAACACAAGAAAAAAGAAATATATTTATAAGCCAGAATCAGAAAAAGTAAGTAAGCATAAGAACTACTATTTATGGGTTCATGCAAAACGTAGAGCTAAAAAAAGTAAGGTTCCGTTCACTATAAAAGTAACGGATATAATTATGATGGAGCATTGTCCATATTTAAATATCCCGCTATATAGAGGTAATAAAATACATTGTGCGAATAGTCCTTCCATAGATCGCATTGTTCCAGAGAAGGGGTACATCCCCGAGAACATACAGGTGATATCATATAAAGCAAATCTTATGAAGAATGACGCCAGTATCGATCGCCTAATAATTTTTGCCAACAACATATTAAGAATACATAGTTCTTGATAAGGTAAAAAAAATGCAAGACGATTATGCACCTTTTCTTTTACTTTAAATGTCACTACTTGGTATTGGTTAAATAAAAGGGGAGCCCAAAGACTCCCCTAATACTATTCGTTCCAGCCCAGTGTTTTCAACTGGAGCTTATATTGTTTTTTATTGAAAGATATCTTGCCAACGCAATTATTGCAATATTCCTTGCCGGCTATTGTACCACATCTTTCTTTTGTTTTTTTCCAATCATCATGTAACATATTGGGGCGTAAATCTCCGTGACCATAACTAAATAGGCCGGTAGATTTCGCTTCATCCCAAGTTATATCCTGTCGGTTCTTTTCAAACACGGCTTTACTTGTATAATGCAGGGGCGTCAGTAAAATGCCCGCTGATCCCATTTCTTTGAATACTTGTTTATGGAAATCAGTCATTGGCAATGTTATATCGGCCACTATACGTACCTGTGTAGGACAGCTTATTTTTTTATATTGAATAGCTTGCTGTAGTCGCCATTCATTGGTCGCGCCTTGCAAAACTGGACCTTTTTCTAACGCATCCGCTCCTAAGCTTATGTGTACAATACCTTGTGATTGTATTACGAGATTTGCTACCCTAGGATCGTATTCTAATATCTTAGATGTTACAACCGGCCTCATTTTGTATTTGACACAATACTCTAAAACTTGATATAATTGTGAGCGTGTGTTTCTATGACCACATTCAACATTCTTACCCAATCTTAAAATATGTGCTGGGTACTTTAGGGCTATTTTTTTGAATTCTGATTCTTTTACTTCCTTGACTTTATAAGCATCTGGATCTTTTTTATAGAGGTACGCAGCATAACAGTATGCACATGCTTTATCTCTATCTGCTTTTCCGGCTGCGTCTAAAGTGACAGAACAAACATTCGATTCAATATCTAAATTGAAATCTAAAATACATAGCTCATAATGTTGCCCTTTTCCGGGCACTATTTTTGCTACGGGATTATTTGACACTTCCTCGACTCACCCCTGCTATATACTCATCGCGTTCGATAAGTCTTGCATAGAGTAAGCGACCAAAGGGTATTTTCCTTACAACGTTGAGTAATCCACCGATTGCTTCTTTATCGGAAGCTTTTACCCAAATTGTTTTCTCGAATTGTTTTTTCTTTTTAAGCGATCCGCATGTAACTCTCGCTCGATAATACTTCATTCTTTAGTGGTATTCCTCAGTACTTAACCTTACACCTTATATATCCTTGCTTATGCTTTTTTCAGGTATTTCTCGATCCTATCATAAAGAAGGGTCGCTATTACAATTGAAAGAGTTGCAAACGCAAATACAAACTCTTTTCTCTGAATATGCATAGCCGGTGTGCTGGTCTTTGATTACGAAGTATGACAGTACAGTATGTAGAACCTGTTAGCCTCGTCGATCAGTATATTTATAGCTTCGTCTATATCTCGTAAATCTACGAGTAACCGGGATATCACAACGTTCTCTTTTTGTTTTAATCTGTAATTGAACCCCGGTATTTTTGTCATTGATAGGTGAATGTTGAGCGGCTTGCTCAACTCTTGTTGCAGTTCCCTTGTAAAAGCATGCCCTTTGTCTAATAATTGGTAAGACCAACTGATTCTCATGGGATGTACTAAACGATCACCAGTAAATGACCATTTCTTTACATGTGCCAAGGGCATTAGAGCGGAGGCATAGAATCCAATCAAAGGTATATCGAATTCTAATCTTGATAATTTTTGTTGCTGAAACAACTCGTCCATTACACTACATCTATGTTCAAAAGTTGTTGGAGTAATTGGTTGCCCCGAGACGGGTTGAGAGATCGGATCCATTCTATTTGGCCCCTTAATTGCTGAAAATTTGTGGTGGTTATTGTGATGCCACTGTGTTTCAAATTATGAAGCTGGGCACGTAGATTTCTCCAAACTTCTTTTCTTATACTTGTTTTTTTATTGACCACAACGCCGGTTATTTGTTGCCTTTGATAATATCTTCTTATTTTTGTCTTTTTTTTATTCGGACGCAATCCATACGCAAAAATGTGTGAATATACGGTTGCCTTTAATTTTAATATGTTTGGAGTATCGCCTGAAATTGCAATATCGTCTGCATAGCGCGTAATGGATACGTTGTGCACTGTTGCTAGATCTGATAATTTTTTATCCAGTCCTAAGCATACTAAATTTGATATAATTGGAGAGGTAGGCGCACCTTGTGGCAGGGAGCTATCATAGCACATTAAGTTTGTAATTATGTTAACATCTTCTTCTGTGTATGCAAAAAGTTTTTGTTGCTGGAATAACCAATTAAGAGTACCGTTAACACTAAAATCCATTATAGAGTTAAAAAAATCTTTTATGTCCAATGTTACGATAAACTTTTTTCCTACGTGCTTTTCAGCGTTTGTTCTTGGGCTCTTGCCGTGTACAAATCCATGCGCGATTGGATGCGCTTTAAAGTGGTATAGTATATTATCTACTATTGCACGCTGTATCGATTTTAGTGGTTCTTGTGGAGCATCGATTCTGCGAGTCTTTCCATTCCTTTTTTTTATTCTGTAGGTGATATAATACCTGGGGATATCTTGTGTAATGATTTCTAAGGTATTCTTATCATATCCTAAAACTGTGTATATATCTTGCATAATAAAATAATAGACCTGTTTCCTATGCTATTGTTGGATTTTTCGTTAAGGCGTTCCTTAATGAAAAATTAGTTATGGAACGGTGTGAGTCCTACTTTATAAAATTGTTCGTAAATTATTTAGCTGGAGATTAATTAGAAAGTTGAACCCTAATTAACTCGAGGTAAATTATTTTAGGGAAATATTATAAAACAGGTGAAGCAGTGCGGAATTCCATAACGGCAACTATGTTCTACTGACGTAATTCACATTTGCCACCAGAACGATACGCTCTGGATATCGCGTTAACACAGTACCCCACGAATTTAATCATGGGGCATTATGTTTGGCGAACCATAGAAAACAGGCCTATATAATCAAATAAGTTTACGAAGTGTACGCGCAGTTTCTATCGCTTCGAGTAGTAACAGCTCGGCGTTATCTTCATCGATCAAAGCTTCTTGATCTATGATAGATGTACAAATTCTATACATCTCTTTTCGTTTGTCTTCCATAGAAATGGAAGGCTTAAATTTTGCACCTAATTCTTTTTCCGTGAGTACCTGAAAAGTATTGTCCGGAAAGGTAACCAGGAAATCGCCCGCAACAACGATTTTTTCAAGTGGCTGAGGAATCTTTATGCGTAAGAGGATTTCGCTGGTTATTTTCTGGACGACGACTTCTGGATTAATGTAACGATACTTCATAATGCTCCTATACTATCCGGATGTCCGGTTTTCGAGTCATATATATTATTAACTTACATAACTTACTTACACCACTTATGTGGTATTGCCTGCTGCAGTTGTTTCCGGGAACCGGTTCCTTATTAGATGATGCCCGGTATGTTTTGCGACACGTGTTTGTTGGTGTGAGTCCTAACGTTGTGAATTTCGATCGATAAGTGAATGAGACTTATATTAGATGTGTGCCCCACGTTACGTGACAGGTTATGCATTAGCGTGTTCGGATCTTGATATCCATTTTGCATGCATCGCTCGCGTTTAAAGGCCGGTCCTTGTAATGCTAAGCGCTGGTAAAAGAATAAAGACGCCGTGTAATAACTAGTGGTCTTATTTCATCTTTATAATAGAGCACTGCGCCCCAGTCCAAAATTTATCGACTTCCATCACTTTGTACGTACTACGAAACATAGTACACAGTAATTGTAAAGCTATAGAAACACTATTAAATATCGAGAAATAATTCCAGAGCTATCTCGTCATTTTTATCTGATTCTCGAATATTGGAGAGTTTATCTACCCTATCCGAAAATTTTCTTACGGTGGCTATTGAGTTTTCATATGAGTCGATGAGTACCGAGTAAATGTTTACCTTGTTCTCACTTTTCCATTTTTTATACTCCTTAAGCCAGGGTTCACGTACAGCTGATTCACCATCTGTAACAAAAACAATATCCGCTTTTTCATACAGTTTTTCAGTACCGATTTTTTCCCGGGCTTTATCTAGCGGAGGTTCAAACTCTGTTCCACCACCTTCAAAATATTCGGCCATATCCAATAGTTGCTCCACATTGAATGGGTCGGCTTTAGAAAATTCATTGGTATGAAGATTTTGTTGTCTCCAGCCTGAAGAAAAATGAACGCAAAAGAAATCTCGTTTCTGTTCACGGGCTATCTCAAGAAGAACCAAGGCTACAGCTTTCGACCATATTTCTGGCAGTCCATCCATAGATCCAGAACTGTCAATACAGATTATAACTGGCCCTTTACCCTTCTTTTGTTTGCCCTGAATTTCATACTGTAACGTTTTACCTTCGAGTAAATCTAATAAGAATTGTTTACGTGTGGCTGGAAGTAATAAACGCATAATTTCTGAAGGAATGAGCTGACTAATATCATTTCCTTGCTTTAGACTATATACGCTATCAAGACCATGCTTAACCTTTTCTTTTCGATGCGTTTGTGCAAGTCTACGATATCGACCTGCTAACTTTGCTATTTGTTTTAACTTTGAACTGTTACGCAAACGATTTAATAATTCCATTTTCTCATGGGGCGATTTTTTCTGGAATGAATCGCTTCGCTCCAATCCCCAATTTGAAATCATTTCGCTTGTTTCTTTAATTGAATCTTTGACTTTGGCCGCCATACGTTCGATGGCCTTTTCAAAGTCTTTACGTTCAGTTAACTCTTCAAAGTTATCCATAGCCTCTTCATAACGACGCTCGGCTTCTTCCAGATCAATCTCTTCGTTTTGTTCGCCTCGAGGCCCACCAAATCCATCTTGACTGTCCCCCTGGGCTTTATCTTGCTGTTGCTGTGCTTGATCTAAAGTGCCTCCTGCCTTAATTAGTTCCTGAAGAGCTTCTCGCTCTTTCTTCAATTCCTTTACAAGCCGCATAGCTTCGTCGGAAAGAAGTTCGGTTCCAATTGTGGAGTTTACCACATCAAGTTGAGTCATCGCACGAAGCTCTTTGTACCGCTGAGATTCAACGAGTTGCTCCATAATCTTTCGATTAAGAAGAAAATCTCGTTTCATTGCCGCCGGTTCATTGAGTTCTGGTTCATATTTAAATAGAGCATCATACAAATCTTGCTGAAGTTGGGGAAATTGCTCATATTCTTTAGTTCCCTTTTCTTCGGTTTGTAAGAGTTTTGCGCTATGCTCTTTTAACTCCTGAAAATAACGAATGTCAAAGTTATCATTTTGTATGGAATATGGAGTGTATGCAACTTTGTCGTCTAAGAAGCCACCTTCTTGTGGAGTTAAGTCTCGCATGATTACACCTTAGCCTGCATTTTTGCAAGATCAACACCTAAAAGATCTCTTGCCATATTCATGTTCATATTCTCTAATTCTGTCTCCATTTTTTCCACCTCTACAATGTCTTGCTTTTTTCCAGCCATTGTACGCTTAAGTTGGGCAATTTGCATACGAGCATCACGAATTTTTTGTGCCGCTTCGATAACTGCAGTTTGTCGTTTTGCAGCATCTTTATGTTTATATACCAACTTCACTACATCCTGAACATCGTTGTATAAGGTGTGGATTTTATTTTTTTCTGGAGAAATCATTTCAAGAATAAGCGAATGTACACTCTTTTCTTGTTCCGGCTTATTCCAGGCAATATGACGATACATTTCAAGTTCGTCAATCTGAACAGCGTCTCTTCCATTTAGCCATGCTTCAGCTTGAAGTACCCGTATAGATGTTTTAAAGGTTCTGTCGGATACGGCAGTAATGTCTTTTCTAATTGCCTCGCGAACTTTTACTATGTGCGCGTATAGATTTTCATCTATTTGAATTTTTTCTATCTCTTCTTGCGCGGCACGAATATCCACCAAACTCACAGTTGCCTTTGGGGTTTGTTTTGCAAGCTGTAACATTTTAACGAAGCTGGAAGGTTCATGTATAGACTGCAAGTGATACTTTAAAATAAAGCGATCAAAGAAGGCATCCAGCCCATCATCGGTCTCAGGAATTTCGTTTGATGCGCCGGCAATTGTAACCAGGTCCAAAGGAACGGCTACACCGTCATTAAAGAATACTCGTTCGTTCAATACAGTCAATAGCGCATTGAGAATAGAACTATTTGCCTTGAAAATTTCATCCAAGAATGCTGTATTAGCTTCTGGTAATTTGTTTTTTGTAACCCGATAGTATCGTTCTTCTTCCAATCCTTTTAATGAGATAGGACCAAACAATTCTTCTGGTGTTGAGAATTTCGTTAGCAACCAACCAAAAAATTTGGAGCCCGTAATTCTTCGATTCCACTCATTAATGAGTAAAGACTTGGCAATACCTGCAGGACCAAGTAATAGTAAATTTGTTGACGATAATGTAGCCAACATAACCCCACGAATAGCTGCGGACCTTTCAACCAAAATCTGGTTCATTTCATGCTCTACAGCTAAAAATTTCTCTCTGGTACTGATCATCGACGCCCTCCTAAAAACATTTCTGGTGACATACTTTGTAATTCAATTAGTGTTCCGGCAAACTGTGGACCATATTTCAATAGCTTTCCAAAGATTTCTAATATCCCCCCCAAAATGCGTTGGATTTCTCTTTGTTCCGCCAAATCAATTGGTACGGGACTCACGAGCTTTATATACATATCTTCGGTCGCTCCATGTACAACAATTTCGTAAGGCTGGTTTTTTGGTACGGGATCCATGCCGAATTTTACGGCAAACTCTGTTCTTTGAGTTTCGTCAAATTTTATAGGGGCTGCTCCACCCAAAGTTAATAAAGGCTTGGTTGGTGAAATTGCCTGCCCTACTTGTGGTGACGTAGAATTTGTAAATGGTGCCACACCTGTCGGAGATGGAGAAGTTGCAGAGGCTTCCGCAATAGCATCAGCCACGTTCGGCATCGCTGCACGAAAAAACTTTTGTTTGGTATATATAATACCTTCTTCTTTCGTGATATTTGGGCGCCCATATTCAACAGGTTCTGGAATGGCCTGTTCCATATTCATGCTAACTAGGCTTTCCGCTAAACAAAACCAGCAGCGTCGTTGACTTGGATCAGCATTTTTCGCAAGCTCCTCATTTGTCATTTGTTCGCGTTTACATATAGGACAAATGGGAAGTTTGGTCAATTGGTCTGGAATTAATGACATTGTGTATCCTTAAATTGTTATAATAAAAAAAGCCCCAGCCATATGCTGGGCGATCTGACAGCGGAGGTAATAAAACCCCTATTTTGATATCCTACTTACCAGTAGGTTTTCGTTGCGTCACAAGGGATACATTCCCGGAACGCCATGCATTTTGATACATTTAGTATACCATTAGTTTATGGTTTAGTGAGATATAAACAGTTACCATAGAATCTTATACCACAAAAGTTATTGACTTTTACCTGGTTTTTTAGTATTATATATAAAAAGGCATAAACAATCTATGGTAAATAAACTCGATCCAGGCTTACAGTCCAAGAATATTCAACAAGCTATAGTTGAAACCATTTCTGCACAATTTCCAATAAAAGGCCACTATCAAACTTTGGAACTTATAAAGCCACTAATTATTTCTGATGAATTAGATGATCAAGATTTTCCTGGGCAACGAGAGGCTAAATTAAGCGGACGATCTTGGCAAGTACCTGTTTATGGAACCTTTCGTCTTATAGATAATAAAACTGGAAACATCATTGATCAGATTAAGGATATTAAAGTTGCTAATATACCAAAACTTACCGATCGATTTTCCATGCTAATCGATGGCAACGAATACACCACCATGAACCAATTTCGTTTAAAGCCGGGTATCTATACTCGAAAAAAAGCAAATGATGAAATGGAATCACAATTTAATTTAGCGGTGGGGTATAATTTTAAAATGATGATGGACCCTGCAGACGGTCTTTTTTATCTGTATATCGGCAATCAAAAATTTCATCTTTATACACTTCTTCATGCTTTTGGTGTCCCAGAAAATGAAATGGCTAAAATGTGGGGCAATGAAATTTTCAATAGAAATAAGTCCTCTGGTATTAATGAGGAGGGCAAAGAAATTCCATTGATGTGGGAAAAACTAAAAAGACAGAAACTTCCGTATGAGGAAGCACTGAATGCTTTAAAAGAATATTTTGACAAAACACGTATTAATATTGATACCACCGAACTTACTATTGGTAAGGGAGTAGATAGAGTAACTTCAGAGGCACTTCTTTTAACATCCAGCAAACTATTAAAAGTATTACGTGGGGAAGAGCCCGAAGATGAGCGTGATAGTTTAGTATTTAAAAATCTATTCACAGTAGATGATTTGGTCAAGCAACATATTGCAAAACGTGCTCCAAACATTCAAAAAAATTTATTGGCTCGTACCGATCACAAACAATCTATAAGAGAAATTATCTCCCCCGATACCTATACCAAAGATATCAAATCATTTTTTACCCAGGGCGATCTTAGTAATCCTTCTCCTCAAACTAACCCCGTTGAAATGCTGGGTGAATGGAGAAAAACTACTATTATGGGTACTGGTGGAATCCAAAGCCCACACGCCATAACATTTAAAACACGCGATATCCATCCCACACATTTAGGTTTTCTTGATCCACTTAATACTCCCGAAAGTGGAAAAGTAGGAGTTACCCTTCCATTAGCTATGCACGTCGAAAAACACGGAGATGAAATTAAAACTCCAATAGTTACTCCGACTGGTAAAGATAGCTATGTGACACCTATAGAATTTTACCGTATGAAAATTGGATTTCCAGATCAACATGTAGATGGCAAAGCTAAGGGAGCCACAGTCAAAGCTATGTATCGTGGGCAATCGGTGGTACTTCCTGCTAAAGATATTGATGGATATATTCAAGATCCTACCAGCATGTTTGCATGGACTACCAACCTTGTTCCATTTTTAGGCAACAATTCCGGCAACAGGGCTTTGGTAGCGGCAAAAATGGTTACACAAAGTGTAGCATTAAAATCGCCAGAAACCCCATTAGTAAAAGTTGTTGGGCAAACAGGAGAAACTCTTGATTCCATATTAGGAAAATTTTTAAAGCCTAAGGTTCCAGAAGGATTTGGAACCGCCACCGTAATGAAAATAGAAGGTGATTATGTACATTTACGCAATGACAAGGGTGAGCAAACTAAGGTTGGTTTATATAAAGATTTTCCATTAAATCAAGAATCCTTTATTAATTCCAAGCTATTGGTAGATATTGGACAAAAAGTAAAAGAAGGTGAACCCTTAGCAGATACTAATTTTTCTGATGCCAGCGGTAATTTTGCACCTGGAATAAACGTTAATGTTGCGTATATGCCGTGGCATGGATACAATTACGAAGATGGTATAGTTGTAACGGATGCTCTGGCGAAAAAATTCACGTCGACCGTGTTGTTAAAGAAAAGTTTGCAGGTTAGTAAAGATAGCATTTTAGATGCAAAAAAGTTTGTTTCATACTACCCCAAAGCATTGACCATACAAAATATTGAAAAATTAAATGATCTGGGTGTTATTAAGGAAGGTATACACGTAGAGCCCGGAGAAACTTTAATTGCACATTTAAGTAAAATGGATCTTACAGATACTGAGAAGATTCTAAAGAATATGAATAAAGCTATGTCTAATCCCTATAGAAATCAATCCTTAACTTGGGATGGGGATAATCCTGGAGTTGTTACGCACGTTAGAAAAGTTGGAAACACTTATCAAATCCATATAAAGGAAGAACAGCCGCTAAAGGTTGGAGATAAATTGGCAGCGCGTTATGGAGACAAGGGTATAATTACAAAAATTATTGCCGATAATGAGGCTCCACATACCAAAGACGGTACACGTATCGATATGATGGTAAATATTCATGGTGTTGTAGGACGTATGAATATGGGGCAATTACTAGAAGCCGCAGCGGGACGTATAGCACAAAAAACCGGTAAACCCTTTTTAGTAAAGAATTTTTCTGACCATGATTATCTTGGCGAAATTATGAGTGAGATGAAAAGTCTAAAAATTGCGCCTAACGAAATATTATTGGACGGTAAAGATGGAAAGCCATTCCAAAAACCTATATTCTGGGGTAACAAGCATTATTTAAAACTAATGCATGTGGTCGAACATAAATACAATTCGCGCGGATTACCGGGATCCTATGATGCAAATGAACAGCCTATACATGGATCATCAGGAGGACAGTCGGTTGATCCTCTTCAAATGTATTCTTATTTAGCGCATGGAGCAAGACAAAATTTATATGAATTTACTGCGGTGAAAGGTCAGAAGAATGACGAGTATTGGCGTGCGCTACAGCTCGGTCTTCCACCTCCTCCACCCCAACGTAATTTTGTATTTGATAAATTCACAAATTATATAAAAGCCGCGGGAGTCAACATTGAAAAAAATGGAAATAAATTTAAACTATTTCCAGCGACTTCCGATGATATGCGTAAATGGTCCGCAGGAGAATTGACGGATCCTGGGCATATGTTACGTGGTAAAGATCTTAGTGAAATTAAGGGTGGATTGTATGATCCAAAATTAACGGGTGGTTTACGTGGTACCAATTGGACGCACTTTACTTTAGAAGAGCCTATCCCTAATCCATTGTATGAAGGAGCTATAAAATCTATATTGAATCTTAATACGCCACAATTCGATCATATTATAGATGAGGTGGATAAAGAATCTAAAATCAAAGGTAATCAACGACTTGCTAAAATGTTATCGGATATTGATGTGGATGAAGAGCTGGCAAAAGCTAAAGACTCGCTAAAAACTGCTGGTCCAACACAGGTTAATGGAATCAATAAAAGAATTCGTTATCTAAGTATTTTAAAAGAAAAAAACTTGCGTCCAGAAAAAGCGTATATGATGGAAATTATTCCGGTCCTTCCTCCTATATATAGGCCTGTATATCCTTTGCCTTCTGGCGATACACAAAACTCTCCAATTAATTATCATTATAGAGATGTGGCGATTTTAAATAAAGCTATTAAAGATATAAAAGGTCAAGGACATTTGTTCGATGAGTTTGAACAAAATAAAAAGAATAGGGCTGATTTATACAAGGCTACAAAAGCTCTGATGGGATTAGCTGAACCTATAACATTCACTACACGAAAATATGAGGGTTTATTAGGTACTCTTGCCGGCGATTCACCAAAACAGGGTTTCATACAAAATAAAGCTTGGTCGAAACGACAAGATTTATCCGCTCGATCTACTATTACTGTTGAACCTTCTTTGGGCATTGATCAGGTCGGGTTGCCCGATATAATGTTAAAGGATTTATTTAAACCTTTCATAATGAGAGAACTCGTTCGGCAGGGATATAAACCAACAGAAGCTTTAGAACAAATCAAAACTTGGACGCCTGTAGCAGAACAAGCATTGAATAATAGTATTAAGCAAAGGCCCGTACTATTGAATAGAGCTCCGTCATTACATAAACACTCGGTACAAGCATTTTGGCCACAAAGATACGATGGGCACAGTATTCGAGTAAGCCCCTTATCGGCCAAAGGATTCAACTTTGATTTTGATGGAGATACAATGTCGGTTCATGTACCAGTATCAGAAAAAGCAGTGGAAGAAGCTAAGGGTATGTTACCAACTAAAAATTTATATAAGGCTGGGGATAGATCACAAATGATTAATATAGAACAAGATTATCAGCTTGGGCTATATTATTTATCCAAAATAACCGGCGATAGTGGTAAACACTTCTCTTCAATAAATAAGGCCACTAAAGAAATAAAAGATCGAACTACTAGCTTTACATTAGATGGTAAAACAATGACCTTGGGGCAATGGGCAATAAATGAGCCCCTTCCTTCGGAACTCCGAGATTATACTAGAACCATGGATTCAAAAATAGTAAAAGAATTAATTGAAATATTATTTCAAAAGTATCCAGGATACTTAGGAACTGTGATAGATGCTTGGAAAGAATTAGGCCGTGTATATGCGGTAGAACGTGGAAGTACTATATCTATAACAGATATGGTCATAGATAGAAAATATCGTGATATTATTCTAAAGAAAGCTGAGAATAAGATAAAGCCCGGCATGGATAAATACGAGATCGCCAATATATATGAAGACGCAAAAAAAGAAATGGAAGATGCTCAGGACCATAATCTTAAAGGAAAAAATAATTTCTATGATATGTTACAAGCAGGAAGTACATCAAAGAAAGGACAAGTAACACAAATCCTATCAATGCCCGGCATTGTTCAAGATGTACATGGAATTCCCATTCCGCATCCGATAAAGAAATCATATTCAGAAGGCCTAGACACCTTTGATTATTGGAATCAATCATATGGTGCTCGTAAGGGTGTGGTAGATAGATCTGTTAATACACAGGATTCGGGGGCACTGAATAAAGAATTATTATTTACTACTAAAAGTTTGCTTATTACGGAAGAAGATTGTGGTACCCCAGATGGTATAATTATGTCTACAAATTCAAAGGAAGTGATGGATCGGTTCTTATCACAAGACGTTCCAGGAGTAGGCCATCGCAATGATCTTATAACTAATGAACGTGTGTTGAAGGCTAAAGTAAAGAAAATTGAAAGTTTACCTGTACGTTCTTCTCTAACATGTGAAGCGGATAATGGAGTATGTCAAAAATGCTACGGCCTTATGGCAAATGGACAATTGGCACGTATAGGAGAAAATGTAGGTGTTATCGATTCAGAAGCCCTTACCGAACGGTCCACACAGTTGACAATGCAAACATTCCATACTGGAGGCGCCGGTAAAGGTTCTTCAGTTACTTTAGGGTTTCCGCGATTAGAGGAATTGTTATATGTACCACAAAAAATTCGAGATGCAGGAGTTTTATCAAAAGAGGTAGGAATCGTAACTAATATTTCAGATAACCCTGCTGGCGGTAAAAATCTGTATATAGGACAAAATAATTACTATATCCCGCGTGAGCGTACATTATTAGTTTCAGTCGGATCCAAAGTTAATCGTGGAGATAGATTGACAGATGGTTCTATAAAACCTCAGGAACTATCTGAATTAAAGGGACATTTAGCAGCACAAGAATATGTTGCTGATGAGATTAATAATATCTATGAAAATAAATTTGCTAGAAAAACATTTGAAACAGTATTACGTGGAGTTGCAAATAATGCAGAAATTACAAATGTTCCAGACGAGGTGGAAGACCAAGTTCATTTTATGCGTGGAGATACTGTACCAATTACGCGCGTTAAAAGGCTTAACAGAGAATTCCAAGCAGAGGGGAAACCTTCAATTGAATATAAGCCTTTTTTCAAGTCATTGTCAGTACTGCCGTTACATAATGAAGATTGGCTTAGTCGTTTAAGCACTAATCGATTACGACAAACTATACAAGAAGCTTCGGCAATGGGCATGGAAAGTGATACAAAAGGAACGGATCCAATGTCCTCCTATCTTTATGGCTTGGACTTTGGTCAAGAAACAGACCCAAAGAAAAAGAAATTCTATTAAGGTAAAAAAATAAAGGGGGAAATTATTTCCCCCTTCTTGTTAATTTACTGGTTCGCCCATACCAAAAGAATTTGCCCACAAGCGCTCACCCCCACCAAAAGACATTTCAAAACAACCCATGTGTACACGCCTCATCAGGGCAGATAATTCCCAACCATAGATTAGTACTAAATGTTTAATATGGCGCATAGCATCTATGCTAGTGCGACCAACATTAATATCTTCTATGGTAACAGTAAAAAAATCTTCTGCTGAGGCGTTATTTGAGATTGTAGCAAATGCTTCTAGATCGGGATTAGTTATCAAGATCTGTCCATATGCTGGAGATAGCGTAAATACCTCTCCATAAGGTGATCGATTATACATTCCTGTAGGCTGTTTAGTAAAATCTAGCAAATAAATCATTCGCCAAGCTTTACTGCACCCCAAATAGTTTCAAATGAGAGGGCGGTGCCTTTTTTAGGTCCAATGGTCTGAACCTTAAGGTTTTTCCAACTTGCATCCCCATCCATTTTACGCTCCTGAATGTTTAAATCTTTGACATTAGGATATGGATAAAAATCGAGTTGCGAATTATATAGATTTGAGTTTACAACAATAACATAATGTTTTACTGAGTTGTAAACTTTCTTCATCAATATAATTCTGACAGTTTTTGGATTTGTTTGAAAATACATTTGTGCTACAAGATCATCGCTTCCATACCTATCGGACTCTATAAGAATCAATGCGGATAATTCGTTATGAAAAATGACGTCATATTTTAGACTGGGGAAAATACGCTCCACAGGCTGCATTTCATCGACAGTTGTATGCCAAAAATCATTTTGTTCCACTATATAGTTCCAACACGATTCGGTTCGGGGTTTCCCTGGAAGATCTTTAAATGGATAAGGGAATTGATTAACAAAGTTATTCAACAATCTTGGCCGTTGTTGCTTTGTAAACGTATATTTATCTGAAATCCATTCTGACAATTCTGACAATATTGCCGATAACTTTGTGCCAGAATTAAGAAGTACCTGTCGAGTTTCGCTTTCTAACAAACACACTGCTAAAGAATCGTCTGGAGTAATATCGTAGATAGGACGAAATAATTTCTTTGGTTCCCATTGTGGGTTATGTGTGATGAATGAATACGCTTGACTTCCAATCGATACTAAACTTGCGCGTTCTTCTGGTTTATGTAGTCGTTGCACACCGAACGTGGCGGATTTGAGGGTGGGATAAAATCTAAATTGTGGAAACCCATCTTTAGTTAGGGTCCCAGCATTGGTAATATTCAGTCCGATGATAGCAGTATTAGGCTCGACTGGGACTGTCATAAGTTCACTATTTTCTTTAGCATTGAGAAATACAACTTCCATTGTGAAAGCTCCTTTTAAAAATTATTATAAGTTGGCGGAATTTCTTCCGCCACTATTTATTTCGTTACTACTTCAACCTTGTTCTCATTCACACATACTTCAAAATTCTTTGCTTCTGGGATATCCAAAAGAAGATCTGACATACGTGTTTCTACCTCTTTTTCAAGAAGTCGGCGCATTGGTCGAGCACCATACTCCTGAGAATAGCCCTTCTCAAGGAACCAATCTTCGGCTTCTGGTGTAAAGGTTACCGTGAATCTTTCGTTGATATCATTAACCATAAGACGCATAATTTTTCGCATATCGTCTTTAGTTAATTTATTAAATGTAACGATTTCATCCAGACGGTTAAGAAATTCTGGTTTGAAAAAACTCTTCAGTGCGGCTTTGAGATTCTTTTTCATATCTTGATCCGCAGTAGTGTCTTCAAATCCAAGTGTTCTTTTACCGACTGTTTCGACACCGATGTTTGATGTAATAATGATAATGGTATTACGAAAACTAACCGTACGTCCTTGTGCGTCCGTTAATACCCCATCATCAAAGATTTGCAAAAGTACATTGAATACATCTGGATGTGCCTTCTCAATCTCATCAAATAGAACCACTGAATAAGGTTTTTTACGTACTTTTTCAGTTAATTTACCACCACTGTCCTCGTATCCTACATATCCAGGAGGTGATCCAATAAGCGAGGATATTGTGAACTTATCAAAAAATTCACTCATATCCAATCGTATCATGGATTGCTCGGAATCAAATAGATACTTAGCCAATTGTCTGGCTGTTTCGGTCTTCCCGACGCCAGTAGGACCGATAAATAAAAATGTACTCGGACGTTTATCACTTTTAACACCCGTTCGTTTTCTCTTAATTGATGTAGCTATGGCTGTAATGGCTTCCGACTGCCCAACAACATTGGTTTCAAGGTCCTGTGCAATGTGTTTGAGCTTATCCCGTTCCGATTGATTGAGATTGGTAATTGGAACGCCCGTGGTTTTGGATACGACTTTCCTAATGATGCCGTCATCCACGGATGTAGCACCGGATAACTTTGCCACCGCGGCAGCCTCATCAAGAACATCGATCGCCTTATCCGGGAGAAAGCGGTCTTGAATATATCGTTCAGTAAGTTCGATGATAATAGGTATTGCAACATTTGGTATCTTTACTCCATGATAAAGTTCATAGACATATTTAATTTGATGCAGAATTTGTGTAGTTTCTTCAAGTGTAGGTTGCTCGACCATTAACTTCTGAAATCTACGTTCTAATGCCCCATCTTTTTCAATATGTTTTCGAAATTCATTGGCCGTCGTTGCTCCAATACATCGAATATATCCACGTGACAATGCTGGTTTTATGATGTTTGCAGCGTCACCCGTTCCCTCAGATCCGCCCGTTCCCATAAGTGAATGCATCTCATCGATGAAAATAATTATATCGGGATTCTTCTGTAACTCTTTAATAATCATTTGCATTCTTTGTTCAAATTGCCCGCGATATTGCGTGCCGGCAATAATTGAATTAAGATCAAGAGAAAGTATTCGCTTATTTACTAATGAGCGTGGCACATTGCCTGAAGCAATACGCATCGCAAGCCCTTCAACAATGGCAGTTTTTCCTACTCCTGACTCACCGATCAACGCTGGATTATTCTTTTTCCGGCGTGCTAGGATTTCAATTAGTCGCGTAATTTCGGAATCACGTCCAATGACGGGATCTAACTTATTCTCCTGAGCAAGAATCGTCAGATCCATCGAAAAAGCATTCAGTGCAGGAGTATTTGAAGAGCCTGTACGATCACTAAACACTTTTTTCTTTGCCTCTCCTGGCTCTGTATACCCAGTTTCAGTTAGCATTTTTGATGCTACACTGTCGTGTGTACGATAAAGGGCATGTACCAAAGTTTCAGCAGAAATTGTTCCGTTCAAAGATACAAACTTTGCAAAATTTAAAACGTAGTGCATTGCATGAGATATCTTTGGAATAGGATTGGTTAATGCCACATCTCGTTGTGTAATACGGAATCTGTCAGACAGTAGCGTGCGTAATTTTCCAATGTTTGTACCATTTTTATTTAATAACATTACGCCGTCATTATTTTCATGCTCGACGATAGCATATAATAGTATTTCGGTTGAAATATTATCTTGATTTAATTCTGTAGCTTTTTTTCGAGCAGTTGTAAATATCTCTTCAACTTGCTGAGAATACTGACTCATAGTACTCCTTTTATTTTATTATGATTATATACTTGGAAAGGAATTCTTAGTTAGGACTAAAGCTTCCTCACTTCAACCCCATTGCTCAGGTCTGGCCGATTAGGTCCATTTATTATATAAATAATTCCCTGTCAAAAGTCGTAACGACTTTATATAGCACTATGACCTTAGGTGCTGTATTTGTGCCCAAGATCCATAGTTAGCACCCACCTTTAGTAGTAATCCAAGAATTCCCTATTATTAATTTGATATGTTTGCGTCGTCGAATGTCTCTCCAGGAGCAATTCCTTGCATTTCAGGAGAATTTTCAGCCGCCTTCATTTCCGCTGCGATAAATTCATTTAAAGACTGTCCAATTTTTCCTTCCGGATCTTTACTGATAATAAGTGTACAAATATCATCAACAAGTTCTGGAGGAATCAATGGTGGGCATAAAATGACTGGGGTAGCTTCCATGGCCTGTCCCTGATCGCCCCAAGCAACCATTCGTATATCGCCATCGGTTATAACAAAATATTGGTCCATAAAAATATGGGCACCTTTAAGTGCCCTTCTCCTTATAATACATGTTTCTCAATGTGATGATATCTCTGGCTAATTCTTCTTCGGTTCTAGTTTTTAACCAGGCATAAAAATAATTAGCTTCAGGAGTAATTAATCCTGAGAGATTCACCTGTCGTCTTGCTCTTAACGCGTCTTTGACCACCCGCATGTGTTTCCAGAAATTATAATAAGGAAGCTTTAGCTTCATCATAAAACCTTTGGAATCTTCGAATACCATACCCTCAACGGCTGTAGTTTTTATCTTTTGGGCTACATTGTAGTATCTGAAAAGCTGTTCGCGATTTTCTATTTGACATCGCAATCGTTTCCATGAAAGATTATGGCGCTGTGCAAATGTTGCGGTCTCTTCGTATGGAAGCTTCTCATAATCCAATGTTCTTCGTACGAGATCTAAAAGAATTATGGCATATTTCATTGGATATTCGATTATATGTGGGTCGGTTTCCTGATTGATAACTTCGAATACGAGCGAAATATTCTTTTCTTTTAGTTCCTGTTTAATAGCTTCCAAACCCACATTTGGTTTGGCTAGTGCCCAAGTTCGTTTAAACATATCCGGGTAAATACCTTCGATTGAACTTTTTGAGGTAAAGAGTAGTTGGTCGGATGCTGTATCATAACCAATCATTCCAAGGAACCCATTATACTTGTCGAATACATTGACTGGATATTCTAATTTCACTGTTCCAATCTTTGTATCTTCCTGTTCGTTTACGTTGAAGAACTTGTTGTATGATCGAGCTACAATCTCGTTAGTCTTTGTGTTGATGAAAAGACCCCGAGCTTTCACTGTCATACCGTCCCAAACCTTTTTGTAGAAGGCATTCCTCGTGAAATTGAAGGAGGAGATATCACCATAAGGACGTTCTGTTATGTATCGATTACTTCTTAACTGTTGAACGAATGAGTCGGATCCAAGGGTTGTTTCCACTTTTATATTCTTAGGACGAAATACCGTATTCTTCACTTCTTGTACTACTATTTCATCTGTCAATAAAGTAAGTGTCACAACTCGAAGATTTTCACCAAACTCTATATCACCTTGAAGATTATAGTATTTGGGATTTATCATTGTTGGAGATTTGGTTACGTTGCGATGTCCAGCTATTTGAATTGCATTTGTAGGTGAATTTTGCATCCATGATTCAGCAACCTCAAGCATGTCTTCGTATTTTCCTACGCCTTTGATAAATTGTTCAGTAGCGATAGTTATGAGGCCTAAATCATCTGGAAGTTTGGAGATGCCGGCATGATTAACTAATAGTAATCTGCTACCGTAATAGAAATAGGCTATCTGTGCAAATTTTCTACACAGTTGTCTAATTTCGCCTTTATCTAGATTACTGGCATCCAGTTCTTTCATTGTTTGGAAGAGAAACTCGTTTGAACGAATACTCACTATCTCTCCATGAGCCCAATGCTTCAGCCAGCGTTCGTGATTACCTTCGAGAAGAAGAATATTTGGTTTGGTATAGTTTTCCACTAACCAACGAACAACTTCGGTATTCTGGATACCGCGATCAATATAATCTCCAATAAAGATATAGTAGTGATCCTCACAATAACCATTTTGCTCAAACCATTGTTTGAGTGGTTCATAGCATCCGTGAATATCGCCTATTACATGGATGGCTTTATAGTGACTAAGATCCAGAGGAGTATAATCAAATACGGTATTATATTCATGTGGCTTTACCACTTGAACATATCCGGGTACTGGCTGACTTTTAATACGCGCATCTAAGTTATCTAATACATGCTCCGGCACCCATTTGTATTCCGCACGTGCTTTGTTTTGTATTTTACAAGTCTCTAATGGTACGTCCGAAAAATCTATACAGAAAATTCGATACCGATATTCGCCTGCGAGGTTTTTATATTTGGCAAAATCACTTCCTTTGGAATGAGTAGCATCTATAAATACCAATTCTCCGCGCCCCATTCGTGTTTCAAGCATTTCAAATAGAAGTTGCCAAACCTTACGATCGTTTTCAGGACTGATGGCTAAAACTCCTTTTGTAGTTAATATTGGAGATTGTAGTTGGAGTCGAATGTCATCTGCACATAATGTATAGGGGGTTAAGCCCTCTGTGGCAAGCCAATGTGACTTTCCACAGCCAACATTGCCGCGGAGCAAGTATAGATGTCTCATTATAGTTTCCTTAACATAGTTAGTATTTGATTTCCTTCACGCTTTGGAGATTCCATTGTTGCTTTAGTCAACAATATTTTTATTTTTTCCAACACTTCATAGCCTTGTTCCGGGTGTGTCATTTCACGCCCATGAAATTTCACTACTATGCGAATAGGATGCCCTTTTTCTATTAGACTATTTATTTGTCGCGCCTTAGTTTGTAAATCATGGGCAGCAATTTTAACTCCAAATCTGAATTCTTTTAAATCAGGGGCCGGTTTTGACTTATGTGCTTTTTTTTGTTGGTATTGAAACTTTTCAAAGTTTTGTAACTTACATACCCCACGACCAACTTCAACAAGATCCAGCTCTTTAGAATGAGCTAACTTTATTGCTTCTGCAGTAGCAAGTGTGCCCAGATTGGTCCCAAGCTCATCAATTACGATTACTTGCTTATCTGTTATTTGATTATTGACGCGGTTCAAGTTCAATTTTCTCCAAAGATTGGAAAGTTGTATAAATATAAAAAGTACCTAAATTTGTACCCGTATTGGAAAAACATAGCCGTAATTTTATTACGTCGGAATCTGCCCTATAAGGTAAGGTCCAAGAAAGAAGTTCTATTTCAGTACCTATAGGAAGGGTTAGAACTCCTGTTTGATGATAGGTATTAGAGACTGGTGCAAATAACTTTCGTCCGTGCTTCTCTACACGTTGTCTAGCATGTTCAGTACTTAAACGTGCATGTATCTCGGTATCTATCATTACGGTAAATTTTTTTTGGGCCCCTAAAAAATTAAATCTCATACTTTTTTGTATTTTGGTTTTAATATTTTCTCTTCGTCATCAGTATCTTCGGACAGAGTAGAAAGAAACGACATTTTTTTAGGAATGACATTAACTTCAGTCTCTGGCCCATAATAATTAAATCGTTCCAGAAGAGATGATAAATTAATTCGGAGTTGCATTCGTACCACCATACGTTTTGAAGAACGCGCTTCGTTTTCTATATATTGGCGGTACATTTGTAAACGTTTATGTCTCTGTAAGCCAATTAATGGCCGTATTTCAGAGGCTATTGAATCAAAATACGGTTGTAATACTTGATTGACAATTTTTATTTTCGGATCTATGGATGGAATTTTAAGCATACATTACTCCTAAAATAATAGGTGTTCTAATTTCATTTCTTGGTTAATCCAAAAATTTAAACTTCGTTCAAACATAAAATCAGCTTTAGAAGCAGCTAATTCGCCAGCTAATTGTAATTTTTCATTCGGCCGACTCCGAAACACTATACTCATCTTTATACTAATAACCACCAAATAACAAATAGCAACTAAAAACATTACGCGCGGAACCCATTGAAGCGTATCCGCTAGTGTTTTATATAAATATGTTTTTAGCGTATATTTACGCAGTTCAACAAATAATAAATTTGGGTATTTAGTATCAAATAAATACCCCGTACATAATCCAATATGAGATTGATTTCCACAGGCACCTGTGCAATCTCCACGAAAATTTACAACCGTTTTTCCACAACCTTCACATACTATTGCATTATTTCGAATTTTGGTACAAAATGTGTCATGGTCCATGCCTAAAGTCTTAGCACATTGCCTACAATATTCTGCCATAGAGGGCTCATCTCTGCCCACGGGTGGTTCTGTGTTTATTAAGATATTCTTTTTTTAATTGTCGATATACGCCTTTGGTACAGTTTGTGGCCAATACAACGGCACCATTTGAATCTACGGTGTATTCTGCTTTTGGAAAACCTACTGTAAGTGATCTTGCCTTTTGTCTTAACGCACGAGCTTTTCTTCCGTTCATATTTTCCTCATAATTTAGTTTAGTTTATTGCTGGCTGGGAAGGAAGGATTTGAACCTTCAACGCCAGCCTCCAAAGGGCTGTGATCTACCAATTGATCTACTTCCCAAAAAATATCAGGGGCCCTTTTGGACCCCCGATTCTTGAAGAGTGGCCAGCCTATCCGTGCCGACCACCCAAACGATTTCAATACGTTTTTGTATTGTTTTGCCTGTTCACCTAATGCTGTGAAAGAATACAACAGATATTACAATATCAAGTTAACCATTTGCTCTGCCTCTGAGCTACCGAGCCATATCGACGTATTAAGCAGCGGTGTGCACCCGCATGCTGGAAACGTCGGCAAACCTTCTGCTTGTCACGTGCATCAAGCGCACGTAAGGTTGCATAGAGACTCGGGCGGGACTCGAACCCGCGACCTTCTGGAAAATACCATCTGTTACTCCTTCAACACAGATCTGGTTACTCAAACGGCTTTGGGCAATCTGGACAAGTTCACGGACAAGTACGCTACTATTCGCTGGGTGTACCCAGGTCAAAGCGACAAGTTCAAGGACAAGTTTATACCCAAAATTTTATTTGTATCTTGGTGTTGCCAACTCAAGAGCGCGTTTATAGAGACGAGTGTTGCGAAATGCCTCGTCTCGATCTCCACGACTAATGACTATAGCAACTAAATACCAGCAATCGGTATCCATTACTTACCGGACAAGATGAAGCCGAAAAGTTTTGAACCGATAGTGTTGGTCGAAGCTTCAGCATCATTTGCTTTCCGAATTGCCTTTTGAACGGCAGTCAGAAGCTTGTCTACTCTTTCAAGCAAGTTTGACTTGTAAGAGGAGGTGACTCTGGAATCCCATTGCATTTCAGTATAACTGCCGATGGTTTCCGTCTTCTCTTCTTTCTGAACTTGCGGAGGATGCTTATCTGTTCCGGGGTGAAGTACAAAAGGAACAGATACTTTTCTCGTGCGATACTGAACCAACGGTTCAGCAAGCTTGAAAATATCCTTGCCCTTTTGCGAATCTTCGACCCACTTCATACCATTCGGAATCGTCGGAGCATTGAGAATGACCGAGCGGATCTTCTGCAAACGATGCTCTAAAGAAAGCAGGAACGTCGCGGGGAGATTCGTCCCTATCATTACCCCATCCACGATAAGATCTGCCTTTGCTCCTTGGTTAGTAGTTTCCTTTTGGAGTAACCAGTCGTACTCGTTTCCAACCGTGTCGAAGGTATACTTCAACTTTGCAGGGACCGTATCGACAAGCTCCTTGGTATCCGGAGGTACGAGATCTTTATCACCTTCAATAAACGGTGCATATGTTTTGATTCGGCCAGTGTAAAACTCAACCGCCTTGTCTTTAAATGTCTTGATAGTCTCCTCGATAATCGAGTGTGCGCGGCCGACTGTATCCTTCTCTACCGCAAGAAGTTCGTGCATTTTTCCCATTGGTTCTATTCCTTACAAGTTTAATGGTAGCGGTACTTTACTTCCCGCCGAAATTTTTGACATATTAGTTATATAATCACTAATCTCATCAGCAAAATTGCTGTATACATCCGAATTTTCTATTATTATATGATTCGGTTCTATAGTATAGCCCTTTTTCGCTTTTTCATTGATGAGTTTTTGAAACGTATCTTTATCGTAATCTTCGTGCATCCCTGATATACCACCATCGAATGGTCCCCAAAATCGTGCTAAGTACATCTTCTTATTATGCGTTGCTACGATAAAAATATAAAGCTTATTAGATGTTCCCGTTGTGCAACGAGTAATGACATAGGTCATTATCTTTTTGTTATTAACGAGTGGTCCCAAACATGCTGGAATTGATAAATCAACACTCAATATGGAGGAAGTTTTTTTCTTACGGGGCATTATTGAGATCTTCGTTGATATTGTTTAGAGCGCTGTAGTTGTTTCTTTGTCGGTTTTGTACTCATGCATTTCTTTGTGGTACCGACACGTTGTGCACTTACACCGTACCGACTGCCCCAATCACTAAGTAAATTGTTTGGAGCATCTGGTGTAACTACTATGCCCGTGATTGATTCAGCAAATGTAATTGGAGCTACTTTATTTTTAAACTGGGCTGTCATTTTACTCGAATCCTTTCGTAATTAACCGTGATTTTATCCGCAGATTTGGGTAGTGTGTTATATAGAAATTCTTTTATTTTGTCGAGTACATTACTTTCATCCCCAATATAAAATATGCTGTCTGCGTTATATTTTGGAGGTCTTATGGAATATACTTTCGTTCTATTATACCCCTCCTCATAAATTTTAAAAATTGGGTTTGCAGGCCTTTCAATTTGGACTTCACATTCACCTGATGGAAGAATAAAAATATTGATTTTTAGGAAGGGGCTTATAGCACCGCTTTTATATAGTATTTGTGCCCATGCTGTTTTGTTTGAGACCATTTTGCCTCTCTTTCAATTGCTGCTTTTTTTCGTACAGTTTTAAAAGTTTTTTTTCTTTTTTCTCTTCTGCCGCTTGTTTTTGAGCCTTTGTTTTTTTTGGTTTAATTGGTGTCTGTGGAAGTGTACCTTTTAATTTTGGTTGTTCCACACCCTCATGAAAAACATTACCTTCTGCATCTACATACACTTTCATAAAATGCCAACCCTTAGCTTTTCGTATACCGTTAGTAGGATGCTGTACCGCTCGAATTTCTGGAGGTGCCACCATATGAGATACACAATACCAACAAATAACAGACTCAACACTTGAATCTACTTCTACCGCTTGTCCACAACCTTTACTACAAACCATTGTCTTGAAAGTGACCATTTTTTTCATGTCTATGGCACTATTTTTGCTACTTCTCGCTTTCCGTAACTTTAACATCTCGTGTTTTCATGGTTTCTAAAAGTTGGTCTAAACTAATTGGTTTGTAGTCATTTACATCGACACAAACATTCCAAGCTTTTTGGTTTTCAAATTGTTTTAATTGTCCTGCATTGTGTACATGTCCATACAGGTGTATACTGCCACTATGCCGTCTTTCCCAGGAAAGTATAGGATAGTGGAATAAAATTATTTCTTGATGGTCGATTTTCAACTTTAAATAATGTCGAACCGATGCGAATTGTTGTTCGTACTCTATCAATGGTAATCGATCATGATTTCCAAGAATGAGGTGTTTAATTCCATTAAGGGGTTCGGCATAAGTTGATAGTCTGGATGCCATTTTATAAGCAAAATCTCCTATAATATAGACAATATCGGTTGGTTTAATAATCGAATTCCAATTGTCCGTAATGGTGGTATTCATATGGTGTACATCGGTAAATGGACGCATACAAAGCTTTATTATATTGGTGTGTCCATAATGTTGGTCACTAGTAAAGTATATCATTTTTTTTCTTGCACCTTAAATTTGAGCGGGTAATCAGAATCGGACTGATGTCTCCTGCTTGGAAGGCAGGGGCCCAAGCCACTAGACCACACCCGCCTGCATACCTTTCGAATATGTTAAAATCAGTTGGTTGAAGGGAATAAACCGCATTTCACCAGATAATATATGACGATTACATAGCTGTTTAAGCTTTAGTAATGCGGTACTATGATCATCGGCAATAGCAAAATAGCCCGACAATTTCCTAAAGTATCCTTTACTGACAAGTAAGGTGGCTTCTACATCACCTTTACGGACCCATTGAAAAATAATTTTTGCCGTGTTATGCTTCTCTTCGTCGGTAAAATATAGCGCTTTATATTTATGTTTTTTCATAAAATTTAGAGTGACTATAAAAATAGCCACCCCACTCCTACTTTAATGATATAAAATTTCAATCAGCATATCTACCAAAGCATTTTTGTTTTGTATACTTGGGTCTGGAGTAGCTCCAATATCAGTTAATAAGTCAATCAACTCTTGCTCACTAAATTTTGAATCGATCATAGCAATAATTGCTGTTTGATTTGGCCCAATTGTAGCTGTCATATTAAAAGGCCCCAATGAGGTTTGGGCGTTCGTTGCCAATCCGATTTGTTGGAGTAGTGCCCCTAGGGGATTTCCGGTATTAACAGGTTCAAGTGGAATAGGAACTATTCGTACAATTCGTACAGTTTTAGTGCACATACTGCAACGTACCTCAGTAGCAGTGTCCTCAACCCAACTCTCCACGAGCGCCGCGTAACGGATTGGGTTTGAAGTATGTTGAAATTTATCTTCACATAAGGAAGTGGGACGGGCAGACGTACCATCACGGTGTATGGTAACTTCGAATGTAATATCAATGAGCTCCGCTTCACCAGTCGCGGATCCATCGACCCGGACGATTTGCAGATCCTTGTCGCAAAAGTTGCAGTGTGGCTTTCTTAATTTCATTTTGTTTTTTCCTCGACTTCGTTACATTTAGTTTCCTTTTCAGCTTTTTTTTCATAGAGGTGCACCATTTCTCCCACTATTTTTCTAATGTTTGCAATAGTTGCTCTAATAGTCCCATCAAAATCTTCGAATGGGATACCCTGTAAAAAATCATGCCTTGGATGATGTAGCATTACTCTGTGTGTACTAATGCTTCCACGAGACATAACCCACCCAGTAGCCAGAGTGTGGTCTTTACGCTTTACAATTTTTGTCATATACCAAACAAATCCATTATGAAATACTGGTTTGTTAATACGTTCCATTGCCTTCTTATAAGTCACATGATGGCCTTTTTTAAATACAGCCCGTGCAAGAGTATCGGTTTTTTGTCGTACTTTACCCAGCGCTATTGTAGCATTTTTATGTTCTTCGCGAAGAATTTCATAGTTCTTGTTCATTAGTATTTATTGCCCCTCATTTTAAAATATTCTTGCCACACTGTCTTACGATCTTCTTTAGTAAATACTGAGCCCCATTCTTTACCTTGAGTAGGTATTTGAGGAGGAACTCGAGTAAGAAGGGCACGCTCTAAACTAAGTTTACGCCCCGTATTTTTACTGAATCGATCACGATTACTACATTCCGCTTTGCCTTGAATAAGCAGTCGTTTTTCAATGTCTGAAAGTATTTCATAAATATAACACTCTGTGTGCATGCGAAACAATATCCCCCCAGATACAGTTGTAAAATTTGCATGTCTCCATGTAATGAGATATTTTTTACCGCTCAGTATTGCAAACATCTTTAATTTCCTTAATCTGTTTGTGTAACAATTGTTTTAGAAAACGTCTTATTCGTCTACGGAGTGGCTTTTTTCCTTCCACATCGCCACAAATAATACATCCAATAACTTTACCATGAGTTTTATATGTTTCTTTGAATGTGTCTTTCATTGGTATTGTAAATAAATTTGAGTGTGGGGTCGGAATCGAACCGACGATAGCGATACAACTATATCTTTTAGCACTATTATCTAACTTCTAAATTACTATATATATATTTAAATTCTATTTGCTGCCCTTCCACTTGGGCTACCCACACTCGACACTACTTTTCAATCTTTGATATTATAAATTTCCGCCAATGTAAATCCTGTTGTTTTTTCAGCCTTGATTTTACTGAAATCTTTTTCTATTTTATTTGCCAGTGTTTTTGCCTCTTCTAAATTTAATGCCCTGGTATGAACAGTAGCATAACATCGTCCTGGTCTAAGAAGAGCATCGTCAATATTGGAAATACCATTAAGATTCGTGGATAGAATTATTTTTCTCTTAATTCCCGAAATCATTCCATCTGAACCCCCTAACAACTTATACATAAAGGTATTACCATCTTTTCGACTTTTTAGATTAAAATCGATATCTTCAAGAATCATAGCATCGTAGCGTTCACCTAAAAAACGAACAAAAAATTGATCGTCTTGAAAAATCTTATCTTCCATAGAATATAAGATCGACGGATTCTTTGTACATTTAGCTTTATCCAATGAGTAATCATATGAATCTTCTACCTCGGTATCAGTATTCTTTAGGCTATTTTTTCTTATTCCTATGGTTTTAAGAATATGTTTAATAAGGCGCGTTTTTCCTGTTCCAGGCGGACCGATAAGTATCATTACCGGAGATTTATGATCAAGATACGCATCTATATAGGCATTAAAATTATTTATATACGGATAAGCTTCAGGATAGACCGTTTCATCTAACTCTGTTTGTAGATCGACATAATCCATACCATTGCGAGATGTGATAGCCCATGATATGTCCAATGCCATTCGCTGATGAATATACTTACTAAATTTTTGTAACACCAGTTCTCTTAATCGTACCGTACGATCAAGTGTTGTGAGAATCCATATTTTAAATCTTACTAATGCTCCTTCATCTCTTATCACCTCAGATTTTAAAATAAATTCATCATTGATTACAATGATGCTCGCACCTCCGACACTGTAGGTTTTGCCTAAGTCAGCCATAGTATTCAAAATTTCAGCTGTCCTACATTCAAAGGTTTCTTCTATGTATATTCGTGTATCAAATGTTCCTCTTTCAATAGTTGAAAGAGCAAGGCCTTTGACGTGAATGTCAAAGACCTTTGCCAGTCCATCATATCCTTCAACTGAGAAATTTAACAGCCTAGATAATTGCTCAGGCACTCTATTACTCCTGGTACATACGGCAATAAGATATGCAGTTGTACATATATGTTCGTGATTATTACGTGAATTTTGTGTATCAGGTACATCCTAATATCTCTTTTGTTTTGGCATACATGACTTCGTCGATAAAGAACATGAATCCGTTATTTAATTCAAGCCATCCTCTTGTACGTGGGTACTCCTTTTTTTGTAAGGCTTCGTATAATTGGACCCGCTCCTTTGAACTTGTTTGTGGAGCTTTGGAACATGCTTCCTTTGCCCAGACCAAGATTCGACGACGCACTTCATTTTCGTAAGGAATCGGACAAATGTACATTATCATACCTTCGGAGGGACATAGTATGCCGCTCACCAAGTTTTTCTTATCACCCTCACGCGAAAGAAAGTTTAGTGTTTGTGAAATGCTACCATGTTCAAATTCCGCGGCACCCATGTATTCGAACGTGAAAATATTTTTTAGTGCCTTCATTGCTTCGGGGGAAAGCCCTCCGTCTTTATATCCACCACCAAATACAAAGGGGTTCACACAATTTATTGGAGGCTCCAAGCGTTGAATAAGCCAGCTATTTTCCATTTCATGTGCTTCAAGTAGCGTAAGAGGCAATTCACCTGGAAACGACATAGTATTTAACCTTTCTTTTTGTTAAAGTTAGTCACTCATACTACCTTATACCATATTTGTCGGAGTGGGTTCCAACGTATTTATCATAGGCGCGTCAAATTTTATAGGAGGTGGTTCTACAATATCTTCAAACACTGCATCTTTAATTTCGTCTACTATAAATATCTTTCCATCATTGCGTCTTAAATGTACCGCGGAAGGGACTGCTGCATGTTCCGGCAATATATTTAAAACAACAAATTTCTTTCCTTCTATCTCTATGATTTGTTCCATATAGCTCCAGAATAGGTATTATTCGTTCAAATTTGACTTGTAGGACCATTATAAGAAATGTATGGCTCGCAGTAGTTGTTTTATACTGTTTTCATCTACTATGACATCATAAACCTGCATAAACTGTATTTGTATTCGTTTCGCCAAAGAAGGTATATTCTCTCCTATATATAGTAGAGTACATTCTCGATATCCACCCGACAGTGTTTCACGTACTACTATGTCAAGCTCCTCTCCGTACTGGTCAATAGAATATATACAAGGAATAGGACTAAAGATAGCATTGCTACCTATATTGTTGGCCGGAATAAAAAAGCCACTAAATGAATATTGTGCTAATTTCATATGAGCTGACTGGAAGACTCGAACTTCCAATCTGTGGTTTACAAAACCACTGCTTCACCATTAAGCTAAGTCAGCGAATGGGGGCAAACCAGGCTTTGCACTTGGCCCTGTTCCGGCATTCATCATCAGTAGAGTGCTTGTCACTGATGGAGCCCGCGCTTCTCGGGAACCGCACATTCACCCCAATCTCCACCGGTTTTCAGGGCCGGGGCGATACCAATTACGCTTTATGTCTCCATGTTATTCTATTCATAATATTCGTCCTAATCCCCATCGTTCATATGGTATGTGGTTAGCGTTACAAGCTACCGCCATTCTATTGACTCCCGCGGGATTTAAAGATATGATGATTACTTTTTTCACGATAGCTTTATCGTGTTCGAGAAGGCCAACAAGAAAATCATAACCATCCATTCCCATACCGAGATCGTGATCGAGATAAAGGATATCGATAATGGATTTGGTATCCAGTATAAACTCTGCTGCCTCTTCTCCTGTACGGAAGACTTTGACGTCATCGGCATTTATTCCATACCATGCCGGATCCTTCATGTCATCTAGAAAAATTTTCATTGGAAGGCTTTTCCTCTTTTTTATTAAATCGTTCACAAATATCGCGACAATTTTTGCCAGCCTCTTTTAATTTATATTTTATTGCCCATCCATACCAACAATTCCTACACGGATGATTTGGTATAGTCGATAATGTATAGTCTGGATGTAGTTCACATTTTATCATGGTTCTTTCCTCTTTATAGCTTTCTAACCCCCCTAACGATATGGCGAAAATTGCTGGAGCGCTTTCGTTTAGCGCACTTACAAAAGTAACACTTCCCATTTAAGGGCGTCCACCTCAGCAACTTGTACTCCTGACGGGGCTCGAACCCATAATTACCACCTTGAAAGGGTGGTGACTTAACCAGTTTGTCTACAGGAGCGTGCTCACCCAGATGGATTTGAACCAACGACTTCGCGGTTAACAGCCGCGCGTTCTACCACTGAACTATGGGTGAATATGAAGAAGTAGTCGAGTATTTACGCCACGCTTAAACGGTCTCGATAGTTTTTACTTGGCACTACTCTTCGTATGGGGTGTTAAACAAACTGTTGGCGCATTGCATGTCATCGCTACATGTTTGTGAGTTATATTTTTTTTGTGGACCTAACAGGAATCGAACCTGCGATGTCCTGATTGCAGGTCAGGTGCTCTCCCAACTGAGCTATAGGCCCCGGGGTGGTGATGCTGGTGTGACTCATAAAGTCCTGGCTTATTCTGGTATCAGGTTCTTTTGCCTGACCGAACCAACATCATCGTACACGTCAGGAGGGACTTGAACCCCCAACCTGCGGTTTTGGAGACCGCTGCTCTAGCCAATTGAGCTACTGACGTATAGTTGCGGGAGAGGGACTTGAACCCCCAGCAACGGGTTATGAGCCCGCCAAGTTACCATTACTCCATCCCGCAAGGATAATGTAATTGGATACGAGAGCAGGACTTGAACCTGCAACTCTAGGGTGCGGCCCCAGCAAGCTACATTGCTCTATCTCGTATTCATATAAAGGAGGGTGGTTGCCCTTACGTTGATGAGACGTCGTTGAGTTATCAGCTCGACCTCCACCCTCAAAACGGGATGCTCTGGGCTCGACGTTCTGGGTATTTATCGCATCCTTTTGGTACATTTCCCCAGCCCACTATAGAAACAAGTCACTGACAATCCTGGAACCACATCGATTTCACGCGCTCCTGAGCTCTGTCTAGGGTTCAGTGAGTGTATGAATTATTATTACTACTGAAACACGAATCGTATTTCATTTGAACACCGTAGCATAGAGGTTGTATACCGTATGATAGAGTGCCCATGTCTTCTTTGCGATTGTGAGTATACTTATTTCTGTTCTTGGTGCCCTTTCCTGGCCTTCCCAGGTAGCGATTCCTGTGCAACAACCCGAAGGGTGTAGCAGGGACCAAGGAAAGAGCGGTATTACGAATCTATCCCATCAAAGGAAATATGAAGGAAATGATTGTTTGCACATCTATATAGTTTTTTGCCGTCAGGTTCGGGACCATAATATTCCCACTCTTCTCCACATGTAACGCAATATCCTTGATTCCATTTTGCTTCTTCTTTTTTTCGAGAATAATAACGTATAATTGCAATCGTAGCCGATACGCCCAATATCATTAGCGCTATTTCAATTTTAGTCATGTGAATATCCTTTGTAAGTTAGTGGTTTATTGATCCTTTATTTATTATGTATGTGGGCCCTGATGGATTTGAACCAACGACCTATTGATTATGAGTCAATTGCTCTAACCAACTGAGCTAAGGGCCCGTGTGCGTGCTGAAGGACTCGAACCTCCGGCATGTACCGTGTAAGGATACCGCTCTACCAACTGAGCTAAGCACGCCACTCTACTTCCATTGAAGTTGTTTCGGCACCATAACTTCCAAACATACTTTTGAAGTCAGTGTCGAGTTCAAGTAATATATACATACCATAATAGACTGGATCCCTTTGATCTAAGCATGTCATAACCAAATGTTTATGCATTCCTTTGGTAAAATGATTATCACATCTCAGTGCATAATTCAATAATTCACTATCAAGCATGCTTATACGAAATTTACCTTGAAATCCATCGGATCTATTTGTTTCGTGCTCATTGTTTACAAGTTTTGGAACCTTGTCCTCATTCGTCATGAAACCATTTCCATGTCGAGTTTGATATGCTCGAGTAACATAATAGATATCTGGCTCCGGAAGTCCCAATTCTTTAATCAGCGCAATAGCATTTTTGCTCGTTGTATTACTTCGAGTGACGTGGGGGAAGAATCCAAAATCCATGTCCAATAATATACCTTGAGCTCCTTCGAAGATCACCTGCTCAAATCTATTAATATTCAGTTGGTTTGCGGGTCTAAGCCAACGATAGTGACGAATTGTTTCTACATCTTTCAGAAACTGTGCTTTGTGTTCCAGCATAGTATCATTCAGGTATGTGATATGGTAATAGTTCTTCATGATGTAATCTAATTTAGCATTCAGTATCGAATCATAGTATAAATCTTGAAAGTATAATTTATAGAAACTTTCATGACGCTTAATGGTTGCTCCAAATCCTACGCCTACCGAGCCGTGAAACTTCATACTTTCTTCAGCTCGATTTGAATCAACGTCAAAAGGCGTGGTCACTGGACATAAAGGATCAACAAATAGTTGTGGCCTTGCTGTTGTTTTTAATATCTCATATTCGTTCACTACCGCGGTAGGGTAAAAAGTACAGTACCGACTCCATAGGGTAGGTACTCCTTGAAGAGTGCCTGCCCCGAATGAGGAACAGACGTGTCTATTTCCCTTATGTACCACCGTATGACCTGCTTGGTGCCCCCCATTAAAACGTACTACTAATGCGTCTGGATTTAAAGATGTAAGGTAAGAGACTGTTCGTCCCTTACCCTCATCCCCAAACCCTAGCCCAATCACGAGACTAGTTTTCATAGTGTTATTTTTGGCTCTTGTTCTGATTCAGTTAGTTTAGTTACAGGAGCAATTATCCCATTTACTTGATGAGATAAAATAATATTTGAAAGAGTTTGACTAATTTGTTTATAGTCATACACCTCAATCAAGTTTTGTCCCAATATTTGTTTCCAGGTATCGTGGCAATTTCGACCTTCATGATTAACATGAATGTGATATACATGATTATGCGCTTGAGCTTTTGTCAAAAGTTCTTCACGTGTATAGTTTCCTTGTCCGACTGCCGTGTCTCCCATAATTTCTTTGACCGCAGAAACCGGAAGATTTAATAAACATGGTTCGTCACCAATTGTAAATACGAATCCTTTTTGATTTCGTTTATCAAAGGAATCAATACGTGTATGGTAACCCGCAAAATACCATGCAAGAAGATAACTTTCTCCCATATTTGCACCGCCGCCCTGTTCAAGCCACACTCTTTTTAACCACATATCCATTTCGGCATCTCCGGACTCAAATTGCCCAATTTGAAGAGGTCCTCGATCACATTCATGATCTCCGATAGCTCCAAACATAAGTGATACATCTGCTATTCCATTTTGAATAAGTGTGCCAACTAGTTTTGGAAGCCCGTCTTTAATCATTTCGTGTGGAATATATCCCATACTACCGGTTACGTCAAGGTACAATTGTATCGGTGTGGTATTTGGGTGTTCTTTAGAATCACAAGCTTCTCTAAGCTTAATTCCTTTCGGCATCATTAAAGCATGAACACTATGATATTTGCTCTGTTCAAAAACCTCGTCACGACTCTTTGTATAATATCCCGCACTATTTGCTCGGATCGCGCGGGATGATACTGAATAGGCGCTATATCCCATTGTTTATTTTCCTTCAAAAAGATATTGATATCGTGTTTTAGCAATTTCTAATTTGATTTCAAGTTCGCGCAATTCAATACCAACGCGAATATCTTTGTCAACAAATGCATTTGAATTGAAATCAGATGCCAATACTAATGAATCTGCGGTTGTGGGGCTAAGATCCAACATCGATTCGCGCTCACGTCGCAGTTGTTTAATTTTTACTTCGATATCCTCAACTGTACGTTTGTAGATCATCTGTGCTGATTCGCCGATGGCGAGGGCGCGATCCTCACGGATTTTTTTATTGTTACGAACCAGTGAATTAATAAATGCGCCCTTCATATCGGTCGACAATACTATTGTTGCTTCATCAGGCATATGTTGTTACTCCGTTTTGATTGAATGGTTAAAAATATTGACAAGCTCTGCAATAAGCTTATCTTGAGTTTCGGAACTTTCAAAAATTACATTGTTACGTTGCATTGCTTGGGCAATTTTTTGCTCAAGCGTCTGCGGTACATACATTGGTGTTCCCATGTGTTTCCTTAAGATGTTAATATAGGTTAATTATGTTATCTTATACCAGTAAAAAATGTGTGCGCCTTCCTTGATTTGAACAAGGCACCTGCGCCTTATCAGAGCGCCGCTCTAACCAAATGAGCTAAAGGCGCGATAGTAAAAAATTGGATGGCGAGGATTTCCATTGTCACCTCGCATGAACTGTTTTATCGTTCCCCGATTAGTTCTGGTGCCGGGAACGGGCTGTACTATTGCCCTTGCCGCACTAGCGTTTACTTGTCCTCGGTTTCCCCGGTATAGGTTTTTCACCCATGTCTATTCCGCCACATCCATATTAATAAGCGCCCCAAGCATTATCTCGAGGCGCTATTCCAATTTTACGGTACTATATCGTAGGGATCAATACGAGTTAATTTACCCGCATCAATTATTACTACAACAGTACTGTATTGTACTATTCTTGAGTCAAGCTTTTTCACATAAAACTGTAATACTTGGTCAAGACTATATGAATGCCCTTCAAGAACTTCATCTACGCGCACCGATACTGAATCACATGTGATTTTCATAACAGTGGCATGAATTCTATCATGTGTAATAGGCGGTGCTGTCATCGTAACATCTGAACGTTCAGAACATCCGATAAGCAACATTGCTAATATTATGGCCAACAGATACTTCATATTTATCCCTTTCAAGGATTAAAAACACTCTACACCCTCTTATACCAGAACTAAATGATCTTCTTTAATACTTGCTTCTACGGCGATATTATTAGAATATATCCAGCTTACTATATACCTAAAACCCAAAGGAGTAATTTTAATATCCTGCACACACCCATAGCCAACGAACCCTCTTTGCCAGGGCCCTTTAATGATATTTACTTTATCTCCATACTGAAATTTTGCGAGCCTACACAACTCACTCTTTGTTAGATCTAACATACTTTTTTGTTTTCGTATTTCCTGTTGTATATAATTATATTGTTCAAATAATTCTTTTAATGTTTGCATAGTGTGCCTAAAATAAAAAGGGCTTCCAGTTTCCTGAAAGCCCTTGAAAGTTGGTTAGTATTCGTTAGTTCAATTTATTCAACTGTTCAAAAAGCATTTCGGCTAATCCTGTAAAGGTATCTTGCATTGGAATGTGCCGCCCAAAATTAGGCGATGCAATGTAGGTTTGTACATCTGTTAATAATTGTTTGTACGCGGCCTTCACGGCATTTAAGCATTCTTGATTTGTATTACCGCCTCGTTGAAATATAACTATTGCTTCAGCATCCTTAAAAGTTAATACCGGCGTTTGTGCCAAGCCAATAGCATACTCTTGAAGAGTATCTTGAGGATCAAGAAGTGCCTCATAAAAAGCATGCGCTCGTTCGTGCAACGGCATCATTTCCCAAGGCCTCACAGTTTTAATATGAAGCGCGTATAGGAGATCCCTTAAACGAATTATCTGGGCTATATATTTATCATGGTCTGTCATAACATTACATTATACAACTTTTTTTGATTAATGTCAAGTATCCCTGGAGGGACTTGAACCCCCGGCAAGCAGGTTAGAAACCTGCTGCTCTATCCAACTGAGCTACAGGGACATGTCCCTTAGAGAGGAGTTGAACCTCCATGCAATTGAATGCGGCAGACTCTAAATCTGCTGTGTCTTTCCAGTTTCACCACTAAGGGATTTCTTGCGGTTATTAATCGACCACGAAGGCTCTATACTATTTAACTACTTCTATCATTGTTACTGGATGGACCTCGAGTATGGACGCTCTCCAATTGTGGAGTGCCCCTGGACGATCTGCTTCTGTTGCATTTGTGTGCTCGGTATCGGCAAAGAGCCAGCCCGATATTTTTATTTTTTTATGTATGAGCATCTTTTTTAAATTCGAAGTAGACCAATCAATGCCCTTAGCTTTCATCATAGCTCTAAATCGTGGGGTCACTTCTGCAATTATACGGTATTTAGCTGTGGTGTGCTTAGCATCTGGAGTTAACGTTATGTGTGTATCCCGATCTTCCTGATCTCGCATATGACAATTGCATGATTCGACGCCGCCCGGAGTAACGTTAAAAACATAGGCTGTAACTTCGACAGCATCTGACGAAATTACTTGGTGGAATTTATATCTACTCATTGTGCTAAAAGTAATCTTTTTTGTTGAAACAGGAAACATGTTTTTATTTTTTAACGTGTCAATTTTGCGTATGGCCATAGTTTTTGCGTCGCCACCAGGAGGGCAATCTTTATAAAGATTTTGTGCCTGTGCCAGTGTACAGAATAATAAAGTAATAATAAATAATTTCATAAGGCCTATTAAAAGGGGGGCGATGTGGAAGAACATTTTTTTATATATTCATTTAATGTGCCCATTAATTTTTGCACACAATGATAACAACAGTGTTTAGTTATACGAGTAAAAGTAAATGTTAAACAACTCATACTCGGTGGAATTTCACAGCTACACTCATTACATTTTCTTGCTCGTTTTGCTATTTGTATTTCAAACATACTTTTCTCCTGAAGGTAAAAAACACCAGCTATGGTTTCATTAGTTGGTGCTCATCGATTTGTGCTTCTACGTACTTTTCAGTGAATTGTCCATCAACATACTCAAGAAAAAACCACATTGGAATATTTTCTACTAAATCAATGTTCCAGTTATGGGATTCATTTCCCATCTTTTCAATGCCGGGAAGATATCGCGCGGTTCTTCCTCCTGTGTGTCCGAATATCTGACTGATCTGTGAGATTGGTTTAAACTCTTTATTGAAATCGCACCAGAAAGGTCCACCAACTGGATCTATCCCACCGCGTTCTCTTCCTAACCATCCAAACGGGGACGAGTCAAGAGGAGTTCTCCACCACTCTTCTAGGTTCTCACCAAGATTTTGAACGGTTAGTCCACGTTCTTTCCAAAGATAGCTGGTTAATCCTGCATGCGTGACTAGAAGATTTTCCTCCTTATATAGATGATAGAACTTGAGATGCTTCCACATTTTACTCTTCAGATGAATAAGCATACTTTCCATAACACCTGAGTATCCAGAGCATCCCATTCCTTTATACAGGTATCCAAGATCATGGTTACCCATAAGAGCAATAGCTTCTTCTCGTTCAACCATCAGAAGAATTTTCTCCAGTGTGAGAAGCTGGCTTTTTCGAGTGAAATAATAAGAATCTACATAATCTCCTACAAAAACCTTATCCCAACCCTTGTATTCGGCCTCGACGTGTAATATGCGATTGAGATCTCCGTGAAGATCTCCTATGAATACAGTTTTGTTCATAGAGTTTTTATATTGATTTTGAGATTGGGTATTGTAGTTGCTGCTTGTTCTTTTATATACGCCCACTCTTCGGGCGTAAGTTTGCTAAGTTTTCTCATTGTGGGTATAATTCGAATCAAGAACCACAGTTTTGTGAAAAAGCCCACATTCTCTACCACCACTTTCATTCCAAATAGTTTCATGCTGGTACCCTTGTTCCAATATCATACAGCTGTAGGGTGCGAATAGCGCTGAGAGCCAGAAACTGTGCCGCCTTGTTATCCGGATGATTGATGAAATTTTGAATGCACTTTAACAGTCTTTGAAACTCATCTTTTTCGATTGTGATCATACTGTCCCTTTCAGAATTGGATTTTTTGTGTCTCCACTGCCTGATACTCGACAATTTCAAAGTCGGTTATAGGATAAGTTACTTCTTCTACTGGAGTGCGACATACGTGCGATGCGCTTGGAACTCGAGCATAGATTTTTCCTACTTTCGATAGATGCTTCTCTTCGAAAACATGTGAGTAGTATTTTTTATTGGGTGTATAGAATAGCCCCGAGGGTGTGTGTCTAATCTTGTAATGTTTCATATTTTCTTATGTGTAAATGTACCAGAGATCGGATTTGAACCGATATGCCATTGCTGGCACAGGATTTTCTTCACTACATCGCTTTCGCATTGTAGTCCGGACTATGTCTTCATCCTTATTTTAAGGAGTACCCTATATAGTCTCTACACGTTTCGACCACGATAATTATCTGTGAACGCATGACAGTTTGGGCATAAAATTTCTATGTTTTTCAAACGATGATCAAAATGATCTCCATTTTTATGATGAAATTCAAGTGGTATTGGTTTGCCGTACCACTTAGTTCTTTCACAACGCACACACTTTTTTTCAAAGAGCTGTGCAGCAAAGGCACGCTTTTTTAAAGTATGTGTGCTTGAATAATGGGAGTTTTTAATCATTATTTTATCTAAAGGAATTCCTTTTTTGTTTGGAAATTTCATTCCCTTAGACCAACCTTGTCGCGTAAAGTGCGAGGTATTTAGCTTTAACTGTTTGATCTTGAACCTGACGGTCTTATAATTACCTCCGATAGGAACAATTCCAATTAAACGACAAACATTTGCCGTACTCTTAGATTTTTTAACAGCTATTATAAACTGTGCATCTGTATAACGTGTGGTGTGATTCATACAACTATTATACAAAATGGCAGAGTCAAAAGCAAATATTGCTCACCCTTTGCCGTTTAGCTCGGCGTTACCATTTTACAGGTTTCGCCGAATTAGGGGTAATTCACTCAAAAGATTACTCTTTAGGTGCTCTTTTCTCAAAGTCCTGTGTGTCTGCCAATTTCACCACTCTGGCAATTTATTAAAGGATATCTGGCCAAATGTCGTTCGGTGAATCGCAGGGAACAGCATTTACATGTGCTTCCATATCGTAGTGGCCACCTTCGTCGATGAATTGATTCGCGCTCATAGTTCCTCTCTAAAATGGATGCCAAAATAGTCCTACGTTTACATTTCTGTAAACATCAAGACTCGAATTGATTAAAGTGTAATATCCAAGAACGGTCCAGTTATCCGCGCTATATCCTGCGCCCAGGCCACCATACTGTCCCACTACCCCACCTAACAAAAATCTTTTTTGCGGTGTGGGAGGTGCATACTTTTGTAATCGGCGATAGGTATCGTTATCGAGAGTCCCTGTTCCCATTACTTTGACGCCGGCTGTTAAAGACCAGGTATTAAATTTCCAAATTCCTTCCTCTTCAACAAGACCTGCTCCTACTAAAATAGGGTTAGGAAAAGTGAATGCAATATCCCATCTTGCATCGTGCGTACGAATGTTATAAAAGGTGGAGCCTGTATAATCTACAATTGATGCATGTCCTGAGAACGGAACAGTCACGGTACTATCGGTCACGACAGCCACCGCGGTTCCATGTTTATGTACGCTATCAACATAGGCTGAAAACTTTGCTTGAAGAGCGACATATAACCCACTTTTTTCTACAAGTTGCTCATTAAGATCTCGTACAAATGTAGTTGTCTTATTGAGACTGTCTGCCTTTTGTTCGAGCGAATCACGTAATGCCAGTTCGTTTTGTTGCAATTTGCCGTGTTCCAATTTCAATGCTTGATAGTCATTATAAATTCCGTAGGCCCATGCACCGGCAGCGATAACAAGTGTTATGATTCCAATGTAAAGATATATTTTTAAATTTGCAGGCATAATAATCTCCTTAAGATATTAATGGGCGACCTCACTTGAAGCCGCCCAAAAGTTTATGTCAGGCTTGGTATAAAGCCCGGATGTTCGAGTTGGTTTTTGTAGTCGTAGTATCGACCCGTAAGTTGCCTTAGTGCTTCTTCTTCTGTTTCAGCCCAACGTACCGGCGAGAGGCTGCATCTCAGGCAAACGGCAATGTACACGTCAGGTTCCCAACCACCTCTAGGATTCATTCCTCTGAAGAGTTTGGCCTGACTATGACTACATCGTGGACACGCTATGGTGGTCATCGTCACTACTTTATTGTATGGTATTCTTAGGATGGTACTTGCCTCACGTTCCATATCAGTTACCTCCTTGCCACGTCCCTGTCCCAATTCTTTCGAAGTAATAGATTTCATTTCTAAAATTCATAAAGAATTGGCCACGACCGGTAAGATATCCTACTGTCCATGGGCGACCGGGAGCATCGTATATCGTGATGGCGGGACCGTGAGGAGTCCATTTCCCTCTAAATGTGGCGGCCCACGGACTACCAACTTTACTATCCAAAGTATAGGTACTATCTTTTTGAAGTACCAACATGGACATTTCTCCAGAAGTAGTGTAGCTTGTCCAAGGTCCAGCTAAGCGCTCGGTTTGAGACACTGAGCCACAACCAGTAACCAAGAATATAAGCAGCATAAAAATCATGTGTTTCATAAAAACATCCTTTCCTTTTATCTTATATTCTTATACCATTAAAACAAAAGGCCTAAGAAGTTATTCCCAGGCCTCAAGTGCTTACTGCACAACTACCGTTCGTTTCTTAGGAGGGCTTTTTTCTTCAGTCTTTTTCTTTATTTCAACAGTCAATATACCATTTTTCACGGCTGCGGAAATACTGCTTTCATCAATGTTATCTGGTAAAGATATGTTTCTACAAAATGACGATCGATGTATTTCTTTCCTTACAAGATTCTTCGTACCACTTACTGTTTGTTTATCTGCACGTATGGATAAATAAGGAACGCCATTTTCTTGCAGTACTTCTACCGTTATGTCCGCACTGGTAAGTCCAGGAATAGTCGCATCAATTATAAATTTATCTGGTAATTCTTGTACATCCAGTTTTGGATATCCAGTACTATTACGTGTGGTAAAATCTTTATCGAAGTTATTTAGAATGTCGTCCATCAACTCTTCAAAAATTGTCTCAAAACGACTGTGGATGTCTGTACGTCGGAAGGGTAATAATCCTAGCATATTTAACTCTCCTATTTTAAAGTTAGCCTTTGCTTAACAAATGAGGTGCCATTTGACTACCTCAAGGTGGGATTAGTATTTAATTATAGAGTGGGTATCAATCCCTTAATACCCACTCATTTCTTGGTGGAGCCTCGTTTTATATACGATACTTGTGCTGTACACTTCCGCGCGGCGGAGGCTCCATGGCGTCTATCAACCGATAACGTCTCTTTGTGCTCGGCGGTCCGTGCCTAGCATATATAATATAGTAAAAATTTAAGAGAAAGTCAAGTCATAGGATAAAAAAAAGAGCTTACAATAAGCTCTCTTTTTTGATAACCTTATCAATCAATCCATATGTCACTGCTTCTTCCGCAGACATATAATTATCGCGATCGGTATCTTTTTCAACTAGCTCAAGTTCTTTACCTGTCCAATCTGCGAGAAATTGATTAAGTTTCTTTTTTGTTTTCAGTATCTGATTTGCTTGAATCGCAATATCTGAAGCTGTCCCTTCAACTCCACCCCAAGGCTGATGAATCATAATTTCAGCATTAGGAAGAGCTCCGCGCATACCTTTCTTTGCGCCGGCAAGAAGAATTGCACCCATAGATGCTACGATGCCAAAACCAACTGTACGAACTGGTGCTGAAATATAGTTCATAGTATCAAGAATGGCTAATCCCGCTGAAACAACTCCTCCAGGAGTGTTTAGAAAAAGTGTGATGGGAGTTTCGGCATTTTCTGAATTGAGATGCAATAATTGTGCTATAACTACGTTTGCAACATCGGCATTAATTGGTTGGCCAAGAAGAATTATTCTCTCCTTGTGTAATCGGCTGAATATGTCGTATGACCTCTCGCCATGGGACGTAGTTTCGATAACCATTGGAGCGTACATAACGGTTGGTGTGGGCATAACGCTTTTCCTTTTTTATCTTTTCATAACGATTATGGTTGTTAAGTCCGGGAAGTGACGC